ATGGGATACAACAAATCTTTGAGGTATAGCCGACACGAGGGTACCACTTGTGTAATCGACAACCACCACCTTAAAAGTCTGGGATCCGTATTGAAGGATGTCAGACAAAAGAAGGACCGAATTCGCGACGCTGAATACGAACCAATCCTCACCATTGCGGATCAGTACATGGTGACCGAGGACCCTTTTCGTGGTCCGGGTAAGAACGTGAGAATCACTCTGTTCAAGGAAATCAGACGCGTCCAACCCGACACCATGAAATTAGTCTGTAACTGGAGCGGTAAGGAATTTTTGCGAGAGACATGGACTCGTTTTATCTCGGAGGAGTTTCCCATCACCACCGATCAGGAAATTATGGACCTGTGGTTTGAGATTCAGCTGAGGCCCATGCAACCCAATCGCTGTTACAAGTTCACGATGCAGTACGCGTTGGGAGCGCATCCCGATTACGTTGCCCACGACGTCATCAGGCAACAGGATCCCTACTACGTTGGACCCAACAACATTGAACGCATCAACCTGTCCAAGAAAGGATTTGCGTTCCCACTGACCTGTCTACAATCCGTTTACAACGACAACTTTGAGAGTTTCTTCGACGACGTGTTGTGGCCCTACTTCCACAGACCCCTAGTGTACATTGGAACCACATCTGCGGAGATTGAGGAGATCATGATCGAGGTGTCCCTCCTGTTTAAGATCAAGGAATTTGCACCCGACGTACCACTGTTCACCGGACCCGCCTACTAGACGTTGGATACATTTTCGGTGTCAACTATTTTCACATGATCGACGTCCACAAGTTTAGAAATTAAACTTGCCGAGGTGTCATCCTCGCGGTCGACCAACTTTAACCGCTTGGGACTCAGCTGCGTCGCCTTGATTTCGATTTTGTATGGATCCAACCGCTTGTGTTCGGATTGTACGGATTTGACCTCAACGGCTGCAGTCTGCGTCGTGCCCACACCCAACCTTATCTTGTTTATCAGTTGATGTACACTTTCCAGAAGCTCCACAACTTCATCGGTCGTCAGCGTGACCACGTCGCCGGTCTGTTCGTTTAATTTCTTTTTGAGCGACACGTTCCACTTCATAAACTTCACCAACTCACGCGCGTCCGCCTTAAAGTTGGCAGCCTTGATGAATCCAAACAAATCCATATCTAGGTTTGTGCAGAATCTGAGAAATGTACAGATACTGGACGGGGTTGGTTCGGACAAACAGTCTTATGGAAATGTGTACATATGTAAGAAAAAGGGAGATCCAAAACGCTACGTGTGTAAAACCGTGCGCGGTAGAAACGTGAACCCGCTAGAGTTGAGTGTGTCGCTCCTGATGAAGGACAACCCACACTTCATAAAGACGCACAATTACGTGTTTGACGGCGGAGAAGTTGTGATGGTAATGGACTACGTACCCGACGGAGACATGTTTGACCTAATGAAGAAAATGGATGCCAAGTTGGACGAGGACACGTGTCGAAGGATAGTTTTTGCACTGGTGAACGCTCTGCACAGTCTGCACGAAAAGCACTTTATACACAACGACGTCAAACTGGAAAACCTATTGTACGACTGTCGCAAAAAGAGAGTGTACGTGTGCGACTACGACCTGGTTCGCATTATCGGCACCCCGTCCCATCACGACGGCACAACCGTCTACTTTTCACCGGAAAAGATAAGGCATGTACCATACGAACCGTCCTTTGATTGGTGGGCAGTCGGAGTAGTCACGTATGAGCTACTTTCCAACAAATACCCCTTTGACATTAATGAAGACTGTGAAGACGAGTTAAATTCCATAGAGCCGCAGGACATGTTGAGTCTGTACACGAAATCGTTGGATGTGATAGAGGGCGTATCACGCGAGGCCATGGATTTTGTCGTCGGGATGTTGAACGTGGACGTCACAGATAGGTTGAACACGTACGACAAGATCATCAAACATCCATTCCTGAGGATGTAATCGTATTTTTTTTGTTTCACGTCGACGATCAACCCATGTTTTGCAACATTAAAGCACTGGCCTTGTCAAATGCGTCACATGACTTCAATTGTGAATTGTAGTCTTTGTCGCGTCTGCGTTCTTCCGCGAAGGCAATGAGTGAGTTTATAGTGGGACCTATTTTCTGGACGTGTGGTTGACCCGCCATCATGTACTGTTCCAGCACGTTAAAATAAAAACGAAACGAGGCGCACACTCGTCGATCCTGTCTAGACCGACACTTGTGCACCCACGGGTGATTTGAATCACGCACCACGCGCGTGGTGCACGTCACCAGCATCGACTCAAACGTCACCGCATCACCAAACGTGTTAGTGTCCATCAGTTCGTACACCCCTTCGAGATTCACATAGCACTCGTCGTGCAACACGAGCCTTACGTCAATATCAGAACCGTTCGTGACAAACACCTGTTCATTGGCGCACACTACCTTGATACGATCGTACGATAAAGCTTTTTTGTCGGCCTGTTCAAAGTTGTGACACATCATAGACCTCAGTACGTCGTCAAAGTTGTAGTACACGGTGGAGTCGTCAAATATGAGAGATAGCATTCTGAACTACGAGGAGCAAGTGGAGTGGAACAGGTTGATGAATCTGCACGTTTATATTAACAACGAAACGGACATTGACGACGTACATAAAAATTTGATTAACGTCTTGGTGAAGGGATTCTCAAGTATGATTAACACCGAAAACAAGACCACCGTGATGCAAAGTCTGTGTGAACTACTGACTCAGACGAGACGCAACTACGAGCGTGAGCAGGAATTGAAGAGACAGAACAATCGCACGTGTAACACTTAGCCATTGTACTTCGTAATTTTTTTTGGGGTTAATAATAAAAAAAACAATTTATCAATTTTTCTTTTATTCACACTTGTACACGTTATACTTGATTTTTTTACAGATCTTAAAATCCTCATTCAACAGTGCTAAGTCGCGTTTTGACAGAATGTAACGCATAATTAACTTTACGACCACGGTGTGTACCTTGCTCATCTTGGAGTTGTACATGTAATCAAAGGTGACGACGTGATGGACACCCCAATTGTACTTTTTGATTACATCCTGCAGATCCAGTCTTTTAATGTTACTGTAAACAAGACTGTTTATCCATACGTGTGTGTGACCCGTTCTGAAACAGTTCAGTCTGTACTTTTGGCTATTGGTGTCGCTAGTTTTCATACACAACAACACGTCACCGTGAGGATGTGCGGCCGACAGGCGCATAAAGTCATCGACGTCTTTGTGACACCCTTCCACGTTTTTTAAATCCTGCAACGGTGCAATGTGACCATCGAACATGATGGCCGCAAGATCCTTCGCAATCATCTTTGCGTTGCTTACGTAATCTAAATAGCCGGTTACCGGCTTCCTGTGACGGTTTAGGTGCCAAAAAAAATCGACAATGTAGTCATCGTGAATCAGGGAGGTGTCCGTTTTGAAGAAGTATTGACACTTGTTGGCGTACATTGTGTCGAATAAATCGTCGCACTGGGACTTGTTGTTGTGACTTACGAACATCATCGTGGACGTCGACGTGTTATCGGCCGTGGTGGTCGTGGTGGACGTGGACACGTGTTTTACTTTGCGCTCTTCACTCTTCCAACTATATCTGTTTTGAATGTCCATACAGCTCACACAAGATTCTTTTGTTGACATGCGCATCCTAAGCGTAACCACGTCGTCAACTGACAAACCAACAAACATTGTGTTGATCATGGCCTCAACTATGTGACATTGTAGCGTGGCGTTGTCGGTCAGTCTCAGTTGAAGGAGCAGCGACATCTTGCACGTGTCTATATGTTTAACCACAGTTTCCTGGGGGTACCAAGACTTGTCCGTCTTGCACTGTCGTAGCAGACTTGTGGTTATGTAGAATTTACAGTCACGTACCAGTAGTTCAAAGGCGTTACCGTAAATGCCTGCGTACGTAATTGCATACACGTCGGCTGGATACCTTTCGTTTTTGACGTAGTCAACGGCAAACGGGTGGCAGATAAACATGTGAAATGTGGTGCTCTTGAGACGATTCAACCACTTGAAGCTGTTGATGACGGAAGAATTCATCCCGTCCACTGATCCACTTTCAACCGACATAGTGATTTTTTTGTCAAATCCCTGTACCGTACCAACGTTACGTTTCACACTAGTGAGATTTAACACTTGATTGCAGTCCTCCATTGTTGTTGACGCGTCACTCTCGTACTCGGAATCATTGGTACTCATCAAAATTGTGTCGTCGCGCTGTTCGTCCTCCTTTATTTCCATTTTGAAGTACATTGCGTTATTACTGCGGACAAGAAAAAATGTTTCAAATAACCAGGGCCAGGTCTGGTGATGAGGTGGACATAGTGTTTCAGGTACCCACGACCCTCAACTCGATCACCCAGTATGGTTTCAAGTTAACTAATGTGACACGCGCAAACAAGACCATGGTCGTCAGCGGACTGGATGCGAACCGACCGATAAACTGTACCTTTACGACAAACGGGACAGTCGAAAAGGATGATTACGTGATTACACTGTTTCGCATGCGATCACTCACACCCGACGTGCTCAATCACGTTAAGGTGAACGTGATAAAGGTGGTCACGATGAATTACCACGAACACTGGTACGTGTTGGGTGTCAAGCGAGGACGTGAATCCGCGTCAACGACAAGTCACAGGAAATTGGTGATCGGTAGTGAAGAGTATGAAAAAACAAAGTGCATCGTCCAAGGTAACGTGCCAGCTGATCTGCTTCGAGCGTTCAGTGGAAAAGTTCAAAATCACACATACTTACATGGTTTACTGGTAACGAGTCCCACCCCAAACGTTTGCGTTGACTCGGTCAGACTTATTAAAGACTCAACCTCGACTGCGTTTTGATCGCGAAACCCGTTCGTTTTATACTCAGTTAAGTAGGCGTCGATCCGCCACTGCGTAGCAGCCGTTGACATCATTCTTATCTATAGGTACACACAGGCCCTCATCTCCGTCAAATTGAGTACCCACGGCACAGTAAAACTTTACACCTTCCGGACACTTGTAATAAGAGTCACATTCAAATGGATCCGCCACATTTCCGTGATAACCTACAACACACAGGCGGTCCATGAACCACGTTTGTTTTTGTAATCTTTTTATGTGGTGATAGATGATCACCTTGAGCACGATGAATATAGCAAAAACTAGTGTCGAGATATTTAGAATGTCCATTCGTGAGCTTATGATGTCACGTCGCATCACACACGGCGTTTAATCCACAGATCAGCGCCGCCTTAAGCGGACACAGATATTTCCTGTACTCGAACGACGATTTTAGCGTAACCTCCGCCTCGTTGCCCAGACCTCGATTCATGACATTCAGAAGGTCCCCGTTGTCGGCGTCGATCTCCCACGCAAACAATCCACCCAGATTATTCTGCAGTACGTACTTAGCCTTAGCTTCGACGGATCGATGGTCGTCGTAACTGACGACGTCGACTCCAACCTTACCGTCCCGGTACGCAAAGGCCGCGTCGGCGACGAAGTCGTACTCAAAATTGTAATCGACAGAACCGGCTATGTTTCTGTAATCCACCACACCGTCTTCCCAAGTGCCTGCAATCTTGTCGGTCGCCACACCGGTGAATACATTGTTGTTCACCTGGTCGTGCACTCCGGACCACCCACGACCGTACATGGCTACTCCCACAATTAGCTTCCTCGACTCGACGCTCTGATTTAGCAGACGCCTGACGGAAAAATCGGTCGTGTACGTTTCGCCTGGGTTCCACGATGGAGCGAACAGAGGTGTCTGGTGTCCCAGATCCGTCAACGACCAGGCACCCTTGTAATCGTACGTCATGACAAATATGTGATCAAGGTATTTTTGTGCGGTGGCGTAGTCGACGACGTCGATCTTGTCGTGTCCCGCGCCGACGGCGCTCGTCAACTGTAGCCGTCTACCCCGCTTCTCGCCCAACTCATCAAGCATCACGCGAAGTTCCCGCAGCAAAAGAGTGTAGGTGTTGCGATCCACCTCGGCATTACCCAACACAGAATTGGCACCCTTTCCACCCGGAAACTCCCAGTCGATGTCCACTCCGTCAAAGAACTTCCAGGTCTCCAGAAACTCGCGGACGCTTGTGACGAACACCTCACGCTTAGAGTCATCGTTCATGAAATAAAACGGATCGCTCAACGTCCACCCCCCTATGGATGGTAGGACCGTCAACGAGGGGTTGTGACGTTTGATGGCCATCAGCTGGCCAAAGTTACCCTTGTACTCTTCGTTGTACGCCTCAACACCTTTCTGTGGTTTTTGCAACGCGGCCCAGATGTCGTGAATACTTACCTTGAAGTCATCGCGACCAGCGCAGGATTTCTGTAGCGCCTCAAAGGAATTGGGAATCTGCTTGAGGGCGTCGTTTATGCCGCTACCACCACAAATTGGAATGAACCCGTACAGCAGGTGCGTCAGATTAGGTATTGGTACCTTGTCAATGGGAAACTGTCTGCCATACACTCCCCACTCCACGAAATACGCACCGACGACTCGATCGGTTGTCCTCCTGAATGGAACGTTGTTCTCGGTCCAAGTGTACGGTATACGCGAAAGGTGCGATCCATCGGTGTCTGAAATCACAACAGTCACTGGCGCACTGTCTCTACACCCATCTGCGTCGCACAACCTTACGCTGGCTGCAAATCTACCACCATGATCGACCTCGTGTACCAATCTGCGCGACGACAGCTCCTGTACTGAACCGTCCTTGACGACTGAACCGTCAAACAGCAGATGTGCGCTACTGCCAAACCCACCGCTCCACACGTCCCATTCCAGACTCACCTCAACTATGGCGCGATTGGCTAGTACTAAGCTGTTGTATGATGTTGCCTGTTCATTTAGTTCAATTAGGCTATACTTGTGTGTTCCCCACCTTATTTGAGGTACACCCGGTAGGGAATTGCAGCAGACCCACAATCCACACGTTAAAATCAGTATGGATAATCTCATCACATTAACCTTAAATTATATTGTACAATAAAAGACTTTTGTTACTATATTGTTTTATTTATTATAAAAAATATGTACTACAGCAATTTGCGTAGCTGACTCAACTTGCTCTCCTTAAAGATTGAAACGTGCATGTCCATTTCGGAGTCGTTTATAAAATATTTGGAACACGCACTTTCCAAAGCTTTGGCCAAAAAATACGTCAAACCATCTTTGGACCTGGTTTCTTCGCTCATTAAAACAACATCGTCTTCTTGAATTAGAGTTATCTTGCTCAATCCAAACTTCTTTGACAATTCATCACTCGCTTGATACGTCATTATTGTAATGGTCTTCGAACAGTCACAATTCATTTCAGGTATAAACCAATGACTGGGACAAGGATATGCGGGCTCATTTTTGTAGGTGCACTTAGGTCTGAGCACAAACCTGGTGACATCGTAATTTAAACAGCCAACGTCTTGTGGTTTAATCGAAACGTACGCTACAAATGGGTCGTTTCCTTCATTTTGTGCATACGCCATCATGTAATCATCGAATTGTCGGTCCGCATCCATTTCAAGCCCCATTTTGTAAATTTCTTTCAATGCAGACAATTCTTCAGTTGGGGGCTCTTTATCCTCTCTCGGTTTGACTACAAACTGCATGGCGTCGTCGTGTGTGCACTCATATCCGTTGATAAATATAACATGCGGTTGGTCAAATATGGGTGACAACTCACGACAATACGCGTCCTCGCCGACGACATCAAAATTGTATACTTGCTCTTGCTGCATGTTAACTCGATTTGGACTCAATATCAACTTTGTAATATAATAAAACGTACTTTACGCTCATTTATATAGTAGTGTTTATCACAACCATATTGATTGTATAAGAAAGATAACAAAGATGCGTCTGATACTGCCCGTTATCGTGCTGGTGTGTGGCGTCGTCCACTCCTTGAAGTACAATCTAGATAACAGTGAAACATTATTTGAAGAGTTTGTCACAAACTTTAACAAGACGTACTCTTCGCAGGATGAAAAATTGATCAGGTACGAGATATTTAAAAAGAATCTGGCTTTAATCAACAACAAAAACATGGAGTCCAAACACGCGACGTTTGACATCAACATTTACAGTGACCTACACAAAAACGATCTACTTCACCGTACCACTGGGCTGCGCATAGGTTTAAAAAAAAATCCCTTGTTTAAAACCATAACGTTTAGGGAGTGTGGAGTGCAGGTAATAGGTGACGAACCCCACGCGCTTTTACCAGAAACGTTTGATTGGAGACTTCGAAACGGCGTTACGTCGGTCAAGGACCAGTTGCAGTGTGGTGCGTGCTGGGCGTTCAGCGCCCTGAGTAACATAGAAAGTCTACACAAAATCAAGTATGGTGTGGAACTTGACCTATCCGAACAGCACCTCGTAAACTGTGACCCATTGAACAACGGTTGTGACGGTGGCCTCATGCACTGGGCGCTTGAAAACATTCTTTACGAAGGGGGTCTTGTTGCGGAACGTGATGAACCGTACTTTGGTTACGACGCCGTGTGTAAACCAAAGCGACTGTCGTCCACAATCAGCGGCTGCACCAGATTTGTGTTGCAGAACGAAAATAGGTTGAGGGAACTGCTCGTGGTTAACGGTCCCGTGAGTGTCGCCATCGACGTGATCGACGTGATCGATTACAAGGAGGGTATAGCTGACATGTGTCACAACAAGAACGGACTCAATCACGCCGTACTGTTGGTTGGATATGGCGTTGACAACGATGTGCCCTACTGGATACTAAAAAACAGCTGGGGAGAGAAATGGGGAGAAAATGGATTCTTCAGGGTACAACGTAACGTCAATTCGTGCGGTATAATGAATGAGTACGCATCATCCGCCATATTGTAGACTTGCGTCACAATTCGTTATGCGCGAATACAACATCGGCACAGTTGTAGAAGCCCTCCCCGATCGCATCCTCTCTCTGCCACCTGACGTAGACCACAAACGCCTGACTCCTGTTTGGTAACGGAACACCGTTTAGCCTGTACACGGCACCGGAGTCACAACCTTGCACAACCTCGTCGTGCACAAGATTTGAGGAGTTTCTGTACACGAGCGTGAGAATTTCCCAAGTGACGGCGTCAACGCCAACGCGGTAGTCGTCACGCGTCACGTACACCTCAAAGTAACTTGGTTCGTGGATGGCGGTGGGGCAGAAGTACATGTCGACGATGGGACGTCGTTCCAAAACGTTGGGAAACCACTGCTCGGACACCACGTCCACGCCCGACTTGTCGCCAAACCTGCTCCACGCATCACGCGCCCCAGCCCCACATAGTGTGTCCGGTACTACGGTGTTTCTTATGTGGTTGTGATCTTCGTAATTTGGACCGGCGATGGCGGCGTACTCCGTGCTTTGATCAAACATCGCCTGCGCGGCCGCCGAGCCGCTTTTTCGATACACGTGTTGGTACGCTTTTCGGCAACCACCATTTTCAATTCCGGAACCGTCAAAGGGCCAGTAGTAGTCCTGCGCCTCGTAACACCTACGTTGTCTGGCTAATGGTACAACCATGTAGCCGTGACCGAACGCGTCGGCGACCATGAGAGACGCCAACAGCATTAATCTGACAATCATAACACCTTAACCTATTACACCGCTCGAGTGGTGGTGGCCGTGGTGACAACCGGCGCGTTACGCACGTTGTTGTTTCGCATGGCCGCATTCAGCGGGTTAAAAAATCCAGCCTGTGGCGCAGCGGCATTGGATCCGGAGCTGTCGCTGCCACTGCTCATATTGAACAGCAACACCAGCAAGATTATGATCACGAGCACCACAAGTATGGTGATCAGCATATTGGGATCAAGTCCTGCTATTCTCCTGGCCGTGGTTATTTCGCCCGTGTTTGTTCTAAACGTATCCATCTAATGTCTCTTAACAAATAGAGTCAATATGGTATTAAACACCCAATTAGATTTCAGGTCCTTCAAATTACGAGAGTTGTTTATTAAATTATGTCTTACTATTACGTCCTTGTCCACGCGCACTAGCACCAATATCGGAATGTCGTTATCGGTGAAATTGGTTTCCTCCAAAAAATATTGTTCGGCAATGTGATATAGAACGTCGTCATCGGTAAATGTCGTCTTGGTCTTGACGAACGTGGACATGTCCACGTTGGGGTCAAACTTTAGTACACTCCTGGCGCCGAAAAAGACGTGTGTGGACAAAATCACCAAACCCAAGTTGGGCACGTAGGCGGCGTTTAGTGTGTGACTGATCTGAAGCACGTCCCTGGGCACAAATAGGTAGTCCACCTTTGACGATTCATTCCTAGGTAGCACATATCCGCCACCGTTGACGAGCACTTTACGATATCCACGCAGCGAGTACCGATCCACCACGACCATCGTGCCGACGTTGGGTAGTGCATTTTTGGTAAACTTGTGCACCACCTTACACAGCGAAGTGTCAGACACCCAATTTCTCTGCAGTTCTTCCATCAGTGTCACGGGGAACGCTCCATCGTAGATGTAGTCTCGTTGCACAAAATGTATGGAGTCGACGTTGTTTTTGAACTCCTCTTCAAACAGATCGAAGACAACGTCCGCGTTGTCGGTTACGACACGTTTGTGATTGATCACTCGCGTTTCGTTGTTGGTTCGTCTGAGAGGCGTACCCTTGTGATAGTTTTTCAATTCAAAGTCGTCGCCGTCGGGTAGTAGATTGCTGTGCACAAAAATTTTGGCGACCGTCTCGCCCAGAATGTAAAGTCTATACTTTTTTGATTCGGCGTACGTGACACCATTGCAGACCTTCATACCCATCCAGTCCACGTATGGTTGTGAAAATATCAGACCATCTGTCCCGTTCCAGACGTAGAATCTCTCACCGACGTTGGCCTTTACGCTGCTCAGTTTGGTAAAATCGGGTATGGAACTTACAAAATACTGCAAAACGGTACTGGGGTCACTAACGAATAAGTTGGTGGCGTATATCACCGTACCCTTCTGCAAGTATAGATCTTCGTAGTCGTACTTGACGATCTCAAGATGATAATCCTTTTCGCTCACGTATCTAAACTGCGGCTTGACGAAATCGAACACGTCGTCGTTAGAATCGACAACGGCGTTTCTTAATTTCAACGTGGCCACGTAATCCAGTATGACCCTCTTGTTGTTTTTATCGTTGATGTAGTCCCTAACCTCCGTTAACACGTCATTCGTCCTGATGTCAAAGTACATGTGAACGAACGCCAGTGGCAACAAATCATCGTGGTCCAGATTCATACTGTACAATTAGGTGAAGTCTTAATTTGATGGTTTAAATTAAAATGGTAGTCGAAACACACGTTCACGCTTGTGTACTAGCCGTAGCACGCCCGACCACCATCTTAAACACAACGTAACCAACAAGACACATCAGCAATACCACACCCACGACCAGCAGCACGTTCAGAATGTTACTTAGCAGGCTGTTCAGACTGTTGGAACTACCCCTAAACAAGCCCTCTTCACCCAATAACCAATCCAGCTTCAGATCGGCGATCAGATCCGCCAAATCGTAGGGTTCCACACACTGTATGGTCTGATTGGGATCCAGCTCGCTGATGTCTAGATACTGCGGCGACGTCGGGTCCGCGTTAGTGTCAGATCCTCGACAGACGCTGTGTTCATTCACCAAGCTGTAACCGTCACACAGACGCGTCGCGTCCGCGAGACTCATCAACGGGTCCACGTTTGTGGCGTCAAACTCGTCGAGTTCGCAGAGTGAATCCTGTATGTCGATAAGCGAAACCCCACACGTTCGATATCTCAGAACGCAGCTCTCGATGCGATCAAACGAATCTGCACCGTTGTTTCCGCGAGAGTACCAGCTTCCACCGGTTCTGTTCAGCGCCTCCACGATTGACCCAACCAGATCTGCCACGTTTACGACAAGGTACACACCCACACCGACCAAAGTGACGTAACCGAGCCCCCGGAGGTATTCACCCAACCTGGGATTCTGCGCCAGGGCGTTCTCAACACCCACCCTGTTTCTAACTGCAGTTTCGGGGTGTGAGAACCTCACGTTATCCTTTCTGGTCTGAAGACCGTGGATCGTGGCGTCGGGTACGTTGTCGGCGCGACGCATGTTTCTCAGACCACTCATCTGATTGTTGGTCGCGTCGGGAAACAAAATTCTCATGTTCGTGACGTCATTGTTTCGCAGTATCGAATTGACCGTGGCGTTGCTAACGAAGGATCCGTTTATGTTGTAGCCAGGTATGACATCACCACCGGCGAGGCCCATACCGGTAGGTCCGTTAAGGTTGAACCCCGCGGGTGTCTGACCCTGTATCAGGCGCGCGTGGTCCGACACAAAGCTGTTGGTGTTAGGATATACTTTGTTGGTACGTCTTAGTCCCGTAAAAAATGAAGACATGGTGAAAGCTTAACTTATCCTAGCGGTCTGAGGATCTTTAGGATCGTGTTGACCGTTGTAGTTAGAGCGCCAACGCTGGCGTTCAGCGCGGTAACCTGAGCAAGCATGTCATTTATCTTAGCGACGGCGTTGGCGACGTCGGTCGTGCTGGTGCTGACCTTGTCTGAGACGGTGACCACGCTTGTGTTCATGTTGGCGACGCCGGTGGTGACCTGTTTTAGCTGGTCCGAGTTACCCTTGACCGCACCACTGAGCGCTGTGGATTGATCGGTCAAGTTTTTGATGTCCTGTCTGATGACTAAAAATATGTTGTTGTCACTCATTGTGGATGTCCTTATCAGATGGGTGAGACTGTCACGTAATCACGAATGATCGCGACGTTTTTGTCTATTCTGCGAAGTGTTTCCAATTCGCTGCCGCGTGACTGAAACACATTGTCGGCCACGATGAACAGGACACAGTAGCGATCGTATCGTATGTCGTTGAACTCCAACAGGAGTGTCATACCGACATCGCTGACGTACTCTTTGTGTTCGCCGTCCGCAATCAAATCCGCGTGACGATAGATCTCATCGCGGTACTCACAGCCACTCCTGACATTAAACAGGTCCTCTATCTCGGACAGACCAAAGAAGTACTTAAAATTCAAGTGCAGCGTGGGTATTTTTTGACCTCCAATCGTGATGTTGACGCTTGTCATGACTTTCACTTATCGAGATGTATTTAAGATGAGTTGTCTGACACATCTTGAACATAATCTCCGCCATGAGCAGCGACAGACAACGTTTGTTGACGGACGAGCTAGACGAATTGAAGAAAATTAAGAACGAGGTGAAACGCAAAACCTTTCACGAAGAAAGGATGGCGAAACTCGAGAAGGATCCCTCGCAGACCGTGGAGCGGCTGAGAAAGATTAGACAAAAATACTTGGACATGATTGCGGACAGATTGTAACACAAACTTCAGAATAATAAACTTGGCATTGTTTCTGAAACTTTATTTATTGCGTCGAATCCCTAGTCAGCACAATGTCGTAGATCCTATTCATCTTGTTGTTTACCTCTTCAAGCTGTGAATAGGCCCTAATGTCGTAGATAGCTTCGTTGATGAATATGTTTCCCAAGTTGTGTAGAGACGTGCTCAGTTCAAACTTTGGCTGGTTGTAGCACACCGACGAAGTTGGATAGTTTGCCGACGGATACTGGTCCAGGACGGTGTTATTGTAATAGGCAGGACCGCACGTGGATTGTGGTGTGCAGTCAATGTTCTGTAGGCGACCGATCAACATGCGCACACCCAACGCGGTTATGAACTGTTTTTCACTGTGCACTTGCGGTTCCAATTGTCTCCACAGGGCCTTCTGTGACACTGGAAGACTCTTGTATGCTGTGCAGGCGTTCTGATTCAGAATTGAAATAATTTCGTCGAGCCCAAACCACGCCACGACGTCGACCACGAGACACGTGACGTCGATGCCATCAAATGGTTTGATGAACGCTTTAGATTCCGCCGGTATGGAGGACATTTTATTATTATCTTACTTAAAACTTTGTGTGACAGCGTCAAAGCCTTACCACTTCCACGATTTTTCCCATGTCTGCGGGAATGTACTTGTGTTCGTAGAGAAGTCTACGCACCTCCTGTCCCCTGTTCAACTTGACAACAATCAAAACTACAAGACACAGTAGTGTGATAATCGTAAAGGGTAGTATCATTAAGTATGGCGACGACTGTCGATGCCAATGAATTTGCCAAACAGCTTATTGCGGACAAGTGTCGGGTTCTGATAGAGTCTGCCAAAATGTTACCCGACAAAGAATTGAGTATCATAAAGCAGGCGCACGCCGAATACGCCAACTCACCCACACAGTCAAACTTCGAGAATATTAAAAAGTTGATACTTCAGACAAAGTACGTTGAGGAAAGCATTGAGTACAAAAATTTCAATCGTGGCACTTTCCTGGTCGCTCTTAACCTTATTGTTAACAAATGCAAGGAGACCTTCCCAAATCACACGACGTTTTTCGTGAACACGGCCAGACGGTTGGAAAAGATGGATCCCGACATTAGGTCGTCACCGAAGGAAATGTTAAAGCACTACTACCAATGTATAGAGGACATGGAGAACCCCAAGGGTGATGAACATTACATGATATCATACGCCAAGAGCATCATCACTAAGCTACTTTACGATACGGTCAACGACATGACCAACATACACGAAAGTACTGTCAAGATAAGGTCTTCGGGTGACGTCCAACCGAGGAAGAGGTTGGTGTTCAACAAGACACCGCCAAATCTGAAACGTTACGTTAGACCTACGTTCTCATTTAAGTGTCAACGTCCGTGTTGATAAGAGACTCGTCGTTGTTTTCTGGACTATTAGTGGTAGCGGATTGTAACAGGGTTGGCTGAATTCGCCTCCTGGGTGGTGATTGTACAGTGTAAAGGGGCACGACCACCTTCTTCCTTGACCTCATTTTACCCAACGACTCCAACTCCGTCCTTCGTGCCGCAAAACTTGGATCGCTTGCTATTTTGGCAAACTCCCTATCGATCTCTTCGTCCGTCTTGGCACGTTTTGAAGAGTACTTTTTGATTACCCTCTGCATTCTTGGATATTCAACAAAATTAGTGCTTTCCCTGGCAAATACGTCGGTGACCGTGGGGTCCTCATCTGAGGTCACCGCAGATTCCTCTTTACTTTTTCTCCTCTTACGTGACGTTTTATTGCGAAATTGCACGTTGGCGACGTCGCAGAGTTCAATAACGTCAACCCTAAAATTTTCCCTACCACTTACCGAGTCCAAGTTCACACTCTCTATTACGCAATCTTTTAGGATGTTAATAATTGAAACAAAGTAATCCATGTCATTAGTATATTTCATCGTCAACTTCGTAACGTCTACGACATCTTCCACACCAATAGCGATGTCGCCAATTACAGGCGGTAACCCATTAATCTCCCTTATGACGTTCATTAATCGAGTCAACTCTGCAAAGATTTCATGTCTGTTGGTAATCACAGATAATTGTGTCTTCAGATCGGTGCGCAGTTCGTCCACAATACTGTTGTGATCATCCACTAGTCTAGCTTCAGCGGTGTTAAACTGCGTCTTAATTTTTGATTTTGTTTCTTCAAACTCTTTCGATATTTTGTCCACAACGTCGTTGCATTCATCCATTTTCCGCCTACATTTGTCAACACACTGTAGGGCGTATTTCACCATTGATAGATCACTACTTTGCGGACAGTCAAGGTGTTGCTGCATATACTTTACCACACGCCGGAGTTCTGAGGACTCTGTGATCATGACTGTTGGTGGTGGGAGAATTGCTTCGAAAACAACCGATTTCTCTAGAAGGGGACGCGAAATGTCTACGTTGGGTGTGGTGTATTGGGAAATGGGTAGGGTGGGTGGATCTACGTCAATGATCGTATTTGAGACCACGGTGGGAACGTATTCATCGTCAATCGCTGGTAACGTTTGAGATTTTGGCAGTTCCAACGTCGAGTGTGCGTAACGAGGTAGATGAACGGAACTGACGTCGTAACTGTACTCAATTTCCACGTCGTCGTTGCACAAGCGTGCAATCTCATTTAGAGTAGCCCGCCAGCGCTTGTTGGTATCGTCCATCATTTTTACGATCTGAATTTCCCTGTCGCTGACTTCCAACGCCACTCGGTTTGCGAAGTCATTACGCTCCACCACGGTTTCGTAGAGACGTTTTTCCGTGAGTCTAAACACGTCAACCAAGTCACTGTATCGCGAGGTAAATTTGTCGTACCACACCCTTTGTGTATTTTTTAACTCGTCACTGACGGTGAAGCACTTACTGAGTTGATATTCAAGTTCTCGTTTTTGTGATTCACACTCGTCGATTTTCCTATCGTACTCGTTGTCAAACACGATGTCACTTTCAAATTCATCGTATTGCATGTCGTTGATGGTTTGAGTTTTGTAATTATCTAATTCAAACCTACACGTTTGTAATTCGGCCTCAATTCTATTGATGTATTTGATCAACTCAACGTTGCTGCTGACCCTAAATTTGTTTAACAAATCCTCGTTACCTCGACGAGCATCACTCAGCAACTTTTTGGTCGTGTTGAGTTCCGCAGTCAACCTACCTATCTCTGCTTTGTTTGCTGTTACGTCAAAACCTTGCACCCTCAATTTTTCTTCAACTTTGGCGTTTTCGCGTAACAACCTTTCCCTTTCTTTGGTCACGTCTCTAACCTCCCTGGTCATTCTAGTCACCTCCACATTTGGTGCGTCCTGCGTGAGACCGTAGTTGTACGCCAGGAAACTGAAGTCTTCGTTTAGGTACTGCAGGCTCGGATCACAGGCCACTATGGTCCTACCCATCTGCAGTATGAACTCACGCACGGACTTGACGTCCGTGAAATTTGGCCGTTTGGTAAACAGTCGCTTCGATTCGCGGTTAACGGAACGCTTTTCAGTGACAACGACGCGCACGTCCTCGTCTACGTCCATGCGGTTGTCGTCGTACACGTGTGCACCCATCACACGATCGTTCATCGCCTTGAGCACTTTTATCAACAATTGCTCGGTGTCAATTGTTTCGATGTTGGTCTGTCTATCGAGCCATCTACCGTTTTCCAGTCGCAGACCACTGTTTGCTATAAGGAGATTACGCAGCCGTTTCTCCCTTTCCGTGCATTCAAACTTGCCAACTATTATGTTGGCCACAGATCTGTTCATGTTACTTATAAGTCATGTGCGACAAACTGGATGAAATTCAAAAAAGTTTTATGGAATGGACTTCAACAGTGCAGCAAATGCATTCGTACGACAGATGGACCGTCAAATTTTTTGATGAGCTTACTAGGCGTGTCAACGAATACATAGAGAAAAGACGAAGGGTGTTAATCAAGATAGAGGTGTCTAACAGGGCGCTCTACGGTCCGACTACCTAACATTATTCCACACTACGCGACTTCTGGTATCCCGCCAGAGACGAGTGGTGGGTTCATCGATGCCGTTTCCGCTCAGTGGTATCACACCACGCATTCGAAATGTGTACGCGTAGTCAGTGTTCTGATTAAAAACTTCTGGGGGACACATTAGCTTGTCTTCGCCGTACTCGGTAATTGGTGTATCCATGGACAGACAGTCCACGCGAAAATAGTATTCCCTATCATCTCTGTTCAGTCTATTAACGATCGATGCGCACCTGCTGCCGAGATCTCCCTCGTCGATGTGTTGCACTCTAGTGGTTGAAATATCCCCGCAATCACACACGCCGGTGTCGAAGGCTGGTCGAACATCGCGGTGTACCCACTGCACCGACGTGCACACGTTGGGAAGACACTCTATTTCGTTGAGTGGATTGACAAACATCAAGTTGTGACGTACGTCAAGCGCGTCGCACCTCACCTCGAACCTGCGTTCGCCGTCGTCCATCAATTCGTCCCAGTCGCTTCTAAACGTGTTCATGACCGGGTTGACGCGACGGTTCAGTTTCCTATCCCACAGAACTATCTTGTCCACCTCTTCGGACAGTACCTGATCGATGTGTTGGCGTCCGGCCACCTGTTCCAAGTTACCCTCGCCGGCAAAATACCTAGGATCTTCCGCTATGCATGTCCACTGATTGACGCTGTGCAGCACGAGCGAGGTCTCGCCGTTGCAGTTACGCGGCACCGAATTCATCGTGCAGTATCCCCCGCTCATGAGCATGGATCCGTTAACGACGTACTTGTCGTGTGGGTGCACGTAAAAGTATAGTGCCCTGTCGTCGTTGCACACCGCCGTGCAATCAAAAGTTCCAACGTTTTCGAGAGTCACTAGCGTTGGCAGAGAAAAGCAACTGCTGCTACCTTCGATCGTGTCTAAAGTGTTGTGCCACTTCAAGTTGGGTAACGTGTGCAGTGGCGCGTAACGTCGTCGTCTGACCGATTCTCTAAAATCTTTGTCTAACAGCAAGGCGTTTCTGTCGGCCGCGTCTCTGGTCATGGTAGCGTGTGCGTTGTGTAGCGGTAGGTACGTAACAAAGATGTACAACACAAACAAGATTAGAAACAGAAACAACATTTTCTTAAACTAAATGCAAGTATCGAAAGTAACGCCACACGAACACGTCCATGTATTCTACGCCATTCACCCACGGTTTCCTGTCTCCGTAATAATTGACCACGTAGGGTTCGCGACCACGAAGAGAACTGTAGTCTCCCGCGTTCCACACGTACACGTGTGACAGCTGTGTCACGTCCACCTTGAGATTTACCATGGTCTGTGCCAACACGATTTCATCAAAGCCGTTGTTGTACACGTTGACTGGTGAGGACAGCAGTGGATTTTCGGGACTTAACAGTGACGCAATCTCGTTCGTTATTGAAACGTTGGGCGTGAATACCATCGTCCCCGTAAACCCCAGATGTGTACCGCCACCCCTCAAAATCTTGGCGTGGTCCTCGTGCCCGATCACGTCACCGTGACGAAAGCGTTTAAACCTGTGGTCGTACCTATCATTGAAACATATAGCGTAACTGTGTTCAAACAGGTGATCGATGTTACGCAACACTACTTGATCGGCGTCCATGTACACGCATCGCTCGTACATTTTCATAACTTGAAAACAACGCCATTTTGTAAAAGAATAATTTATCCAATTACCGTATAACTGACGCTGGCGATCAGTCAACATCTGTCCACAACTGAAGTGCCAGTACGGAACGCAAACCACCCTCGTGAACAATTCCCGCAGTTCCTCAGACCTTGTGACGTCGTTCGTGATCATACATACGAGGTCGTATTTTGTGTTAGTGGCCCTGATACTATTGGCCAACGCAATCGCGCCATCCACGTAAGCGTCTCCCCTCATAACCAATGTCACGTAGGCGCATTTCATTCCTTATGATTGGTGCCGGTTTCTTGCTGTTGGCCGTCGGCGGTGAGCGTCGCAAACGTTTCAGTGTTAACCAAAATCTGTATTGGCGACACAGTGACAACATCACGTACAGCCTTCACCGACGCACCATCCCCAAACACCTAAACGTTGACTCGTTGACCACGGACACGAAACGAGCCTTTCACGTCTGGCAAAATCGCACCACACTTAACTTTTACGACGCCGGTCCCGACGCGAGTGCTAACATACAGATTGCGTTTGCGAAAGGCGTCCACGGTGACTTGTACGACTTTGATGGACCAGGTGGGGTTTTGGCACACGCCTTTCTCCCACCCAGAGGATCGATTCACTTAGACGCTGACGAAGTTTGGGTGACCGGTGGCGACGTCAAAGGTGAAGGAGGTACCAGTTACCTACACACCCTGATTCACGAGATTGGTCACGCGCTGGGTTTGTATCACTCCAGTGACCCAAGATCCATCATGTATCCCGTCTACAGGGGAGACAGATTAAATTTAGGCGTCGATGACCTGAATGGTCTGGATCAGTTGTACGACCACAATCCCAAGCGGGGCGTTATATTGAAGACGTCGAATACGTCGAATACGAATCACACTCAACTACCCGAGTGGGTCGTCGGTCAATTTTCCAACTCCTTGGACCCAAGGTGTGACGTTTTACCGGATTGTGTGGCGTTCATACGACAGGAGTACTATCTGTTTGTTAACGACACGTACTATCGCTACGCCGACTTCAACCTAACGCGACTGATAGACGCCACACCTGTACGCGACGGATTCTGGCCCGAGTTGTGTGGTGTCGTCAGGGCCGCCAGCTCGGTGGGGGACATGATCGTGTTCGCGAGTGATCACCTGTGGTACAGTTACAACTCCACCACACTTGACAGTGTGAGTGTCTCAAACAAAAAGTTTAGTGCCATTTTTGAGGACGCTAGCGGAGTTTTTGGTGTGGTCGGCGGTACGAATCTGTACCGCTTGGATTCACACGGTGGTGCGAAGGCTGTGGGTGACGTTGGGCGCAAATTTTTGGGTATAAAACAGGTTGATTGGGTAGTCAGTGGTGGACTTGACATCGTCGGTGTGGGTAGGGGAAGGGGTAGGTGGGTCTACGAACACGTAAGAGACGACCCCACAATGGGATTGGTGTACAAGTCACGTCAAGCGGAGATCAAACACATGATGTACGATTGTCAGTAACGATAGCTATTTATGCGTCGTGTAATCGTCGTGCGCGTTAAAACTCATCACAATGTCGTCCAGCGCACTCGACCTGGAGAACGTCGTGCAAAATCTGCACAAAGACATCGAAATATACCGAATGGCGATAGACACCCTAAAGCGAGAGGTGGAGGTCCTACGGCAAAACTGCATCAACGTCAATGAGGAGTGGAAACAAGATCAGGCCAAGTGGGTAAAGTTGCACAATCAACACACCGAGGTAATAACGACGCTTGCGGAACAGCTTAGGAAGATGGACAACGAGAGTCAAGAATACAACCAGATTAAAACAAAATCGCGGGAACTTAAGAGGAGTGTGTCCAAACACACTCGTGTTAACAGTGCCCTGAGAAAAAAAATAAGGAAACTGAAGTTACACATTCAGAGTCGTAACGAGACGTTGGACGACGTCATATGCGACGGCGACGCACTCCTGGAGGAGTAACTATGTCACACTTTCGTCTGACGTTCGTTTTACCACTGGCACCTTCCGACATTCAGAGACACCACATCTTGGTATACGTGGTGAACAACGTGTGTTTTATGTGGCGGGGTACGCGTGATGCCTTGAGCGTGGTGCGCGAAAACTCGCAACCACCGACGGTGGTCATCGAAGAGTTTGATTGTGTGTGGGACATGTCGTGCGATCTCAACCGCGTCGTGCAACTGCTATGTGTCACGGTGGTGGACCCGAAACTTGTCAATGTGGCCATCGACAGGGAAAGGAACAGAGTGGTAAACTTTAGGTACCAATTTAAGGAAGTGTTTTTGTGAAATAATAAAGAATAAACGCTGATAAATAGTAATTTTTTTTATTTTGCCTATTCACCGTCTTCGGTCACACGTGTCAGACAATGGTTTTGGTGTCTCATCAGCAACGTTTCGGTCACGATGTTGAGGCACTCGCAGAGTGTTGCATACAGTGATCTGAGCACTACTTCCTTCGACGATGAGCAATACATGTGTATGAGTTTGTACATTTGGTTGACGTGAGGTCTAATCTTGCCGTGGTCTTGTACTTCAAGTTGTTTCGCGATCGTTATAAATCTGTTTTTTTTGGCAAGGATGGCATCCATTTTACACACACTCCCTCGACACCAAGTCATCTACTTGCGCGACACATTTGTCGTCCATGTTATAGAACACTTTGAGAGCGTCGTACACACATGCGTTTGAACACGCATCACACTTTAACCGTTTAACTATCAGGTAGTTGAAAGTCAGCCTGTTGGCGTACCTGTTTTTGCGTGGTCTCTCACACAGATTTTTAAACGCGGTCTCACTCTTAAGCCCACCACTGGTACGCGAATAAAACAACTTATTGTATTTGTCGATTAGCGCCCGTCTGTCGCCCAAGCAGCCGAGAAAACACACGTTGCGTTTGCTTGAAGTGGACGATGATGTTCCGTACGTTGAGACCTCCTCATCAAAGGTTGGTGATTTCTTGACTAGGACATCCAGATTTCTTCCCGACAGCACAAAATATCGCCCGCCCTGTATGAATGCGACATCGGGACCCACGGTAGCCCAGCGACGCATGAAAACGTCCACCTTGTAGGTCTTGGCGTGGTCCACCGGTCGTCGCGGATGATATACTTCGAGCTCCATAATCAAACTCGCGCGCGTCGCCTCCGTACGATTAATGAAACGTGCGAGTTGGAGTCATTTGTTATATTTAGACGTCGCGCGACGGCGCCGCTGTACAAGTGTGTGACATGTCACTGGTGTTGGGTTTGATTCTACTGTGTACGGTATCCGCGCTTGATGATGCACCCGTCAGCATCACTCCAATCAATGAAACCGGTTTTCACTACGAATTTCACAGCAGGTTGGGATTTGTGGTAAATTCGTGGAGTTTCGTGGTCAACGTCAACCACACCATCTTACTTGACAGAGTCAGAGAATTACGCAACACGGCGTCAATGTTGTTGCAAGCCTTTCACGCCAACGGTAGCTTACAACACTGTGAGTGGACTGTCGACGATGGTGACGAGTACGCGCGGGAATTGACTTACTTGGTGGATCGTAGGGTTGCGAGTCTGTTGGACACGCATCACAGCATCGAAGCGTTGTTGGTTCACGGACGCGCACCGCAACGACGTCTAAAACGTAACTTGTTTAACGGCGCGTTTAATTTCGTCGGCCGCGTTGACAAGTACCTGTTCGGTGTAATGGACGACAAAGACGCCACCATGCTTTACGACCTAATCTCACGCGAAAACTCCACAGAGTACCGCATCAAGACGTTGACCAACGAAACGCTGCGTTTGGCGGAGGTGTTGCAAAACATGCGTCACGAGCTAGAAAATAAATTGGGTTGCAAGTACTTGAATAGACAACTTGTTTATTTTAAACAGAACATGGACGAAATCGAAAAACTGTACGACAAGATTGTCGCCGCCATTGAGATGGCCATGTTCGCCAACAAGATCCATCCATCGATCATCGATCCCCTGTTGTTGATGACCGAAATGGAATCGGTGGACTCAAACGCTTTGGACAGGGAGACTAGGTGGGTGGTAAATCCGGCATCGATCCACGACATCGTCCACCTGACAAAATGTAGCGTGTTTCTCAACCCGCAAGGAAATTTGACGTTCGTAGTTCAGGTACCTCGCATGGACAAGTCCGTATTCACGCTCTACCAAACGGTACCCCTGCCCCAGTGTCAAACAAATAGGTTGTGTAAATTCATTGCGCCACAGAGCAAATTCATTGGGTTTGAAGACAGAAGCGATGGCCGACACTATGTCAGGTTGGACGACACAAATGGGTGCGCGTTTGTCAACGACCTCACGCTGTGTTACAAGTCAATGACAGTCGGAAAGATCGATTACTCGCCGAGTTGTGACGTGCGTCTTTTCAAGAATTTGACACACGACTCGTGTTCAGTACACGCCAGCAAGTTTAGCAGCGAAATATTTCAACCCCTAAACGACGTCAACCGCTGGCTCTACGTTATCAACGGTAACGTTCCGGTCCGTGCCACAGTAAACTGTGAGTCGGGTAAGCTGGTGCGAAGAATCAAGCTGCAAGGTATGGGCATACTGACCATCAAACGCTACTGCAAGTTTACGACATCCAAGACGCTGCTGATGAACAAACACAATTTTGGTATGGAAAAGGGTTCCTACACCGCAGTGGGCTTCAACTTTTCACGTTACATCATCCCAAACGACTTTGACACCAACGCTTGGACGATCAAGACGCTCGACTACGACACCCTAATTGATGTGACTCGGAGTCTTAAAAAGTTGGTCACACAGGAACAGGCCGACACGGCGCTGGCGGCGCCTTCGAGCGACGATTATTCTAACTCCAATTGGTATGCTAATCTGTTCGGTAACTGGTGGTGGGAGGTCAAGTTTGTCGTGTATGCGATTTGTATACTTATTGCCGTTGTTGTAGTACTTAACACCAAACGCGTGTGTGGCGGTTGCTGTGGTTCAGAGGGTACGTTTGCCTTGCGCGTGTTATCGCCCAAGTAACCACAAACGGGTTTTGAGACTGATTAATTTTGTTTATCACCGTATAAAATGCAGCGAATAATCAAACTTGGCTTCATTTTGATTACACACGCAGTATAGTAATGTCGTTATCACAATCAATTAGTAATGAAATCGATGTGGCTGAATATGAAAAGCGGCTCTTAGACAGTGACAAGGATGACGTCGAAAATTACGTAGCCGAGTTTTTGGATGATAACGAGATAATGATGGAAAATCAGACGGCGGTCGACAACCTAAACAAATTACTAAATAACGATGAAACACCTAGTGATTATCCCGATGTGACTATTGACGACAACGTAGATCTACACTCTGAAAAAACTGAATGTAAGGAAAAAATTGCGCAGAATAAAATCGAAAGTGAATTGTTGGAGAAGGCAAAAAAGGCGCAGGCGGATCAGGAACGTAAGATCACAAACTTGTCCAACGAGATCGACAGGCAGAAAACACGCGTCGTCAAACGCGACAGACAGATTAAACTACTGACGGAATCTGAAGATGCGTTAAAGGCCGAATTGAATGCATTGAAGGAAAGTCAATTGAATAAAGAAGCCTCAACCACTTTGCCCCAAGTGGAACAGGGTGATATAATCAAAAACCTGTACAATGAGTGTATAGCAAGTATGAAGATCGAACATGAAAAAGCGTTGAAAAACAAGACCGAGGAGTTTGATCAACTACTCAACAAATACAACACACTGTGTGACAAGTACAGCGAACTGAGTAAGAGTTATGAAGATGTCAGGCGTCAAAATGTAGAGTGCACACTTGACGAGAAGTTAAAAGTTTTTAAAAGTGTAATGCTTCGTGAACTAAAAGTCGACGTTACAAACAATCACGTCGACACGCTAACAAGCTTGCTGCACGAGTCAAACGACTGTGTCAGAAAGGTGAACAACAAATTGAAGCGAGCCATGGAAACCATCAATCACTACAGTAAACGTTTTAAAAGCAGCAATGTGTTTTTAGATACTAGTTAAAACCAATTATTATAAATAAAGTGTGTATGTGTGTAAACAAAATATAGTAATATATGTGTAAATAAATTATCTAACTCCACATTAGGTGTCTTTCTATTAAACCAACGGAACCCCTCAAAAACCTGTTAAAATTTACACTCACATGTAGTTTATCAATATCATTACACTTGGACAAGTGTTTCAATTGGGACCTTACACTGTCAATCATTTGATTACTTTCCGTGACACATTCTTTATCGTCACCATCTTTAGTCTTTGCGTGTCTGAACGCCACAACCCTCAGACGAAGTAGCCAGTACTTGCGAGTTACATCGATCGAGTGCATCGTGTTCCAATAGTAGTCGATGTCGTACAGCGACGTGAGTCTCAACGCGTGCAGGTGGGGACGTATGTGGTGGGGAAGGTGTTGCAACAAAAACTGTTCTAGCATCGTGTGCAGGGCGTCGTCCGTCACTTCGCAGACACGGGTTTGTAGCTGTTTGGCTTCGCAAAACGACATCCAATCTTCCAGAACATCGTCTTGCGCGCGAGATATTGGCAAACCATCTTCTATAACTACGGTATGTGACAGCACCTGGTCGGTGGGTTTGATGGTTGGAAGGTCCTGTGGTAAGCCATAAGATTTTAGACACGACACCTCCAACCACAGCGACATGGTGTCTTCGTCAAGTATAACACACCATTCAAACTTCTGTAGGTCGTCGTATTCACACCGGAACAGATGCTGCGTCATTGTGTCTTATGTAATGTAATGGTTGTGCTCCTATGGTAAGGATCCTAATGTGGTGGTTGTGGATGCTGCTGTTACTACTGTTCCTGATAATTGTCGTGACGGGTATGGAAATACGACGTCACGTCGACATGCAGGACACACGACTACGTGTGTTGTTTGAGAGACACAACATTACGGATTGTGACACTGTTAACGTGCCGTGTGTGACCGACGCCCAGTGCAGAGATAACTGTGTGAGTGGTCTTGTGATGCACTGCAACGACGGTGGATTCTGCAGCGCGGGCACGCGATATGTTCTCAGTGAAACAGAAAAATGTGATCCGGCCCGCGGGTTGGTGGTAGTGTTTAATGCAGTCGAAAATTTGGGATTTGAACGTGTTTGCGTGAGCCTGTACCGTGACGTGATTGAGGACGGTGGTGAGCTGAGACCCTACGTGTGTGAGCACGGTGTTATGAACGTTTCATTGGAGGAACGCCCATTCAGTGTGGAGGACTGCGAATGTGACGACGGTTACACAAAGTTTGTGTACACTCAAGGTGCCTACAATCGACCCACACCCGTGTGTCTGACCAACGAACAAGGCAAACTGTTTAGTCGTATCTACACTCCCATTTAAGTGTTAACACTTGTTTTCAATAAAATTCCTGTTTAGGTGTCTACAGATAAATCAAACAAGGGGTGAAAATAAAAGGAATTATAAATTGACGAATATGTATTTATTAAATAAAAATTTGAATACAGTTGTGTTTACATTTTTATTTAGTCAAAGTAAGATTAGTGTGCGTTGTAAATATATGTTTGGTTGTTAAAAATACAAACTGGTACACGTACATTATTTTTATAAAAATTACAGATGACTTGTTGTATTTTACTCACATCTTTGTGGACCCGTTGAAAGTGACCGGGTAAGTCGGTCACGTGTACGTCACCCAACAGGTTAAAGCTAAAGCTTTTTATGTTTCTAACAATCAAGTCATTTTTTAACAGGTGTAGGACATACTTCAACGCCAAGATGTGACCCATCCGGTACAATTGACGCTTTATGTTTTGAAAAAGAATTTTCTTGTTGGATTGTTTTTTTTTGATAAAGTAGATTAATTCATCTTCAGTAATCGCGCAGGTGATGCTGGTGTCCTGATACATTATCTTAAGTAAATTAAGTACCCTATTTAATCTCTTGTTAATTTTGACAGAGTTGTTGTGAAACATACCCACAATGATGGCGTGTATTTGGTCAGTTATAATGTGTTTAATGTGCAGGCACCTCACGCCACCAAACAGCGACGCAATCTGGTACCTGGGACCTTGACCATAGTTTTGAGCAACGGACATGCTGATGTCCAAAAAGTAATACCTAATTGGAATGTGAGACACAATTAGCTGATAGATGCCACGCTTCTCAAAGATGTCCTGTCCCACAAGTTTTATGTCTACGTAGTACCTGTTTAGGACAAACTCATTGTTCAGAACAGTTGTGTAGTTGTCTATGTCCACAATCTCTAGTTTTATACTGTCTGTGTTTGTAACGTGGTAATTAGAAATACCATTTGTGTTGAACACTTTAACCCCATTTACCCTTGCGTCAAGTGTGTTGACGTTAGCAAAATTTTCAACAAAATTAAAACTATTTACAGCGTCCACAAAGGCTGAATTACTAATTATCGATTTAAAGTCATGGTTTTCAAGGTGTACCACCTTGTCTTTGACGTACTGTGAAAGGTGATCCTGGTCCATGTACAGCATTTCCCCAAATTCATGAGATGATAACTCAAATGATAGATCCAAGTCGCCCAACACGTCACGTCCAAGAATGTGATTGATAATTAACCCACCCTGAACCGTTGGCTGTCGACGTGCGTTGGCGACGACCGTAGAGTAAACTCGGGCGTTGATGATGCACCTATCGCTGATGTGTGAAGTTATGGCGTCACTCAACTGTTTCACCGTGTACAATGGTATGTCGTACCCATACAAATCCACTAAGTCTTGGTTCTGTAAAAAGAACGGTTTGAGATCACCAAAAGGTTTACACGGACAAGTCGCATTAGTTAAAAGTGCCAGAAAAAAACTTACCATGGTGGTTAAGGGTTGAGCAGTCATGTCGTGTTGAGCAATCATGTCGGGTTGAGCAGTCATGTTGTGACGTACTGTTGGTATTATCTATACAATAATGAAACCGAAGTCGACTTTTCAATGTTTAAATAGTACATTGTTATCAGCGCGTTATCATTAATGTGCGGTATTTGCAAAACCACGATTAGATTACGGTACTATGTAAAAACCCACGATAAAATTAAAGTCAACGTGACCTAATAGAAAATATTGATAAGATAAGATAATTTAAGTACAATGTCCAGACTGATATTCTCGACACGTGTAGATGGCACCGACGTACCCGTGTTCTACAGCGGCGTGACGGGCGATCGACCCTACGTGGGAATTGCAGAACTGCTCACTATACTAGGACACAGCAAGACACACGCTGAAGAGTTCCCACGCAGCGAAGTCAAGACATGGCAAGAGTTGGCGCCCAACGACGCAAGCTTCCCGTCCAACAAGCTCTTCACCACCGAGGTGGGTTTCGCCGTATACTTTGGCAAGACGAAACTGTCCAACTGGGCGTCGTTCAAGCGCATGTTTGACAACATTGCGGGCTACATAGCGGATCCCAGTCCATGCGGTCCCAACAACCCCCTCTGCATGATACCACCGGGTCACAGTTCCGGTCCGTGTCCCAGTCCAAACCCCAATCCCAGCAGTCGATGCGAATACCTGGCGCAGATCAATCAGGGCGTGCAGTTCAACACCTCCCTGCTGCAGACCATTCTGGCAGACCTGCAACGACTGATCGCCGGCGGAGGAGGCGGGACGGGCGACCTGACGCCCGTGCTGGACGCCGTCGCCGCGTTGAACGTCGTAGTGACCGCCATACAGACACAACTCAACGCGGTGGCGACGGAGCTGGGCGAACTTCGCACTAGTGGTGATGCGAGACTTACAGCCATCGATCAGGCGTTGGCGGCCCTGACGCCTCTACTGAACACCCTGCAGGGCGACATCAACACTCTGACCACCGCCCTGCCCACTACCGAGACGGCGCTGACAAACATTATTAACACCCTCAACGCGTTCGTGACGGGAGCGATCGCTCAATGGGGAGCCACGACCTGGGACAGGACCACGTATCCGGTACCCACGCTGACGCCGCCGTTTCCAGTGAACCCACCGGTACTTAGGCAGACGCGTGGCGACCTACCCGGCGACGTTGCCGGTACACTGGACTTGCTGCAGAAGGAGGTTAAAAGGTTTAACGATCACACAGACGACTTTGAAAAGCTACTTCATTCTCTGGAAGTCAGGGTGACGTGAGTTGTGCTTATTTAAGAGAGTTTTGATGTCTTCCTATTCGTGCCTGTTCTCCAAAACGTTCGACGGCGTCAACGTGCCGTTACTGCAGACCGACATGGTTCTGTGGGTCGGTGCCGATGAGGTGCTCCGTATACTCAAGCTCTCGCCACACTACCTACAGTCGCTGCCCGAATCCGAGAAGAGCACACTCAAGAACCTTGAATCGTGTTCCGACAGCACGAAACTGTTCATAACGGCCCTGGGTGTGGGACTGCTGTCATCGCGACTTGTAAACAGGGGCGCTGTGATTCACGACGTGGTGACCAACGACAACCATCTGCCGGAGCGTGTCAATGCGTTCGCCAACATCTTTCTGACCGACGTCATCGTCGAAAGTAGGCAGTCTAACCTATTGTGCGGCATCAGCAAGAAGCAGGACGCCGTGCTGGATTTACTCAACGAACCAGTAAATGCATAGTTTAAGAAATCGTGTCAATGTTGGTGTTTCTTATTGTAGTGTCAATATGCGTCGCTGTGTACCTAATGTGGTGTTTATGTCAAAGAGGAAAAGTCGACGAAACCGATTTTTATTGTTCGCCGCTTTGGTATGGAAACTTTCCAAATGTTAACGATTGTCAAACATTTTATATGTGCCTTGGGGGACATGCGATGTTACTGTTATGTTCAAATGATGCCTATTATGATGAAGAATTAAGAGCTTGTGTTGCGGACGCCAGTGTGTGTGGTGATAGACCCATAATAAAACCGGGGTGACTATTTTTCTAACAGAAATTTATTGATTATCGCGTGGACGCCCGCCGTTGTCGAGAAAAGCGCGAAACGCGGCCTTTTTAGCCAACAAAGTGTGCACTGCGTCCGGACGATGTTGAATGACGCAATAAAACATCGTTTTTTCGAGTCGAAAAAAAACTTGATCCCGGATTTGCTTAAGGTCAAATAACAGGCTCGTTAACATTTATCAAGATTGAAATTTATTGCCATACCAGTTGACATTTAAGTTTTTTTTGCTCGTTAACCCGATAGCCGGTGCTGATAGTGTGTCCAGTCACGTTTTATTACCTTGTTTGTCGAGGAAAATTACGAGAATCGGTTGACATTATGCTGATAATTTATTGGTGTCATTGAACAGATAAAAAATTGATTACCATTTAATCGTTAATTCCACCGGTGTTATCACGACACACGATACTGATTGGTATTATTATTACATGACTATAAAAGGTGAAGACAATGTTGTCGTTGCTCATTGTATCACAACACTCCGTAAAGTAAGACGTTGTCATTATGAAGAACTTGGAACACTGTGCAAAAGTATTGCAGCAACAGCAAGATGACAGCATGGAACGTCTGAATATCCTTGAAGAAGTGGCGCAGACATTGAGAAACATAGACTTTGTGTGTCCACGCAGCATGTTGCACACTCCATACCACTTCATGTGCAAAGCCATCAACGCCTACAAGGCATTGGAGAAGAACGATTTAGCCGAAGCCAAGAGGTACTTAATGGATTTGTTAATTGGCGTGGAGAAGCAGATACCCCCTGAAGCAAGAAACCCACCCAAGGCTGCTCCCATCCTAAACAAGAGACACACGGTGGCGGGTGAAACCGAAGGCAAGGATTATGAACACTTTATTTTTGATACCGAAAGTCTATTCGACTTTGCCAACCACAACTTTTCACAGGAAGATTTTTCACAAGTCAACTACAGACCAAGCATAACAACCGAAGAATTGGAGAACATACTGTCCACCGACAGCCCGAGTCCGGCACCCATATCGCCCTTCGACATAAACATGATACCAAAAACACCACCACCTCTGAAACGCGCCGGATCACCCGTCAACTACTCATTCACCAAGCGCACAAAACTACATAGTTTTGAGGAAAACATCGGCGACGGCGGTTGCAACGACGCTGAAGGTATTGGCAGCGTCAAACCTAACGTCGCAGATGGTGTCACAGGTCACGCAGAGAATCTCGTAAATAATCAGAAAACTGTCGACACCATCAACAGAAACAATGATCCCGTTGTGGAATCAATCTTCTTTCAAAATAACAAAACTATAGCAGCAAGTAAGGTACAGTCAAAACAGAGCAGATCTGCTTCAAGTACATCAAACACTCCAACGGCCAGATCCAGACGTAAGGCACTTGTGTTTTCGTGTAACTACAATGTACTCAGCTTCAGCTACGGCACTGTAAGTTATCTGAGAAGCAAATTGAAGAAGGACAAGTCCAGCGTCTTGATATCAATGGTTCACCCCGACATACCAAACGAGGACCTGCGTGAAGTCTGGAACTCCCTGCGCGAAAGCCTTGTCTTGCGTGATAATGTAAAGTTAAACAATAACAGGTCCGTTTTGCTCAAGGATCTAAAAACGTTTGACACATTCAAACATGAATTAACAACACTGTTTGAGCAAAAGGGATTTGTATGTGAACAACTGTACGAATAGTGTAAGTTAGCAGTAGTTTAATTTAAAAATATTTTATGATGACTGTTATTCAATTAGGTGTTTTGTGGTGTTTGGTCGACACCGACACACTTTACTCGACACGTAGGGTTTAGGAACAGAGACAGCTCTGAATCACGACCCGCGTCGTGGCGTCTTGGGGTAGGGCGTGTCCGCGTACACGAGATGTGCGGACGAACACCGTTGTTCGGGTCGTATAGAGTTAGGGTCTATGGGGGGATTCGCATCCTGTCGAGTAATGTGTGAAGAATCGACCAAACAGTTGCCACTTTGATGCAGTATTATTTGTGTCTAGAAATAAGTTAAATATTAAAGTTGTTAAGTAATAGCTGTTAAGTTTAGGTACATAAGCTTGTAAATATAATAGAACGCTGTATGCAATGTGCTAGTCAATAAGTTCTAAATAAATCTGTGAATTTTAAATACATTTGTCGTAAACTTGTCTCTCATTGCTACATCACATTCCACACGTACGTCGACCCCAGGTCCGACAGCAGTTGATGATCAAAACGAATGTTGGCCAGGGGTACGACACCATCGACGTACTTGGTCCTAAACCTTTTGTCGTGATCATCCAACATTTTTGTGACCTGCTCTTTACCGTGAGGCGCGAACGCCGCACACACTTCAAGTAGTATGCCCTTGACGACACGCAGTTCGTACTGCGTCTTGTCGTATTGATGTTTAAGCTCGTAAACAGTGTCCTCTAACTTATTGTATTTATTGTTGTAGTTTTTCATCAGCGTGAGAATGTCTTCGTGCATATCTACAATAAGTGCACATCAAACTCTTAGACCAATAAATAGACTTATATATAGGTCACGTGATTATTCTAATGTTATATTTTTTTAAAAAAATTTAAAACTTTACTGGTATGATTCATAGTTAGTGGCACCGGTATTTAAGAACCGTCCCGACAATATCAACGCGCAGTCTTGACACTGAACGCGACCAGTTTGATTTAACTTTTACAATGATTCCGCTCGAAGTGATCACGCACATATCGACGTTCTGCGACGCGAACACCTACAGACAGATGGTGATCGCCAACCTCATACCGCTCAACATCAATCACCTCATACGGTGTTACGAGAGGCAAAGATGTGCCGAGGAGCGAAACATCATTCAGAATAAGTTTGGTCTTCAACGCAGCCAAACCAACGTGGGATTTGTAATCGGCGCCTTACTGAACAAACGCAACGAGTTCAAAAAGGTTATCGTGTTGTTTGCGGCGTACAACAACACCCAAAAGGTGTTGGTGAAGCAAATGCCGATGAGTAGATTTAAGAGAAGGACAAATTACAGGTTCAAAACTCACTTGAACGTCAAGGGACACGCCGAGATGTACCTGATGAGGGTGCGATCGTCGGTGCCGCTACAGTGTAAGCTTGTGCACGAAGATCAAGATTTCTTCTACACCAACAAGCGAGAGAGGTTTCTGTTCCTACCAAATGCAGTTGTGTGTACAACTTAGAATATCATTAACATTTATTTACTTAAAATTTAGGTTAAATATAAGTTATTTATTAGCCATTTGGCTGAAGTGCATTGTTTGAAAATAAAATCTGTATTGTAAAAAATACAACTTTTATTTTTTAATTTCACAGATTCTTAATAAAGCCTTCCTATCTCCTTTTTTTTTCATGTTACAAAAGTGACAATTTATATGTCATGTGCTAAAATCTGTATCATATCATTTCTAGGTTACTATTTTTATTTGTCTAGGCCGAGGCGTAAAAGGTGACTGTCACTTTTACACTTACAATATTGGTATGTTACAACAAGGGAAAGTAAATAAACTGTTTACGTTTAGTCATAATTCTTTTATTAAAATTGTCTCAGGTATATGTGGGTCACGAAGTTCGCACGATACGCTGTACCGGTTTGTTTGACACAACCTATTTTATCCTTGCGAAATTTAAGGTTGGTCCTCAAAAAATTTAGGTAGTACATGTATAAAACTTCTGTAAGCGTACGTGGATTGACCAGTGTTAAATTGTACACGTTTCGTCGAATTTTTGCTTTCTTGTCAAAATTTACACAGAAGTTGGAACACTTGATCTTCTGAAACCACATTATATTTTTACAGCCACATGTATTTATAACTTTGATTGATTTGGACAGCCGTTTGAGTTTTTGAGGGCGCAGTTTGACCGTCCTGGCTTGTGTCCTCACTCGCACCCTGTACGGTGCGTACCACCGATGGATCATGTTCTGAAAAGCCAGACACTTAGAATCACTTGCGTACACCTGGGGCATCGACTTGGATCTTCGTTTGGTTTCACACACGACTTTCACCACATCGTCCGGGGACAGGTAATTTAGGATCTTGTCGTACAACTCCTGGGGCAATACGTTGAGCCAATTTGACATTGTAAGTAAATTTAAAAATAACACGCGTCGTGGGTAAAGTTAAAATGAACCCAAGTTTTATTTCACACACATATATACTGTACTGATTAAAAGATAGCACAATCTAATCACCCGCAACTACTTAATCTAATCACGCGCAACGCGCGGCGGCCTCACAGTCATTTGAGCCGCGTTAGAAGCCACACGCCAGTCGCCATGCAGTCCATCGCTCGATTTCTAGTGACATACTACCGTAAGCAGGCTGGTGTAGTTGCTAATTACGCGTATGCCACCACCCGCAACACGCTGTGTCACCTGCCTGTACTCTCAAGCAAGTGTCTAACCGAAACCGGGAGTTGCCTATCCAGACTCTGTGAACGATGCTTTGGTGCGGAGCCGCAAGACCAACTCGAGTCCTGTTGCTACATGAAAGTATCCGGACCCACCCACCATCGCCGCGAGCGGCTCAGGTTAAAAGAATTACTGAAGGTTGATCACGAGAACGAGTTGTCGTGTTTGGATGAATATGAAAAATTTGTGTGCGACGTGTGTGGTGATGCCTTGTATAGAAATATCTACGACACTGCAACGTTACAGGTGATGTGTGATGTAATGGTGACTCACGCTCTGGAATACAAAAGTAGTCTATGACACAATGGTTGAAAATACAAAAATTTGTGATCTATACTTGTACTTTATTTATTGAAGCTCTCTTTGAAATACAAGAATTTGTGATCTATACTCGTGTTTTATTTATTTAAGCTCTCTTAGTTAAGCAGACCCCCTCTTCGGTACATATGCATATCCAATCATTTCCTCCCCTCAACCTCAGGACCAGGTGAATGGTGCTCTCCTTCTGAATGTTATAGTCCGATAGGCTGCGCTCATCGTCCAGTTGCTTTCCGGCGAAGATCAGTCGTTGCTGGTCTTGCGGCACCCCCTCCTTGTCGTTTATTTTTTGTTTGACGGATGCTATCGATTCATTGGCCTCGACATCAACGGTTATGGTCTTTCCCGTGAGGGTCTTTACAAAGATCTGCATGATAGTGGACTAGTCGTGATTGTGACGCCGTCGAGCGCTACACAATTCAATTTATACTTAAAAGTAAGGTCACATCGTCACATCATGACATGTCACTCCAATGTAAAGGTGTACATCAGTGACACTTTTATAAATTTTCCGTACGATGCCGTCGTACCTCAGGTCAATGCAGACGGCGTGAGTGTGTTTAATCACCTCACGGTGTTTGTGTCCACGTTCGCCGATGAAAAGGTGATACTCAGATCCGCGTTACTGAACAGATTCACCAACGTCAGTGTAATCAAGTACGCTTCAAATTTTCAAGAGGACGTAACGGTCGCGCAGGGTGTGGTGGTCTACTGGAACGTCATTGTACCGATAAAGGTGTTCGGTGTGGGTACCACACAGGTGTTCAACGTTGTGTTGAGTGACAACCTGTACACGTGCGACGAAATCTACGTCGATGCAAACATCACACACACGTTGTGTCCTCTACAGGTCGACTATTCCGTGGGAATGGTGTGTCTCAAAGGCGAACTCGCCGGTGACTCAGTGGAACTGAGTAAAACGGCGTCGTCGGAAAACACGAAGTTCATTATTCACTTCGATCGAGAAACGCCTCTTGGAGTCAAAATCCTAAACGTGAAGAGGTACTTGATTGCGTTGAGTAAGAGGACAACTCGCGCTACCGTCTGCGTCTACCTACCGTACGAAGAACTGACGACGGTTCACAAGGAGCTGACTTGGGAGGCCACCAGACGTCGAATCAGAAGCGGCGTCATCAGCGCGTGTAACATCGTCGACAGACGCAGCTACAAGTATATACTCAACGCGCTCGAAATTGTGGGGGCTGCCACCCAAGAGATTTCCGCGTTGCATCGTCTGGTTAACGTATTCACACCGCTCATATTGCGCTACCACTTGGTACCCGACGTGTTTGTGGAATTGAACAGATTGACCGGTGAAGAAAAGCACGTGCGCCTGTACTGCAGAAACGAGGCCGTGGCCATTACCAACGTTGGACCCGTTCCACTCAACATGCCCACAACTAGTTCAGCTCCATTCAAACACAGACCACTTACACCACCGCCAGAATCTCTGTACAGAGAGCTTGGTACCAGGAATGTGTTTGTGCACCCACCCGCATACAACTATTTCCTTTAAGTGATATGGAAGACCTAGATCAATTGGACAAGCTATTGCGTGACAATGGCGTCTTCTTGAGACAAGTGGTGCTGGTGGTGATTGGTATTACGTTGACACTAATAGTCTGTGCCCTATTATACGCCATCGTCTTGCAAAATTACAGTGCAAGTAGACGTGACGAGATCAGTCAGATTAGGATAGTGGGTGTCTGACGCCAATAAAACACTGTGTTAAAACTTAACGTCGTTTTAATGAAATTTTACATAAACTGTTCCAATTCGTTGATTTCATCTGCGTCGTTCAACATGTCGACACTGAATGAACGTTTGGTGCTGGGCTCGTCAGGTTCGACCTCTGTAACCGTGACGGGTCTCTTGTACACATCGGCCGGGTCCCTGATTAAGTTATGACGCGACAGGAACAATTTAAACCTCTCAGTTTTGACTTTGAAATTTTCAGCGTGTCTGTACAGTTCATTACCCGCCTTAACGTACTTTTCATCGACGACACATCATTTTCGTCCAATTTGTCGGTGTAAGTCACGTCCTCGGGTCTGGGCGTCTCGATATTTCTATAGCTGGCTATGAGAAGTGCCTGTGCGTAATTTATGACCTTCTTCCTGAGGATCGTAGTTTTGCCCCTGTCACGGTCGTCAAACGACAGCTTTTTGTGAAATACCTCCAGTTCCTCAATCAGTTTCCTGAACTCGTAACCGTCGGCGTCGACCGGCTGACCGTTCTCCAACGCCCCCATCATTTGCCACGACTTGTTGTCTTTTTTCAACTTGATGTCGGCCTTGCTCAGGAACGACGTGTATATTATAAACGAATTAATGATGTACACATTGCTATTCTTTTTCTTTACGCTCACAGGTGACTTGTTGACGTCGACTTGGGGTACCAGAGTGAGCACCAAACTTTTGTCGTTCAACAACTGTTTAAAGTGAACATTGTCAAACAGGTTGAGCAGAGCATCCCTGTTGGTGACGTACTGTAAATCTACAGTGTGTTCCCTGGGTTCGACGACACCAGCAACTTTATCCGCCATTTCCAAGGTTTCTTTCGCAGCAGTAGTTGTATTCTTCAATCAAATTCGATGGCAATCTGAACAGGTGATTGATGCGATGAGTGTGAGGAGCTAGTGTGGCGTCCAGACGATCGGAGTGTTTTAACACAATTTGCTCCGCGTGTCTGTTAATAAACTGTGCGATGTCCTCAAATTGCGGGTCTCCTACGTGCGAGGTAACATTATCAGTGTCGCCGTTGGACTTCCTGTAATTTATCACCTCCCTGACGATTGCGTACACTTGACTCTTGGTCAGTAACATCACTGCGTCGAACCTCACGCTTACACGAGATTTAATCTCGCATGAGCCCAATGACACCACATCCCAACCTGCTACCCGAGTTACCAGTCGTTCTACTCAGTTCACCATCACCCAATCCGTAATCGTCTCTCATTGCGTGTACGACAAGACTGCGACCCAACACGCTGTGTTCACCGTGTAGCGAAATCAGGTGATCGACAATGTCCACTCGGACGGCATGCGTTTCGCCGTGTGAGTAAATGTTTCCCAGGTCACCGAGGTGACGTACGTTGCTGTGTGGACCGCCGTGCGGCATCCCATGCGGGTTTAGGTGATCGCCGGCGGACGTACAACCGTTGGAAACGTCTCCGTATTCGTGAACGTGAAACCCGTGATCACCGCGTGGTAGGTTGTGCAATTCACCGTACACGTGCACAGGGGCTTCGTTTGTGATCTGCAAGAGTTCCACGCGACCGGTTACGTCGCCACCAATAACACAGACGGCTCTCATATCTTATACATGTAGAACCCTATCTATCTGGTCACGAGTCTTGTGTAATAGTTAACGGATGGGTAAATTGCCACAGTCAGACAAACCACTATCAATAGCATGATCAGTAGTCCGATCAAATTGGGTTGAGACGACGATGCCTGCCACAATCTACTGTAGTAGAAAAGGGAGACGCTCGCCGCCACTAAGCCCAAACTGTACATTAACCTATTAATTGAAAATGAGTGGACGTTCAGTCGTTCGTCGTGTCTGGCGCAAAACCACCTGAAGTACGCCCACGTGTCGTTTGATGCAAGTGCGGCGCCCAATATGTCCCTCTCATCCAAGTCCACCACCTCGTCACCGACTTGTAGGTCGACTATCTGTCCGTTGCTATTAATGTCCAACTCGGTCAAGTAATCGGCCAGGTGTAGCATGCTATCTACGAAATACTCCTCGGTTTCATCGATCACAAACGTGGAAAAGTGTTCCGGTAGCAACTCTATGACCTCCCTGGAATCCGCATCAATCGACTCGTAGTGAGCTGCTAGGAACGCGCTGGAGAGGTCGTTCAGATACCCGTTTGGAAACATGGCGCTGTAACCAAATGGGTCCCAAATCATCAGTACCAGGTCCGCCACAGTCAAAAACGTGAGCGCTAAATTGATAACCGACGCCGCGGCACCCACGGCCTTTACGGTGGCTTTGGCCACTGTCGTCACGGTGGACACAAAAACCCTGTTCAGGGAGTGGATCATGGCTGCCTTGTACGTTTCACCCAACAACGCAACTGTCATTCGACGACTTTGAAGCATGAGCATGCGTTTTAATGAAGGTATGAGCACCTTGTTCAATTGCTGTATCATGTTGGTTATGGTCGACTCGAGCACATTAAAACCCATGTCGGTTATGATGCTCATGATAAGTGCGTGATCGTCCAAAAAGTCCATGATGATTTGTTCGAGACCCTCGGATTTGTTTTCATAGCGTTCAGACTTTGTGAAGACGTTACGACGGGACGCCGGCCTTCGATCCGCGTGCACGCGCATGACCCGCGCTCGCTGGTCTAGCATGTCCTCCATTATACGCGCACGCCTATTCACCTCACCATGTTCTATGAACCGGAAACCCTGTTCGGCGGTGTACTCCAAAACGTCGTCGGAGCTCATTGGAAACACGTTGTTGATAAAACCCTTTTCAACGTCAGGTCTCACCGCGCCGTCGCGCACTCTGTACCACTCCTCCAGCATGGTAACACCTGCCGCTGGTGGTGCCTCGGGTAGAAGCGTTGAAGGTGTGACGTAGTCAAAGTTGCGAAAGTCGTCGAGAGCTCCCGTTGCCGTCATCTTGAAAGTGCTATACACCGACTCGCCCAATATAAAAGACACGAACGTTTCGTACCACGGCTGTGTGCAGCTGTTGTACATTTCGTTCCTACCAAAACGACGGCAGTACGGTTCGTTGAAGCGACCAAACACCTTTTCAGGAAAGTGTGGGTCTGAACTGAGGACTACATCAAACCCCGGCACGTCGTCCACGCCCCTGACCACGTGTTTTGATGTGCGTAGGTACGGAGAGTTAAACCACGCCTTGGTCATGCTGTCCACCATGACACACCGACCAGTGTGAGGGCTGTAGGTGAGCTCTACCGACTGCACCTTGCCATCCCGCGCGGCCGCGGCCGTGTCGAGGTTGAAGCACGCGGGCTGATTGTACTGAACTGCCACGTTGGACGTTTGAGTGTAACCGCCTATGGGACTCTTCAGGAAGTCTATAACACCAGTCTCGGTGTATGGAAAACACGACATGGCCTCGCAACCTCGTCTGGAAAACGATACGCGTACAATTACCGCGGTTTTCCGGAGCATTGAAGGGGGCACGTAGTAATCATTATTGTTTGCCCACCTAATCGTGTAATCAATGGGAATGTGCGGAAAGCGACTGCGCCACTTGTTGATGTATGCAAGCGACTCACGATTAGATAGATACCGTACCGCGTCTATAATGTCTAGTTGAGTGGGGACGGCCATTGTGGCCTTAAACTATCTAAACATTCACAATCGGTTATTTGTGTCAACAAATAAAAAAAATTAAAATGTTGTAAATCATCTTTAATGAACAGTCATTAATGCCTCACTACTTATTTTTATTTTCTTTGTCGTAACCGTAGTTGTAGAACTTGTGGTCGTGCTTTCCGGGCATGATTTCTCTGCACATTAGCCTGCGCGCATAGGTGACGTCATCGTATGTATCCTGCTTGATGTTATTGTCGTGCAGCGTGGTGGGTTTCAACGGCTTGCGATTGTTGTTGTAGAAGTCGTGCAAAGCGTACCTGTCCATTGTGCAAATAGTGCGCTGCAGTGTCAAAGTGCGTCTGATGCTCTTATTGTGTGCACTTGATCGGGCTACCGTGTTATATACTCTCCCGTTTATCATTTTTAATCTTTTTATCAATCAACGCAAAGAGCAATTTGATAACATAGGACAAATATAATACGTAGCTTTACCTTACCCAGTTCAATCACTGACTCTGCAGCAGGATGGGTAACTACAAGTCTCACGTCTACATTTTGGAAGACCTTGAACGTCACGAGTGTGACAAGTGCGTTTACACTGTACGAACAAGCTTTTGCGATCAATCCTACGTGGGGTGTAAAGATTCACCATTCAGGATCTATGGTGATAGAAAGAAGACGCCCATCGTTGAGCAAATCGAGTACATACATCAGTCTTGTGTCAAAACGAGAGAGTCTAAGAGTTGCACTTTCGTCACCATAGAGCCGTCTGTAGAATGTTTGTTGATGCCGGAGATGTTGGGAAAAATCTTTTTTACAAAAACGCCGCAGACCTGTATTGTGGGCAACGTGCGCACCATACATGAACTAATCAACGGACCCAAGCACTTTGCCAACAACGTCAGCGTGGAGGGCTCCTTCATCTGTGATTTTAAAACTTTAAAACAAATCGACGAACTCAAACCCCTGTTTGACAAGTTTCCCGATGTGAGCACAAAAAACTTAATTTTCATTGCTACGAGTTGGAACTGTAAAGTTATCACAAATCTGAATTTGCGCAGATTTATCAAACTTAGGGACGAAGAGGAACATTCCGCAGACACGATCAAGTTAATTTCGCGTAGACACGGCGAACCGTTTAAAATTGTAGCCGGCAACGAAAAATCTACCACAGATTGAGCGACACCCCATTTTTGAAGAATCAAAACGATAAAGAGTTCAAAGAAAATGTCAAAATGTATAGACGATTTGTTAGAATTAAAAAAAATTAAACCTGTTGCAACACTTTACTGATTTATTACTTTCGCAGACTCAACTGCAAAGTTCTTGTTGATTGGCGTGAACACGTGTTTCAACCTAAGCATCAAAACCCCGTCTCTGGCACTGTATATCGCTCCACTGCTCAAGATCCGCCACTCGTCCTTTCCGTGACGAAATTCGAGCGCTTTGTAAATGCACCTCCTATCATTCACGACCTCGTCACGTAGTCTGTAGGTAGATCGACTAATGTCCCTTGACGTGGAAAGTGAGGTAACCAACTCGGTAATGTCGCACATGTGACCGTCATTGCACGTCACGCCATCGACAAGTACGACGACGTTGTAATCGTACAGACCGTTGTCATTCATCTCGTGAGCTAACGGAATTACCACACGATTTTTTTCTGGCACGTATCTGAACGACAGGTTCTTGTCCTTGTGGTCCTCGAATCCTGGTTTGAGCACACACAACACAACGTAATCGTCGTTTGATGTTACCAATTGTGGCAGACACATGGTCTTAAACTGTAGTAACGATTGTGCGTCTGTGTAGCCTAGGTCACTCAAAACCTGAATGTAATTGTCTACAAGCCATCGACCACGCTGACAACTGACGGAATAGTGCTGTGCCTTGAAAATGTTGACCACTGGTCCATCGCACACCGTACTGCTGCTCAATTCTAGCTTGTCGAATTCTTCATCCACCAGCCGTTCTACCTCGTACCTCACTTCATCACCTTTTCTCTCCACGCCACACACGGGTCCCGACAAGTTGAACATCATGAGCGTCGGCTTTGTGAGCGAACGCCGAGAAATCGAGTTGGAGTACACCATCTCACGGGTGTAGCAGTCGATCACCGTATCTCGAATCACGGTTCGTGACGCTTCGGTATCGGTTGGAAACAATACGCACATTATTAGAGTCGAATGATAACTAATCGGAAAGGGGTTGTATTTATACTGTGAAAGGATAGATAAAATGATTCAATGCCGCGGACGTTGTCAACCAATCACATTGTACAATGGATGTCCTGTGGTGTCACGAATCTATCGATTTGGAAATGATCCCTTACAAGGCGAGATCCTTGCGCGCGTTAGTTGTTGAACATTTTTTACAGAGGGTACGACGCTCGGGTCGCATGGAGTGTGACGAGGTGCTGGTCCTGAACAAGGTGTTGCATAACAAAGAAAGAGAAGACTTTTGGATGAAGGTGTTTACAAGCAAAGATTCCAATTGGCGGCACGGTCCCACTTTTGTAACACAGAAAAGAAAGCCTTTGGGTAGAAGACCGTACGTGAAGTGGCCAAAAACACAAAAGAGTATCTTACAAAAATTAAAGATCCCTCAGGTGGTGGTGTACCGTTCGGACTACGATTACTTTTTGTTGGAGCGTATTGAGGCATAAAAGAATATGACACTTTTTGTACCAGTAGTTTAATATAACTATACAAGCTAAATTATGTGTATCATTTATTGACCTAAAATAACATTCCTGTATACTTTTCGATGTCTACTTTTCAGGTGAGGCTGCCCTTTCATGTACGACAGCTTCGTCAACGTAATCAACCTTATTAACCTCATCGACAACGTTTGCGTGTTCGGGCGACAAATCAATGTCCACTTTAGTTTCCTCGTACACCGGCTGTTGTGATTCGGTTTCACTTTCATCGACAGATGCGTCATAATTTAATTCGTTCACCTTGCCCGCTTGTAAAAGCTTGATCACGTCCTTAATCTGAACCTGCAGTTCGTTTAGGCGCTCGTCCACACTTTGAGTTCCTACAGTTTGATTTAACTTCTTCTTAAGCTCGTTCTCTACCTCAACCACACGAACGTACGTCACGGCAATGTCTTGCTGCGTCTTGACGATCTCGTTATATAAATCTTTGAACGACGACATGTGTGTGTACTTTGTGAATTAATCTTATATATTGCTCGCGACCACACTTGTGACCGTGTCTGCCAACCATGCACACCTCGACCGAATCTCAGTGTGTCAACGATGGAATCTCAACGAAATCTCAGAAACGCGCATTTGTCACCACACACCACATAACCTCACAACCATTTTCACAGTGCGTAAAGTACCTATTTTCCGACCTCAGCGCCTATTGGATACACGCCATGGGTCTGGACGATGTCAATCACTTTAGGCGTAACGAGTGTGTTACAGTGAAAGAGGGCTTTGTAATCTACTCGTGTGACTTGGTGACGTTTGACCCGGAGTGTGTGGAATTGAGCACTCCTGACGACTTATCACTCTTCGCGGAGTGTGTCGAGTCACCGTTGCTTGGTCTCCTGCTTCACGACAGGTGGTACAAGGGTGACATGGTAAGACTCAAACGTATCATTCTCAGCGGTGACAGGACTAGACTGGAACAGTTTGTGACCAACTGTATCTGGGAACGCGGTTACGAAGATAACTACACTCTGGGACAACAGCTCAGCATTAGAATGACAACGAACCTAATACAGAGCGGCTTAGATTTTAAACACAACATGTCACAGAACACGATGCCGCGAGGACGTGGATGGAATTGCGTCAAGTTTGAAAAGGTGTTGACGTCCATCGCGTCCGTGACCGACATCACCAAGCGATACAAGTGTGGACTCACTTACGTCGTGCTGGAATTGTGTCGTGCAAACGCGCAACACACACTGTCGCTGCTTAGGACAAACTTTACGAATGTGTTTACAAACACTTTGTGGGACAACGTGTGCCTGATCAGGGACACGGTACACAGTGCGGAAATCTTAAAACGTCTGTACCAACTGTTCAAACTTGGCTGCATCAACCTACTATTTGTAACAGACTCCGAAAATTACCTGCACACACACAGGCTGTTTTACATTTACAATTCCATGAAATTTTATTACTACTGTCTTAGTAACCGATTCGTGTTTTATGCCGACGACTACGAGACGTTGTATCTAATCCACACCGTGGTGATGTTGGAGATAATCAACGGCGGCTTCCTAAACTCCTTTACCCTCGAAAAATCGCCGATGATGCATCCTTTGGAGTTGAATTCAAGACGTTGTAACGCGTTAAAGCGGGCGGCCCTGTACAATAAAACCCTTTCCAACGACATGGAGCTGAAGGTCGACTTTATAAAGGGTAAAAGGATCACCACCGGTACACACCATCCCAGTAGGGTTGTGCAAATACAGCTGTGATGTAAGTCTCGCGTATAGTAAGGTAACCGTGTTGGTAGTTATTACGTCACCTTTCCACGATGGTTAGACGAGGAAGACACGCTGGTCTGTTGCTTATTACCGAAGACGATTCCGCCATAATCTTACAAGCTAACAAAAGTTACAGTGACAGCGTCAACAGAAATCTAAAATACAACAGACACATCCCGTTTGTCGAAAAGTTGAGTATACCACGAGGTAGACACGACGTCGGGGAAAGAGATTACGAAACGGCGGTGCGGGAGTTCATTGAGGAGACCGGACTTGTGTTTGACAGGGTATGCGTTTGTAGCGAACCATTTGTGCTAGAGTGGCAAGACGACGCAAAGGTGTACAGATACGTGATGTATGTGGCATTTCTCATTGGAACACTGTACTATCTAAAAAAGAGACCCAATAGCTTTGTTGTGAGACTCAAGGAGCGTGTTGTGGATAAGAACGTGTATGAATACGAGGTAGATATGCTACGGCAGAGGTTCAACTCGCAAGAATTGGTGCGACGCGCCGAAGTCATGAGTCTGAAAAAATACGTCACGTACATGGAAAGTAGACAACTGTGTACATACAAGTACAGTAATTACAATTTTTTCTTTGAGTACGTGTTTCACGTCAAAGCGCTTTACAAGAGTGGAAGGCTCGACAGGTGGTTTGAAATGGATCTGCAGTGGTGTGTTGATGCAGAAAAGTACAGAATGGTCTGTTACTAATATAAGGAAAATGGCATTCGAATACACGGGTGGTCCAATTGAGGTGTTCATAATTTCCGACGAAGAAAAGGGTGTAAACGGTTACGCTGAGGTTACGGCCGTCTGCCAACTACTGTCACCGTACACCAGGTTGACACCGACGCAGTTGTGGAACACCACCCACCCGTCGTACAGAGTTCAAAACGCCGGTAAGAACTTTATACACGCCATAGCCGTGTGCAAACACATCAGCGCGATACCCGAAAATGAATCGGCCGGGTACGCAAGTCTGCGTCGACTCGTAAGGGATCTGTTTGTCGGAGATCAACGAGAAGTGGAGGATGAAGTGCGACGCGAGTTGGCAGGTCTAAAGGTAGCCGTGAGTGAGATCGGAGAGGTGTTAGAGTCGAGGCCGCGCGATTCGGGCACAACACTCAGCGACTTTAATAGCTTGTTACGCGTACTGAAGGCCGAGCTAATATCGGAACTGCGGGGCGAGGTCGCGACAAATGCGGTGGACGCGATCGTCGCGGACGATCAGTTCAGCGAGGTTTAATCATGCAGCTGGTCGCGTACATGTTGTCGTTTCGTTCAGATACACATTGTGACCTAGACATGGTCGACTATGTGTTGCAACACTATTTCGTCTGCAAGTACTGTGTGCACCACGCAAACATTTCCATCGCGGTGTGTGAGGATCGTGCGAATTTGGAGTACTTCAACGGATTCATCACCTCTCCCTACAACGATGTGTGGCGCGTCAGTATCCTGGAATTGTGTGACGTGGTTAAGCTAAACGTGCTCGTGAATAAGTGTAGCGTGGAAATTTTATAGGTTATGTAATAAAAATCATTTGTTGGTAGTACTCATTTTTATTTTAACAGACGACATTAAATGGTTACCAACCACTCCTTAATTACGTTACCGACGTCCCGCTCCTGTGCGTTCACGATTTTGCTTTCATCACTTAAGTGATTGATGTCATACCCGGCAATCGTCAACATCCTGTCAATGTTCTGTATCACGTCGCGGGGCGACGCTACTCTAATGTCCAGCAACCCGTCCATGTCGGAGTAGATTCGGTTTAACATCTTGTAACTCGGACCGTTGCCCGAAATGTACTGCAATTGCGTGCTATTATCTCCAAGTGACTTGATCTTCACGCCAAAGTTGACCTTTTCGTCACACGAAAGGTCGTCGTCTTCGTCACACGTGAACACAGACAAATCATCATACTCTTTACCATTTGATCCGTTCAGAAGGTTTTTAAGTTGATTCTCCAAGACGTCGAGACGTGATTCACACAGTTTCACCCTTGCATCGTCGGTAGTACCCCACAGCGCCTCTCCAATCTTACTCAAATAGTAATTCATGATCTGTACTAAACGCCTTACCCTTGGTGTTGAAGCTGTACGGTGCCCTAATCTGCTTTGTGGAAACAAACACTTGTTTATCCACGTAGGGAAAGAACTCTTTGATCAGCACACTCGTGTTGTCGAGATTAATATTTGGGTAAAGACTGGCAATTTCACGTCGTATCCACGTGTTGGTGAACGCCTTGAGGAAACAATCGTTGAGCGACCCAGGCTGCACAAACAACTTTACAATCTTGGTGGGTGGTTGTAGGATGTTGTCGTAGTAGTACGTCCTTATCGACTTGTCGGCCTTTAGATCAAACTGCTCGTCGTTCAACCATATGTGCAGACCCCGGTTGCCCGAATACATGACGCGCGTGCAGTTGTCACCAAAGAATGCGCCCAGGGTGGCGTGTGCTATCATGTTCTTCAGTGCGATCCGCCGCGGATCGTTCTCGTTGTGATCGACGTCGATGACCCATTCCCGACTCCCGTCAATCAACATCTTGACGTGAATATCCTGGGCCCCACACCATCTGACACACCGTTCAAAGTCCTCAAAGGTGTCAAAAGTCTTGTTCTTGGAAAACTGCGAGTCGCTGTGACGCCACGTACCGTCCGGTTTCATGAATGCCCAGAATCTATCTTCCTTGTATCGCACACCGTACCACACCTTCTTTAAGGCATCGCTGGTGTACATGGCGTAGTTTTGAACCATGTCCGAAATGATGCTGTTTGTAGTGACAACGTTGGTGATATGTATGGTGGTGCTTCACTGGACCAACCTCAGGTTGCACGCTCTGGACCAGCGACAAGAAAACCGACTAGTAACACACGACAACTCGGGTGTGCCCCTACTAAAACCACCGGCTGAAGTTGATATAAATGAAAACGAGTTATCGTGTCACGATATCCCCACTCCTTGTGCGTCAAACGCGGATTGCCAACTGTGTTCCGAATCCCTCGCTTCGTGTCAACGCTTTGAAGAAACTGTAGTGTTGCAGCTTGACGACAATAGAGAGCTCACTGTGAATCCAGGTGAAAGTTACTGTCTTGCCCTGGACAATAGGAGCGCTCGCAGCTGCAACCCCAACACGGGCACTTGGGTTATGAGGAGAGTGGACTCGAACAACTACGCGTTAATTTGTCACTGCGACGTTCCTGGACTCGTCACTCAACTCAACATATATGAGGATTGCACCGTTCCGGTGGGATGCGCGCCTCACGGCGTCATTGCCGACGTCTACGCCTCACCCCTCAGGTGTCTGTGCGACGACGGATTCGTGTCCGAGATCAGCGACACGGGCACGCCGTACTGTCGGCCAATGGTGATGCGTGACGTTGTACTCAGACCCGAATTTTACCACCGACCACCGTGTCGCGACGGGTTCCTGCCGGCCGAACACCCAGCGTTTGACGTCGTGTACCGCAGACAAATCGGTGCCAACGTCTGTCTGCCCGATCCGTGCTCCATCGACCCACTGACGGGTGAGAGACACGAGGGCAGAGTGGTTTATGAGGTCGATGGTGGTGCAGATGGTGGTCCACTGATCACGTGTCGCTGTCCCGTGGACCAAAACCTGTATCCCGTGTACAACGTGTCTTCGATGCTCAACACACGATACACCGAGACCGACTCGCAGGTGGCCAACGTGTGTGTGAAACCGTTGAAGGTGGATAGACGAGACGTTCGTAGTGATCTAAAAGTTTTCTGGGGTAGAAACAGCCTCAGGAGTGATGCCGACATTGTATTTCAAGTAAACGAGGACCAGGTCAGTGAACCGTATCGTGTACTTTTGCAGAGGCGAATCTCCGATCACCCAACAGCGTCCGTCACAACAGGCATGGTGCTAAAATTTCAGATCGACACGGCGTTCGTAAAGAGCTCGGTCAATTCCACACAGAGGGACGTCTATCAAGGTTACATAGACTTGAATTACCTACGCACGCACGTTAACACGTGCCCTTTACCAGGTATAGGTGAGTGCACTAATCCGTTGGTGTGCGGTAACATAAACTGTTCCTACAACGCCTGCATACGTAACGTGTACTCATCGGGTTACGCCAATCGGTGTTTCTTCTTTCGCGTAAATCGGACGTTTGATGACCTGGGTAGTGTTGGATTGATATGCGTGTGGAACACTCCTCAGTATTACGCTCAAGGTGGCGTGCCCGTCACGTTCTTTGTGAATGCGCTATGCGCCACGGACGGGGGATATGGTGTTGCAAACGATGTGCGCACACTGTATTTCACTGACAGTGGCAAGACTGTTGGTGAAAGCCAGTACGGTAACCTCGTGCAGCTGTTGGCCACCTATCCATACTACAATTCGTGATCATCGCGTCGATTGATACTCCGCATACGACAGACCGACGCTGACATCTGGCACGACGATCTTCTTGATTCCAAAAAAGTTTAGCACACGCTCCCAGAAGGAGTAGTCGTCGTGGCGTCTCCTGTCCATGTACATCATTTCAGCACGACGTTGCATACTTAAGTCGCATTGTCTAACCGATTTCGACAATTTTGTTGTAACGTTACACGTTACGGTCGAGCTTGAGTTGTTGTACACGAGAGCCAAGTAATTGTACAGTCGCTCCATGGACGCTCCGTTGGACATGCTCACGGGAATTGTGTAGTACGCGTCGACTGCCAGAAAATCCGAGTAGTTGCCCCGATGTATCGACAGCGTGTCGACGTGATCAAACGCCGCCGTCGTAAAGGCGCAGTCGTCGGCACGGTACACGCTGTCGTGATACACGTTACCACAGCGATCGACACACAGATACCGACACGTGAGGTCCGCGTGCACAAAATTTAAAATCAGATGACCACTGCGTGCGTGAACGTTAAATTCAATTTGTTTGCAACGAACGTCTTCGTGACTTCTAATTTGCACCACGTCATCTTGTATGCAAAACCTGTAGTTTCGACGACTGAGTGGACCAAGCGTGCCCGTGCCGCACGTTAAAGACGTCCACCAAAACAGTGTAAGCCAGGAAATCAATGAAAACATGTTGACAGTGTGTAAAGATTTATTATTTAAGAAACACTTTTATATTACCCCGATTTTACAGAACGACGTACACCGTGTATCGCGAATTCTGCAACAGTCTTCTGTATTTTTTCAGTAGGTGCATCAATATGTCGTTTTTACACTTCTCAAACAGACGTGTATCACCTTCCACCAGTTCAACGTGTGTGAATATGACGCTGTCGCTCTTCACACGTAGGGTCATGGCAATGTCGTGAGGTCCGGTGCGTGACGTTGTCACAATGTAAGACGAACGAGCTTCAGCCGCTATATTTTCGTCCGTGACCTCTCCTCTGGCACACTTTGTCGATTTCATCAGGTCGTCGTCGACGGCGTTCCAGCACCTCTTCAACATGATGTCCACTCAAAATGTACGATCGTTTAATGAGACGGTGTGTTATATATGCGGCTCGGAGACGCCCGCTACCGAAGTACCCTGGTGGTACACGTCACAGTGTAAACCAACGTTTTGTCGTGATTGCGTGACATGATCACGTCATTAAGGTTCAATAAAAAATGCTGTTAGTGTCGATTCTGCTTGTTGTGTTAGCTGTGATAGTGTACTCTTGGTGGACGACAACTTTCCGTTCAAACAAACAACGGGTCTGTCCACGTCCAGATCCAACCGACTGTTCTAGATACTACAACTGTGCAGACGGTCTCATGGTGTGCGCCCAGCATCAGCGATTCAACTTGGAAGAACGTCACTGTGAAGACTATTACCTGACGGAGTGTGGCGAACGAAACAGTAATCCCTTCCCCGTGACGAACGCGCTGTGTGCACCATTCTACGCGGGAGAGTCGACGATCGATAGATTTTCCAACATTAACTGCAATCAATACGTGGATTGTGGCTCGACTTTCGCGACGGTTATATCATGTCCCACGGGCCAACTCTATTCGATCGCGCATCAGGAGTGTCGTTCTGCCGACGAAGTCGAATGTGGTATACGAGTCTAATCGTACCAAAAATCGTGCACCGACGAATCCACGCCGACGTCTTCATCCTCCTCAAATTCGTTTGAAACAAACTCGTCCGCTTCCTCCTCTTCCTCCTCCACCAAAAACGTCGTACCGTCCGGGTAAAAGAATCGCATGGTTCTGATGTATTCGGCGGACTTTCTCTTATTTACAATCAAGTGACGTCTACCACTCCTCGTCCAATCCACGCCACCGACAAGGTACCTACCTCCTACGTACAACATTAATGATTTTGTTAACCACAATGGGTGTCCACCGCTGGTGACTTGAAGACGAATGGATTTAGACAGTGGCATTAGATGAAATAAAATAATAAACTACAATGATAAATGTGTCTTTATTTGTTATCGCACAGGCGTTAATTGTTTACATACACAAACACTATGGGTGTAAGCCACAGTGAAAATAGACACTGTGATTCTTTGTTTGTCGTGTTGATCTTCGTCTTTTCCTCCACGCCGTTGAACACGGTGCACACTATAAAGTCCCTAGATTCACTGACCTTCTTGTCAGCGTCAATCTTGAACAGATCGGCGTACAACTGAGGCGGCATGCGTGAAATCATCATCGGTTCATCGATGTTGTTGTTTTCAATGTTGTTGGCGTTGTCTGCGCTATTCAACACGTAAAACCTCGACATGAATCTTTCCTTGTTGGTCAGATCCTTTGGCACCGACAGCAGCAAACCCTCTTCCATGGTGATTGGAATCGGTTCGCTTTGTCTCTGGACCTTGTGCATGTAACCACCCATAATCTGTTCCATGATGTTTATGAGCGACGCCTCGTGGGTCATGGACATCACGTGAAAGTCACCAAACGCACCCTTGCACAGTTTGATCTGCGCTTTGTCCCACATGTAACAGAGCCGGGGTCTACTTAGAGTCTTGAAGCCAAACGAGTACTGCGTCTTCTTTTCGGACTTGTCCACCTTGTACATTTGTAACTTGGTGTCGTTGTAGCGGAACAGACCGTGCGTCTCATCAAAGTATATGTGCGTCGCCATGTCGTTTATGCGATTGTACTTCTTCAATTCCATAATGTTACGGGTAAAGTCGTTGTTTGTACACTTCACCCTTTTCTCCGCTTCCAGCACATTTTCGTTGAGACGCCTGATCAGTTGTAGATCCCATTTGAGCTCCTCACCTTCTTCGTACCTTGGGGTTACTATGGTGAGCTGCGTTGTGGAACTCATTGTACGATGTCGCGCAAGCTAATGTTGCAATCTGTTTATCACCACGTCTTTTATGTGCGTTAAACGCCTGTCGACAATAGTCGTTAATGGCTCTGTAACTTTCTCGCATCGGTAGGACTGGGTAAAGACGAACACTTGGCGCTCGCCTGTCGCTGGGAGGTGGCAGGTCGCTTTCAATTACGTCCAGGTACTCGTACATTAGCACGTACTTTCTGTAGCAGCACCATACACAGTTTTGTAAACCTGTAACACACGTCATCTCGCAACGGTGGCAAGTTGAAAAGTTGTGCGTCGTGCAGCTGATCTCGTAACGTCGTCAACGTTTTTTCTGGTTCGGTTACGACGTCTGCGTGACCAAAAACGGTCACGGCGATGCGTTCCATCACCTTGTAAGTGTCTACCACGCAGTACATGCCCAGGGTATCAATCACGTCAGTGAGTGACGGAATGGGTTGTGTGACGTCCAGTGTGGCTATCGTCACCATCATCACCGGCACCTTCGACCGATGTTCGTGAAAGAGTCTGGAGTTGTCAAAAATCCAGGGTGGCGGTGACTGAACGTTCACGACGGTCACCAACTCGTCGAGTTCACCATCTGCAAGACGCTGCACGAGGTGGTTTAGCAGAGTGTAGTTGTGGTACGACCGCCTACACCACAAATTTTTCAACGTTCTAAACATTGTGGTCGTGTCCGCGTCGTGTAGTAACACGTCATCCGGTACACTTTGAAGCACCCTAATCACGTCACGCGGGTCTGGATTGGGCATGCGTATTATTTGTAAGGATGTCCGAGACGCAATACGAGATACGTTACAACTTGAGGTTTTACAGACTGCGTGAAGACGGTAATGTTGACGACAAGTACGTGACGTTTACCTGTTCGTTGACGGCCTATGAAATAGACACGCTTACGTTTCTGTTGGCCGAGTACTTTGACCAACAGCACTTGTTTGATTTCGACAAGCTAACGTTCTTCAACCAGTACAAGTACGTGATAGACGTGATCAAGCGTGACTACGAGGTCAAGAGTGACAGTGAAACTGAAATAAAGCAAATATTTCAGCTCTTCATAAACAACGACTTTATAGGACAGGTACCGTGTTTTCAGCTCATAATTAAACGTGTGGGCGTCTACCTCAACAGACCAAATGGTGTCGAGCCCGTATTTTGTGACGAATGCGCCACGGTTGGAAAGCTCAGGTGCATCATGTGCAGGGCCGTATACATGTCCGAAGCCCTCTCGTTGATGGACGCGGGGCTGCAGAACGGTTGGGACATATTTTTCAGACCAATGCTGGGCATACCGCTACTCTTCTTTGTTCTGTTGAAATCGGACACGTTAGACGTAGACGATGAAGAATTTAATGTGGATGGAATCATAACAAACATGCTATTACAATTCTTTCTCAACCTGCTCAGTGACCGGACCACACCGCAGTACTGGAACTTTGGCAAATGTAATTCCGTCATCGAGACGTGTAGGGAGTACATGTTGGGAATCAAAGATTGTGAACACTTGCTGTCAAACTTGAATGACGTAACATACAAAACTAAGATTTACACACCACTGCGTCAGTTTATGGAAAAGTGCTTTAACGTGAAACAGCAGGGTAAGCTCGTGCACAAGGTGTTCATCGGTTTCTTTCTGAGGGTGTTCTTGGAGGCCAAAAAACGTAACGATCAACGTGCGCTGGCGAAGGGTGCCAGAAACGTTGTAGTGTGTTTACCCGCCAATCTGGAGACACGTAACGTGTGCCGAGTACTGTTTAAGGATTACTCTGATAGTGAGTTTGAAGAAGTCATTGACAAGTTAGTCGGCATCAAAAGTTACCTACTTGGTGTGGTTACTCAAAACTACATCGCTCCCAAACAATGCGTCATGCGCATGTTTAATCAATACAGGTTGAACAACGACGTGAGCCGACTATTGCAAAGGTCCGCTTTCATTAATTGATATGACGACGTGATTTCTAAGGTTCTCACACATTATGGAGGACAGTCTCTTCAACAGGTCACGTGATGAACCACCGAGACACACTTTCAATGACGTCAACAACGAGGCGCTGTTGCAGACTTTAATTATGCGAGGCGTGGGCCGTCACATCAAGGCGGACGACTCCGCAGGTAAGCGTGCCATTCTGACCAGACTGGCGCCCAAAACGCGTGCGCTGAAACGTTTGATTTCGGGTCTCGAAGAAGGTGATGGTGAATTGATCGTCAGAGGTGCAGACGACGCTGTTGACGTGTTGGAAGTGGTTCACGCGATAGTCAACAGTAAATTCACACTCGGGGAGAATTACGAACCGATGGAGTCGTGATGGGTATGTGCCATGGATGGTATATATCGATTTCGGTAAGATAAGAACGAACATTACAGGAAGATGAGTAGTGGCAAAACCAGACTGTTCTTGACGATTGAAAAATTGAAAAATGCCATGGACGACACGAACATGGCATATCCATTCTGGGAAAAATTTTTTCCACTCTTGGGCAGTGCCACAAGTATCTCCCTAGACGTCTCGATGTTGGGGGAACTGATCAACGAAGCGGCCGAAACGGCGGAGCAGTTGATTCTGACTCAAGGAGGTGCGATATTCTCACAACACGTTCAGGGAGGTGTAGGTGGCGCGGTTGCCAGACCTACCGTCGTTCGTGGAATTATACCGCCATTGACCACCACCGCAGCCCCCGCCAAGTTCGATGAAAGTAAATATCACACACAAGCCGAGAAGTTGACGAGCTATCTAGTGTCCGCATCAGTGACGTCAACCATGTTCACGGTTAAGGATGTGGTGAAAATGTACCTGTACACTTTCAACGTGCCCAAGTACAAACCTCTGTTCGAAGTGCTTGAACAGACTTTATTTCGCAAAGATAAGGATTGTGTACCGGTCGTGAGCGCCGAGAACACCTCGTTGATTCTGGACAACCTTCGCGACCTCACCACCATAACAAACTACCGATTGGATCAAGAGGCCATGACTCTCATGTTGACGAACCTACATCGCGCCCTAAATAACGAACTGTCCAAAATGCCGCACGTTAAGGTTAAAGAGTACATTCCCGGAACCGGCAACGTGTACGAAAAGGAGGTCAAACCGTACAAAGCCCTAGCGGATAAGTTTGAACTACTCGTGGCGCAAAAAACGTCACATTACGTGGTTGCGGCCGACAACAAATTGACGTTCAGCAGCAACCCGTTCATGGTGGAGAACGTGGCGGCCGTCATAGAAAAGAACTGCGACATGAATCGCATGGTGTACAACAGCATCAACAACATTTTCATCAACGCAGTGGAACAGAGTGCGGCTGAAAACATCAAATTCGATTCGGCCGACTACAACAAACGTTTTAGGATCCTCGAACGCGTACGTGAAAATTCTCAAAGTAATTTTGTTGATAAGGTGGCAGTCGGCGACGTTATCACCAGAAAACGCACGAAGACCGCTGACACCCTATCGATCCAACCGCCGATATCGTTGAAAAAGAATAGAGTTTCCACAAATTCCTCTAAGTAAGGTAATTTGACATACACCACCATGGTTAGACGACGTCCCGGACGCCCTCGCTCAAGGCCACGCAGTCGATCGTCTTCTAACAGTCGTAACAGAAGCAGGTCACGTTCAAAATCGCGATCTCCGTACAGGACCAGACCCCGTTCCCGTTCCCGTTCCCGATCCAGATCACCGTATAGACGACGAAGCAACACGCAGCACCACGTTAATCAATATGTGTAGTCATAATAAAACAAAAGAAAATTAACATTGATTTTTATTGCACACCCAACTTCTGACCACACAGAGTGCACGACTTGACAAACGATACGGTCTCGTCACCACTCCTCAACTGTTTTTCCTCAAAAGAAAACACGTGGTCACACAACGACACGGTCGCCCCACACAGTCCGACAAGAGTGGTTTGTGACACGGACGGGTTGGGGACTATGACGTCGTCGGCGACGACTGATGCGCCATCTTTGCCCTTATTACCTACTTTGTTGCTGGTCCGTTTCTTGTTTAAGTTCGTGCGCCAATTTATGGAATACTTGAATAGTATGGCATCGATGGGTTCCTTTTTAAGCTTGCACGGTTTTGTGTCAAAATTTTTATTTTTCAGGCTTTCGTTAAACGCGATGTTGTCGTTCATCCTCGACGCAATTAGTTCGCAGGGACACTTGTGTGTGTCTGTAGCGTCGATCAAGGTCATAAGGTCTTCGTACAACCTAAAGTCATTGGTAGTTGTCTTCAACAACTTTTCTATGCAGTCGAGTCTTATCTGTTTTCGTTCCTTGTTGGAAGGGGATGGCACGTACGCGTACAGCATGTGAAACGTGTGGCCGCTGTTGTTGAAGTTAAAAGTACGGTTTTTGACGTTTTTAGGGTAATTCGTTATAAGGTACTGTACCAGACCGTCATAGTCCGACGTTTGTCTGAATTCCTTGAACACATTGAACTGATGGAGCGTCGTTGGACCGTCCTTCACAACAATTGGTCGTTGGTCAAGCGACATATCCTTATGATCGACAAGTACGAGGATTTGCGATCGGTGAATACAAGTACACTTATAAAATTTGAGTTCGTCGTCTTTGACGGACCACCGACACGTGATTGCGTGTGTGACACAAGGTTCAGAATTAGATCGGTGTTGTCACGTGACGAGATGAAGGATTTTCGAGCTAATTTCAAGTCGACGTTCAGACTGTCATACCTAGGTGATATGTTTACACTGTTTACGCGTCCCGCGGTATATAACCTGCTGAAAGAATGGTTGGTGCACGACGTTTACGACATCAATAAAATCGCCACCACCGACGTCGTGTTCTTTGATCCACCGCACGTTGTCGTGTTTGACATGGACAGCACCCTCATAACGGAGGAGCAAGAAGTTCGGATCAGGGACGATGCCATCTACAAATCCCTAGACGATCTAAAACGTTTGAACTGCGTGTTGTGTCTGTGGAGCTACGGTGACCGTGAACACGTGGTGCACAGTCTAGACAAGGTCAAACTAAACGGTTACTTCGACATTATACTCGCCGAGGGCCGACGAGTTGGAGAATATCACGTGAGTGAGGAGGAGGATGTCATGTACGAGGTCTACTATAAAAGCACCCCATTCTATCTCGACATAACTGATACCAAAAACATACCCAAGTCGCCCAGGGTGGTACTGTGGTACCTTCAGAAGTACAAGGTGGGTTTTTTCAAAACAATAACCCTTGTCGACGATCTGTACGATAACAACATAAACTATGACAATTTCGTCAATTTAAAAACGTGTCCGGTGCCAGTGAATGACTGGGACAAGTGGCAGCGTCAGATAGAGCGCTTCATCAAAGCCGACGACGAACGCCGGTGCGAAAGGTAGACGCTAATAAATGGAGACGTGACCACCTATAATCAGATAATTTATAATATCTATTGTAGTGTACGATGCGCTTAAAATGAGCGCGCGCTGCTCCATCGATTCATTTTGAAAGTGATTGTACATGTTTAGTGAGCTAGTCTGGGTGCACGTTATGTTGTAGATACCAGTGTCATTAACCTGTTCAATATCACTTATTCTGAAACGTACCACGGCGTACTCGTTTGAAGGACAGAACCTTTGACTTGCACCCCCTTCAAAGAAGTAATACAGGACACCCCCGGAGTTGTACAACACGGTCTTGTCTGGTTCCACCACGCACAAGCGATCTCCGTCACGTTCCATAACTCGAACGTGCGGACCGACATTCACGCGCGCTTCGTCGGCAAACCGTTTGGCCGCGGCCGACAGCGGGTTGCGTCGCGTCAACAAGAACAGCATTAACAGTGTACACAAAAGCATCACGGTGGTAATCATGTCCGTGGAGGACCTTATGATGTCGTACGAAAGTGTAGATAAAATCGAAAACGTTTCTTACCAGCGCATGTATTTCACCGACGGTGCTCGCATAGTGAGAAGGGACTTTGCCAATGTAGACTTTGTCGCCAAACTTTTCGCCTCCACCAAACCCGTGTCTCACGATTGGACGTTGGTGCCCAACTTGGCAAGCACGAAGATAATACCCTTTCTTCCTCACGACGATTATGTGCAAGTCAACAAGTTACATCCTCAGGTGTTTAGATTCACGACGCTGGGCAATAAATATGTGTGTACGCCAACGCGTGTGGGTAACTACATGGTGTGGCCCAAGATGAGCGCCTGCTTCCTTGGGTGGGCGCTGTACCTACACATCAACACCAAGTATGAGATGCGGCCACGGATACCGCTCTGCCATCACAGGGAACTGGGCAAGTTCAACTTGCTGACCAACGAAGATATCAATTTGGACGTGTCGTGTAAGATAACCAAAAATGATAGTCTCATGTTCACAAACACGGACAGCTCGCCCGACGTCGTCGTGTTTACCGCGGAAGAAGGTCACGAAGTCACGAATGTTAAATTCGGAAAACAATACGTGTTTGCATCCAACAACAAATTGTGGTTCGACTACCTTGTGAACGACACGAATATCGTGAAGTGTCTATTCAAACCAGATTACAGTTTTGTCTGTGACGTCATTGATTTAAACGTTTTGAGGTGGGACGGTGAGACGATCACGACGACGTCAAACTTTGAGGAGGAACCGGTGAAAAGTTCTTGCGGCGTCGTGTCTCCGTGTTCCAACTTCGAGCGCGAGTTTAATGAAACCATAGTGCAGTGTCTGAAGGTCGTAAGCGACGCGATGATGGAACAGGTGCCCGCCACAATGACTTCGGACGACATCTTAAATTTTTACCTAAAACACAGTGGATACTCCACGTTTTACGTGCTCATCATAGCCGTGTGGCAGTATTGCGAGTACACCATTAAAATGCACAATCAATACACGATCGAGGACATTCTGTATTTTCTCAAAACGTTGTGTGTACACGTGGGAGGTGGAAACGATCTACTAATAGACAATCTGATATACTTTTCAAACAAGAACACTGCCAAGAATTTCATGAACAGTCTGCAGTTCTTCGTCACGCCGGATCGAGGAGCTGAGGATTTCTTCAAGTCGATCAGTGCATATTACACGCTACACCTGTCAATATACAAGAAGACCGAATCGTGGGTGATAACGTCGACATCCATCAGAGAAGCCGAAGTGGACAACAGCGTTAAAAGTGTCGGCTTCTACAAGAAGTTAAAAGTGGGAAAGTATGACTACATATTTAACGGTGGTATTTATGAACACTACAAGAACCGAAAAGATCACTCAATAGCCTCTATGTTCGAAGCGTGTTCGGAGGTCACTGTCTCCGAACTACTGTTCAACAAAACGCTCAACTTCTACATGACACAGGAGGGACTGTTTGATGTTTGCAAGAAAGTCTACAGGGAACCGTGTCCGTTTGTGGTGATGAGTACTCTAAAGAAGAATTACGTCGCTAACAATCAGACGTACTTGGAACAAAGCACTTTTAGGAAGTTGTATAATTCAATAGCCGACGATCTCACCTTGTTTAAGGTGTACCACGCTCGCAATTTTGTGCAAGAGTACGCGTCCGTCAATCTGGCCCTGCGCGAGTGTGCCATGGTAAATAGTGACGTGATGGAACCGACGTCACGACAACTCGAAACCAAGTGGCGTGACCTGATGAACTACCTGCTCGAATGTCGGGACAGTGACGTGATACTAATAGCACTGCGAATTGAGGATACACTTCAACAGCCCATCAACAATGTTATATCACTGGCATTAAACGTAGACTTGGTGGGCATCCGTGTGGCTCTTGCGTGTCATTTCCTGTGGCCCAACTCAAAGTGTGAGATTTTTTTTTGGGCCTTGCTGTCGCAGTCGTATCAAGACTTCGAGGATTGGATGGAGGGTTACGAATGGGATGGCATTTGCACCGCAGCCGTGTTTGAGAACAAAAAAAAAATAACCGAGGGTATGGCACGGCTACTTGGACGATTGGATTATGGATGTACGGATATCATGGTCAAAGTGATGAATGTCGTTAGTGAAGCAGGAGCTCCGGACAATAAGAAATATGACGTAAAACGCGTAATCAAGAACGTGGGTGCGCTATACAAGAAGTACAAAAACGTCATCAAACAGTATGGTGTATTTTCAGACCTACTGTTGTCGCACAGAAAAGGTGAAAGCATGTACTCTTGGTTGACTCGATTCTACATGCGCATGTTTCTCCACGACTTTGTGGGGGACGTAAACGAGTTGAAGAGTGTGGTGCGCGGCTTCAGTTACTTTCGTGTATTTACGAATTTTCACGTGAACAATTCCAAGGTTTTAATAAACTTCTGCGCCTCGTTGGCCATTCCCGTTGACAATGAGAAGATGTGCATAGTGCTGTCGTCCAAACCAAATTGTGGTAAATCGTCACTCTGGGAACTGTTGAGCGGTCTAATTTTGGTGTACAAACAAGACAAGGAGCACTACAAACACAACAAGAATGAGAAGGACGAAAAGGTTAAACTCTACGAATCACAACTGTACGTTATGAACGAAGCACAGCAGTTCACCAAGGCCTTCCTAAAGAGTGTTGTGGACAGCACTAAGATAGACTCGGCTCGTTGTAACTACGGTATAATGGAAAAGTTTAATGACACGTCCAAGTGTCTAATCTGCAACAATGAGGACGACAAGATTTACGTGACGGACGGGTACGACAAGGCGTGTAGCAATCGCATTGGGCAGATGTATTTTGATCACGAGTTTGATCCCACACTAAAAGGGTTTTGTGGAAGCGTGTACGAGCACTATGTTAAGAAACGTTACGCTGAGGAACGTGACATTGTGGTTAAACTAAAAAGCTCGGTGCAGGCATTTTTGGCCAACGTGTTGATGCACAACAGTGACCCCAACGATGGTCACCTGTACTACAAATCCATTTTACAAAACGACGTCAGTTACAAGCACAACAAGAAATGTCTGTACATCTACAACTGTAGAATTGAAGCGTTGCTCTACGTGATGGACGTGAAAGAAAACAAAAACGCTCCCGAGTTTAGTGAGGAACACCTTTTAGACCTCATAAAATGTTCCGAAAAATACGTGGTACAGATGCTGCATCCCAAAAAACGAGCCTCGGTCAGCGTCGACTCCCTCTGTTCGGACTTCAAGCGCAAGTACAACACTTCGGCCCGTTTCTACAACGCCGACACGAAGATGTACAGTAACCTACACATTGCCACCAACGAAAAATACTTCAGACAGTACCCGCCCAGGTTTAGGGCCAATGTTGACGACGTCGTGTAGCTGATTTATGTAATAAAATACTTAGTGAAGTCTAAAACTTTTTTCATTTTTAACGAACAACGTTGCGCTGTTATTAACCTGCTTAAAGTTCCACTCTTTCAACACGAGCTGGGCGCTCGAATTGTTGATCAAGACACATATAGGTGTGGTGACCACTTTAAGGTACTCGGGTATGGTGCTGTTACTGGCGTCGACTAGCGCGTATATCATGTTGTTGGCCTCGTAGATCTCCATTAGACTGTTTGATTCACGCAACCTGTAGTTAACACCCTTGAAGATCACGAACATGTTCTTGAAACGCCTGATGGTCAGGTTGGAGGTAATTCTCTCGGGCACCGCGGCACCACTTGTGACGGAATCTAGGGTACCCATGATGACGGTGTTATGACCGGCGTCGTCTCCAAAGTCGACAATCTGTTCATACCCGACGGGTGACTCTATCACGCTCACCTTGCTGAAATTGTCGTCGTGGGCAATCCTTACGTTCTTTACCTTGGCACCGTTGATCCTAACCGTGGACGCGCCGTCGGGTGTGAATTGAATCGAATCTCCGGACTGACCGGAACTCTCGTTCAAAGAGTTAACGTTTATTTTGTCATTGATCCACAATAGGTACAGTACGACCCCAATCACCAACAACATCACTATGGTGCCCAACATATTTTATCTTATATAATTCTGCTGCCGTCACAGGGAAACTGTGCTAATCAGTGTAACAGCGCCCATGTCTTGTAATTCCTCCAGCAGCTTAACGATCTTGTCATCACCACAGGCCGTGGACGACACGTACACCACCACGTTAGTGGCGTGACCGAACAAGTCGAACAGCAGGGTTACTGTTTCGCGAGTTGAATTCATGACATCCACGTCAAAGGCAGACGTGACGTCATCAAACTCCTCGCTGTACAACCCGTACAACTTGAGTGCGTCGAGTAAGACGTGATTTCGGTAGAAACTACCATCAACGTTTTCTATCAAATCTCGCCCTAATCTCTTCAACAGCACGGTCTGTTCGCGCTTGAGTTCTAGGAAGCACGCGTGTTTACTCTTACCCTCATCGTGTAACGATTCCACGACGCCCTGTATGTAGAATTCGTCCGTGTCGTGGCGATCATCACAGGACGTTTTTGTGGACGGTCTGAACGTGTACAGCTGAAGCGTCATTGTCGCGTTATATAAGTATGTTGGTCGAAACCCAAACCGTTACTAGGTACAAGCAGAATTATGCTTTGTTTGTGTACAGGATGCTGGATATGTCCAGGATGGCGCCGTCACCGGAGTTGAGAACGGTGTTGGTCAAAGAGGTTAGGTTTCTGTACAATATTATGTGTCTTACAATATACGGACAAGTCAGAGATAGCATCGGCACGTTGGTCGACTGGGCCGTCGCGCTTGGATCCGACATCACCCTTGAAGTTTTCGGGGAGATGTATCAGACCAAACTGAATGAATTACAGTTGAGTGAACTCGCCCCACCCAGGTTTGTTTTTACGTTCACCGTAATATGGGACAGCATGCACCTGCTGTGTATGATGGGTGACGACATAATCGTAAACAGAGTTAAGTACGACTACAACACGGTGACGTCGTGTATACACAACCTAAAGAGTGTGTTTTACAACATATTCATAGTCCTCTTTTGTCCCATATGTGCAAAGCACTACCTAATTACGGATCCGTTTCCGTACGAATTTGAAAAGGTGGAGGTGGCGCTTTACAGGGAGAAAATGGGCGAACCCATTCAGTTGGTGGAGGAAATAACACGAAACTATTCACACAAAAACGTTTTATTAAAAAATTGTCTGGTATACAAGTCGATGGAGTTTCACAATCACGTCAACGGATACAGACCAATACAGCACGCGAAAGATGCTCTAAATGATTTTCAACGCATGGAGTGGGGACTCTACAAAACGTTGTTGGGATTATTGTAGCTCGGGGCACAGCCGCACAAACGTTGCCACCTTTTCATCCATCTCCCTGATCTGCGCCAACAGAATCTGAACCACCTCCTTGCATTTGTCGCCTTTGTCGTTTTTATCGTGATTAGAGACGTGACTTTCAATCAAGTTGTGGACGGCGTACTTGTTCAACCTAAGTGTCCTTGTCACGTGCGAATACACTTCAAACGTGTCGACGTCGAGATGTCCCAGACTCGTTTTTACGTCACCTTGGAGTCGCGCCCTTTCCGAAACGAACGCGATGGTAAACTCACCTTCGACGTCCCTGCGTTTCGCGACTCGATTTACCACCACATCAAACTTGTATCTGTTTCCGACGCGCTTAACTTCGCTTATAAGGAATCCACGCTCCGGAGACGCCAACACCAAGGTTGGTGGGTTTGCGGGATCGATAAACAGTTCAAACGACAGTAACTGCCCGTAGTACTTGCTGGGTACCAACACGCCACATTCGTGGTTGGAGACAATCATTGCGTAATTGTAAATGGACCCATCGTTAGAGGTCACATCCACCACCAACCTTACCCTCGGTTGAACGTTGGTCATTTTGTATCTCTGACGGATGGTTAAGTTGATATTATATACAACCGAAGTTACGGTACACGCACGTTTATCACGCGGTCTGAACGTTTCAGTGCTGTGTGTATGTTCCTACAACGTTGTAAACTTTGATTTAGATTGTGTGACGTCATATTTTTTTTGATCGCAGCAGGTATCAATTGCTCAGTAATCTATCGGGTCGAGGTTTTATTACCTTTACCCTGTTGTCGTTAAGTATAACCACCTCGTAAATGTCACCCGACACCCACGTTCCCCCCTCTTCACACACAAATTCACCAAACGAGCACCTAAACACACCGTAGCCCGCGTGCAACATTTCGAACGTCTTATTGGACTTGATCTTCACCAAGTTCCACCCATCGATGATACCCACCATACCGTCGTGCGGTCCGAGCGTCGTGTCAACTAGACTTCTGTGTGCGTGAAATTGTTGAAACGTCACCGCGTACTCGACACTGTGTATGTTATCTACAAAGGTGAACCTCTGTGTTTGGTCGTTGATGAACGTGATTGCGTCAGCCAAATCGACGCACACGCCGGTCGCGACGTCATATTGATTTTTGTTGTCGTACTTGTATCTGAACACTATCAAAACGTCGGTGACGTAAAAGTGCCTCGTCTCGGTCACATATTCAACCTGTAGTCCGACCACACGATTGTGTATTAAGTTTGCATTGGATCCTGCCACACCGTCAAGTCTGTCTGTGCGTAAGACACCGCCAAACATTTGCATGTCGTCCAACTGCACGTACATGTCTCGTCCGTTGACGACGTAGGCCTTTCCTCGCACACCATCCAACTTGAGCGCCCACATTTTTACGTCCTCTACACAATCGGTGTTGAATCTTTCCTCGACAAATGTGCGGTAACAGATATCGTTAATTATTGACGTGTGTGACAGGAACGGTCTCACGACTACATCTCCCAACACACTGTCCTCAATATTGTTCACGACACTGGCAAATTTTGTCAAGTGTGTTTGTCTGAGTTCACCCTCAAATTCAAACTCCAGCCTGCAGTTTGCCAATATTTCGTCAGATCCCACGTGTGAATTTATCGTGAAGTCCACTTGGTCGTCCGGCGTCAGCGCATTTATTAGTTGAATTTGTTTGGACGCCGTGAGCGGATCCAGCAGATCACCCAAGTTGTGTTCGTGGTAGATTTGCTCAAACTTCACCTCCACACCATCCGGCGTGACGTAGACGCGAGTTTTTGTTACACGTCTGAGTTTGACACAGCACGTGCTATAAATTTCGTAACACTCCCTAACTATGATCGGAATCAGATTTCGTTTGACGGGTACGACGACACGATTCGACTCTGCACACTTTTTCTTTATCTGCGATACTACTTTCCCGTTTGTCAGTCGAGTACGTACACCCAAATCGTCAATCACCTCGACGTATTCTTCGCGCACGGTAAGGTTTGCGTCCAGCCAGCACTTAAGACGATACAACACGTCCTGAGAGTAGGCCAACGTGTAAGAGAGCTCGCGTTCCAACGTAAAGTTTTCCATATCGTAAGGTGACACAAGTCACGGCGCGTGCATAAATACACCACATTCAACGCCACTTCACATACACTTCTGTTTTGCGTGATGGAGGTGATCGAGTACGGCTGTGAGCTCAACAACTACTGCGTATTTCAGGGCGTCGCCGACCTATTTGGATGCGACAATGCCGCGTCACCATGTAGTCGCGACGCCTACAATTCCAGGATGGATGGAACGTTTATATGTAATTATCACCTTGGAAAGTACTTCAAGATATTGAAGAGCAGCTTTAAAATCCCATCTGGAAAGGACAACAGGTCGTCGTTTAAAATGCTCGTGGGGCAGTCTTTACTGCAACAGGACAACACCAACAGAGTCCTAATTCCAATTGAACATGAAACGCACTTTAGCACGTCCACACGCAGCGCCATGGAGAAATTCGTCATTTACACAATATACGAGGACAAGGAGAAGATTGACGAACTGTGCAGGATGCTCATGCAGCAGGAATTTTTTCAGCAACCAATGTGGTTGCGTTACCAATTTTCCATCAACACGATCATGGGTATGGTAAAACCTTCGGTTCTGTGCGATAAACCACTACCCCTCAACGAAAAGAGGATCTTTGTCGACGAGGCCAACTACGAAAGGTTTTCACCGTTCCTGAAAAATCTTATTAACAGGTTGGTCAGACCGACCACTTTTACGATCAGCGGTTACACGTTAAACATCGAAAACGCCGACACGTGCACATTTACGACCAACGGTCTGGTGGTTCCAGCTCTGCACAACCCCAACGAACCCGTGAGACCCGACAACCCAATCATGCAACCCAAGTTTAGCATAAGGACCGTGCTTGAGTTTGACGGAAGGGCCACTCAGGAACAAAGAGCTTTGGACCTCTACGACGAGGTAATTCTGTCCAGACCGCTCCTAAACGGCACGCAGACCAACACCAACGTAACCACGTAACTGGTCTTGCACGCAACGTCAGCCACAAATCAATTAAAAAGCGGTCAATTGTTGTTTGTTAAGCATTCACGACATGGACAGGTCGAGGAGTGACGAAAAAAAGGTGGATAACTATCGTACAGTCACTGAAATCGTCGACGCAGACAACGTGTACCAGAAGGATTTTGACGTTACTGACCTAGTACACAAAAATGTGTCATATTTGAACAAGAAAAGTAAACGCGAACTGTATCTCATGGTGGCCAAGTACTACGTGGAGGTGGTGCGCGAACTGAGTGTTCCGGACATGAGGACGCTGTTTAGTAGCTCCTCAATGTCCGACAACATGTTTTCGTTTGTGTACTACTCGCTGGCGTTTGTCTACAATCAACTGTTACCACACAACATGCAGTTCATCGACATGAAATTCTTCAGGGTCGCAGAAAGAAAGATGTCCGTACCCACGGACCCCATAGTTTTTTACAAGAGCCTGGACAGCGACGATTCTACTATCACGTGTTACGTCGACGCGGCGAACATACTGCGCATCTTGGAGAAACCGTTTGATGTGGACGTCAAATTCGAGACTGACGATGACAAAAACGAGATGTTTAAAATGATTGACCGCATCAAGATGGTTGAACAAAAACAGAACCAGCAGTCGTGTGTCAACAGGATAATGTTTGTCGACAATCAACCGGCGCCTAACATTAACGAAACGTACGTGACACCGTTGGTGACGTTGCTCATATTGTTTTCAAACGCGGCGCTGGACCTGTTTAAATTAATGAGGTCGGATTTTCAACAGTACTATCACTACCTTTTGAATCACGAAGCGTTGGTAAAGGAACGATCGATTCCAAACGTCACGAACCTGATAACGGGTCACTTTACGTTCACCGTAAGCGGAGAGGTCGACAAAAATCGCAAAAGTGGATTGGTATTTAAGAAGTAAATTTAAATTATAATTACTTGATATCAAATAATTGTAAGTTAAATAAAAATTGTTGTTTCACGTTGTTGTTTGTCTTTAAAAAATTGTAACTTGCCCAAATTTTACAATAAAAAATTGTAACTCGCCTCAAAAGAATTGCAACACGCCATTAAAAAGTCGTATCTTGCAGTAGAATAAAAAAACTCTGTATACGCTTGATAGATGTATTATCTGCACGCGGTTTTCGCCTCGAACATATTATAGTGCACGAAATTGGCGGCTTCGGCCGTTAGACCGACGTCCACGAGCATCGAGTACACCCCCGCGCCGTCGATGAATTTCGTGTTGTGTCGCCAACCCACTTCACACTTTCCCATTCTCTTCTTGAGTTCAACCCATTTAATCACGTGTTCGACGTACTTCTGAGGTTCGTTGATCTTGAGTGAAAACTTAGATACGACCTGCGCCAGTCTGTAGTACACACCACACTCGGGAGTGACTATGTACTCAATGTCGTCTGTGTGTCCAACGACGCAACCCTCCACTTGCACCGGTTTGGGTCTGCGTTTCTTGGTCTTGGTGATGGGTGTAAGGAAGTCGTAATTGTCGACGTCCACCATCGTGTCTCTAAAGACATCGTCGTTACCGACTGTGGCCATCGCCAACTGTCTAAACCCCTCTTCCTTTAGACATATCGTGTTGTCCTTCCACGGGTTGATGTAATTCAGCCATAGATATTTGGTGTTCGTATGCCTTTTTAGTTCACCCCACAGAACCACGTTCACGTCATCCACGTACTTGTTGATACAGTACGATGGGGAGCAATTTAGAAACGCCGCCACTCCTACACCCTTGAAGTAGCGTTTGTTGTTGAATTCAACGAACTCTACACCGTTGGACAGCACACCGTAAACACACCTCACGCTGTCGTACTGAAGCGGCTCATCGTCCTCACTGGACTCGTGATCTTCAAGTGCGAGACTTCGTACAAATCTGTACAGCAGTTTACATCGAGGACCCGCACTGCGAAAACTTGCCAGCGCGCGAAGTCTGTTCAGTTCCACCAGTAACGTTGTCGGATGCATCGTCGATTTGACACGCGGATGCGTCATTCTGAGATCGGCAAGGGTGACCACGTGTTTGACACCAACCTTTTGTTTCAATCGGTACACGTTAGTGTTCAGGCAGGCTGCGAGCTGTTTAAGTTTGAGATACGTGTGGTTTGTGCCCACATTCAGCACCACTATAGGGTGTACGTCGCAGAAATACACGGTTTCCCTCTTCATCTTACACACACACACCTTTTTGACAAGTTGACATCATATAAGGATTTATTTTACGACATGAATCACGACTATTCACACAACTATGTGCCCGACGGTGCGCACAGACACCAAGATATTGAAAAGGTTCAACGTGAAATCATACAACAGCACAAGTACCTGGAAACGCAGGTTAATAAATTAAAAGACACCATTTACAGCATGCGGCAACAGTATTCACAATGTGGGGCAAGCTCGTGCGGTGAAGGACACAGGGTCAGAATTAACAGCGCAATAAACGACGTTCGTGCGTATGGTGGTTACGGAATAAAGAGATTCTAATCTAAATTGTGTGGGCGAAGATTTACTGCACACACGAATTTAATTAAATTACCTTTGTAGCGAACGCCTCAGTGAATACACAACCCCGCAGACCTACACATGGATCGCAGATACTTTGACGCCTTGTGTGTTTGTTACGCGCTGGGTTTTGTGTGTTTAATGGCTTACAGAAACAGTGAAAATAAACTAAAAAGGCGACTTGTGGCGTTCGTACTGTTTGTTTTTGCACCCATAACGTTTCTTTGCATGTGCGCATGTGCAACGCTGTTGGTGCCCGTGCTGGCTTTCTACATTGTGTGTCGCAGTGTGTCGGTGTCAAAAAATAGATGGCGTATGCGTAAGCAACAGGCCATCCACAGACGCCGACTGAGGTGTGTGGTTAGGTGCGCCTCAGTTGTCGCGTACTTGAAGAGGCGCGTTAGTGCAAAGAAGTCACGCCGTTTACTAGTAGCGATCGTCCACTCGGTGACCGCCATAAACTACATGACCAGGTTGGTCGTGTGTCATTCGCAGTCAACGTGTCCCGTGTGCCTAGAACGTATGCTTGCCGACACCACCGTCGTGATGAGTTGCAGACATCGGCTGTGCCACGAGTGCCTGATTAAATTACCCGCACCGTCTTGTCCGATGTGTAGACGGGTGGTTTGGATAGCTGTTTACAACTGTTCACTCAATAAACGTTAATCGTAATCACTGTTTTTTATTGTAAACTGTGGGAACCGTGAATTCGCACTTGTACCCGTCTGTGATCCTGATGGGAACGTCAAAATAATCATCTCCATCCTTGTACCTACACTGACCACTGTAACCCTCAATTCGTTTCAATTCGCCCTTATCCACGTACTCATCGTCTTTGAGGATCACCTCCTGCAACAACACACCGTCGTGACACAGGTTGTATCTGCCGTTTTCGAGAACGTCCACAAATACGCCACTGCCACCTTCGCCACACTCAGTTACGGTGCACGTCTTGGGATCCAAAACGATCTCACCCACGTCTCGACTGTAAGTCACGAAACGACTGATCAGGTTCTCATCCAACAACGCTCTCTGACTAGCTATTTTACTGACCCGACCAACCATACTTCCCGACAACTCCGGCATGTCCCGGACGGTAACCTTAAACGCGTCGTTGTTTATGGATACATTGTCAACGTTGTAATCCACACAAGTTTGTGTGTAGGCGTCGTAGACCTGCGTGGGTAGGGTTATGTTTAGTGTGACGTCAAACGGGTGCACGAACGTCTTGTCGGACACAAAATCGGTCGTGTCGCACTCTAAAACGTTCACTATCTTGTGATTAAGACACGTCAACCTACCGGTGTCGAATGATATATTGTCACCGTGTATGGTGTTTACAACTACACCGCTACCGTTTTTAAGGTCAACACAGTCACTATCAACATCGCACACGTGTACGCCGTTTTCGAACGACACGCTACCGCACGTGTGTAACAACAGATTGTTGTTATCCAAACACTCGAGAAATTGATTTGGCGCCAGGGTTTCGTACGTAAAGGTGTGACCCAGCTTGTTGTCTAGACATGGAGAGGCGTCAAAAGGATAAGTACAATTGACCGGCACCATCGGTGTCGACCGTTTAATTTGTAGCTCATTGTAATTATCAATCAAATTTAAAGGTCGTAATACTAACATTTCGTTTACCGCCTTGTTTTTGGAGTAAAGTATTTTCCTGCTACACGCAACAGTTTTTACCATGGATAACCTTGTATCGTGGGCGGTATCGGTTATCACGCCATGCAGCTCATCGGTCTGTACGACGTGTGTCACTCCTTCATTTCTGGGTGTGACGAATCGTCGTTTTCCAAACACTTTTGACGAGTACACGACGTACGGATTTCCGCCAACTTTGTCCAACTTGACCGACGTGACGACGCCGGCCCCGTTGGTACCTATTGGTGGGTTTGACACGCATCTGTGTCCATTGAAGGTGTCACCGTTTGGACACTCTTCGATGTGAGGAAATCTGTTTGAATCGCAATGCACGTATACGGTCGGATGGTGTTTGGTTGCGTTTGACTGGGGTTTGGATTGCGCGAGATTTCTATCAAACAGCAGGCGATTTAGTACGGTCTCCGTTAGCGGAATGTCGACGTCCGTCCGTTCACACACAGGCTTCGGCACGCACTGGGTTCCGTCAAACACACCGTGTTCACAGTGCATGATCACGTCACCGTCGTCCGCGTGAGCCACAAATTTTTGTGGATCGTAGGCAACGAAGCTGACGCTGGAAGAGTTGGGTTGACCAACGTTCACTGGTGTGTAAGACTGTCTGACGAAATTGAACTCCTCAACGGTCCTGTCGTGGTGTTTGGCGTCGACTTCGTCCATGGTCTCGGTGTCAAAGTACGTGACAGTGTACGTGTCACCGTTGACTTTACTGACGTAACCCAACGAATGCGGAATTCTCATGTCGTCTCCCGCCATTCGCATGTAATTTTTAAGGACGTTCAGTCGTGTCGTAAAGGAGACGTTATTAAAATCATCCACAATAAATTGATTGTAAAACAGTAACACCATCGTCACTAAAAGAATCATGACCAGCACAGAAGTGACCGAAATCATTTCGCTTTACTGTGAACCCGACGTGAGCGGTGGATGGGTGTTTAAAAGCGAGCGCGAGTACAGGTTACAGAAGTCCGAGTGTATACCCGCTTATAAAATGACGCTTACGACCGTAGAGGGTGTTTGTGTGTCGGGAACTTGCACGGTACCTAACAACGATTACGTAATTATTGTCAATGACGTGAGCACGGGTGGTGCCGTTGGTATACTTCTAAAAACGGTCAGTGACGACGTTTGCCTGGCAAAGGATCAAGTGGTGTTCAGCACGCGCGATCTTAGTCGACCCAACTTTGAGGTAAATAGTGCCTCCTTGGACATTCCACGATTTGACCCACCTAACGTTGAATCCGAACCCTTAACACACAAGACTAGTAAGACCTCGGTGTTTGATAAATACAATGTCGAGTCAAGAAAGAAACAATCAACGGGTTAAGTACGACTCTCAGCTGCTGCTGAAGTACGTCTTTGATTTTAAGACCGTGGACACGGACAAAATTCCAAACATCATCAACATTTGCCGTGTCAAAGTCAGAAAGACCGGTGGTGCCGTGTTGGCCCACTACTACGCACAAGTGTACACCTCAAATGGGTTTAACTTTGAGTTTCATCCGGGCAGTCAGCCCAAGACGTTTCAACACATTAACGACGACAAAGATTATTTAATGTACAAAAGCCGAGTGCTGTGCGACGCTTGCTGCAGACGTGAACTCGAGGAGTACGTAAAGGGTGAAAACGGCTTCAACATTATCTTTCAAAATTGCGAGACCATACTATGTAAAAGAAACAGCGTGCAGGCGGTCCTGGGCGCCGTGCTACTGTTGGTGCTAATCGTCAATGTTGTAAACTTTTCCCCCGTCAACCTCATGGTGGTTTTGATGCTACTGTTTCTGCTGTTCGTGATGAACAACTACATGTTGACCGCGCCGCGCGTCGAATACTGCGAGCATTACATAAGAAATGGACAAGCTGAGTTGGAACACGGTCGCCAACATGATAAACCTTTACAGGTCTAACAATACGGCTGAATTGACTCCGCAGCAGATAGACTGCATGAACACCGTACGTGACATATTCATCAGGGCGGATCCCGTGGACGTAAACGTGGTCAAGAGGTTCGAAAGTGACGATGACCTAATACAGTACTACGCCAACCTAGAGAAGAAGTATGGTGGCGCCGTAAAACTAAATGGGTCCCACGGTGTGTTCGACAAATCATTTGTTATATCACCCATCATGAAATCGTACGCCGACAAGTTTTACAAACGCAAGCTGGGACTGGCATCTAGTCACCTAAGCGAAGTGCTCAAGTATCAAATGGCGCACGCCATCACACAGAACAAACCGCTACCGCTCTTTAGCTCCGACGCCACAAACGACTACCTGCTACAGTTGCACAACAAAGCAGAAGTTGCACCCAACTTTCGTCAAAAGATAGAGTTGAGGGAGAACGAACGCCTCAACCTGTGCGTGGATACCATCAACGCCGTGGTTGAGGACGTGTTGTTTGGTAAGCACGACGGTTATCACGTCAACACCACGTTGACGTCACACAACAGGACGGCGGTGCACAGATTTAGACACAACATTACGTATCTGTGCGGAACACCACTCACTCTGTCCACCAACGTTTTTCAGTTGCTAGAGGATAGGGCCGTCAAAAATGGGCAGGTCGAGGACACGGACTACTCACGACTGGAACGTGCCGCCGTGTCTACATCCGCCACCAGTCATAACGTCACACAACTCGCGTTTGAGAATGAGGCGCTCAGGCGAGGAAAGGTTCAGGAATTCAATATAAAGTACGTCGACGTTATGAAATGAAAGTCCGTGTATGAGTATCGATTTATTCTGTCATAAAGTTTAACGTACCTAACGTACTTCTCGAGATATCGATCGGTGGGTCGCACTCCGTAAATGTCACCTAGGTAGAAGATCGTAAAAACGTCGCTCGCGTATTTGCCAACACCGGATAACTCCTTCACATCACGCCAGCCGCCCAATTCGAAGTCCCTGCTCATGCGGTGCAAGCGTTCAGCTCGTGATTTCAATCCAATCGATTCAAAATACGGGGCAATGTCATCGACGCTGGCGGACATCACGTCACGTTGGCTCGGAAACTGCTCGAAGAACTTGATCAGTAACGGTCTCACCACCCTGGCGCTGGTCATGTTTAAGAATATGGCCGCAACCAACAACGCCCACGGATTGTGTGACATGTCTTCTTCTATGAGTTGATACGGCGATTTTGGAGGAACTCGTTCACGTTTGAACTTGAAGTGATCGGGTCTCACGAACGGAGGAGCCGACACTCGGTTGTCGTTTACAAAAAAACAACTTTTTACCAACATGGCTGAAGTCTTAATGACACTTAATCTACACATCAAACGGGTCGTTATCGTTTCTTGATAAGATACGACAACCATGAACAAGATAACGTTCGACATATCTCGGCTCGAAAATAGTGTCGTTGATCCCATCACGTTGAAACTGGCGCACGGAACCGCAAACTCGCAAAACATCGACAACTCGGAGATCGTACGTCACGCGCCTCATGTCTCAAACACGATGTGGGTTGTGCTGTTTTCGTGTTTACTTATTTTCGTACTGGCGTTTATCGTAAGCTACTTTGTCATCATCCGCTCGTACGATGACGACAGTTATCTCACCCGCTGGGACGAAGAGAACACAGGTGAACTATAACATATGGCGACTCGTCATTGTGAATCACCCCAAGTTTTTACACGCGCTCGACGAGGCGATAGAAAGACAGAAAAGGGATCCCGACCTTCAAGTTGAGGGTGTGGGACGCAAGAACATCTGGCTGCCGTTGAAACGTGAACAAAACTACAAGGAGTCAACAAAACAAGAGTTTAGGTCCTTATTACTCAAGATAGTGTACTGTTTAATAGATGAAAAAGATTTAGAGAACTTTGGATGGTACAGCGTGGACAGAGAACTGGACAGCCTTATCACCGCACGCGTACTAATGGACACGGAAGAGTTCATTGAACGACTGCTGCAATTTGGCGGCATCAACAAGAAGAGGATGCAGGCCACCATCAACTTCTACACGCGCACGTTGAAACTGCCCGAATATCGTATTCCCAACGGAGTTGAGTTACCCAACGACAGGGAGCGCAGGAAGCGGTTGGCCAAAAACAAGACCATTGATCTGAAGGATGATCTCATAGATCCCGTAAGGCGGTTCATAGAGACGGACATTCAGTACAAAAATTACTACAACGATCAAGCCGTCGTAAGGGGCGCAATCGCTTTCAATATCATTCGCGGAACCGGAATGCGCATCACCAACGCGTATCAGATCAAACTTGAGGATTTAAGGAAGGTACTGGAGTTGGGCGAGCACAAGGTACACGATTTGGTCACCAAGCACTCGAAGGTTAACTTCTGTTACGTTAAGTGTATCGACAGACGGGCCCTGAAGGTGGCCATAAGCATGTATGAAAAGGTGCCGGTGGACGCGCTCAATAAAATCAGCGCCAAGAGTCCCACCAGGTTTCACGACGTAAAGGCGCTCTTTGACAGGGTTCACAGTGGTGATAGAAAGTACACCAGCAACATGATTAGGAATTTTGTGGCCGACAGCATGTTAAACAGAGGTATAGGTATGGGTAGGACCTCGAGGATGATGAATCACGCTTCCGTGAGCGCCACGCGACACTACGTCAACAAGTTTCACCCAGGCCCGTCTCTGATTCGAGACGATGACTCCGATTGCGGCATCGATGAAGAAAGCGTCGTGAACGACGTTTGATAAGGGTCTGGAACCATGTGGATCATCACGTTGATTGTTAGTCTTGTGCTGTTCGCATTTATCTTCAATAGATTCGGCGGCAGCGAGCTGTTGTTGACTGTTCTGGTGCTGTTGGTGCTTTTCTTTTGTGTGCTAAACGTCTACTACAACAACACCGACTCCGCACCTCACGACTTGTACAACGAGGACGTGAAGAAGATGAAGAAGAAACAACAATTGAACGACACGTTTGACGCGCTCCTCAACAAGAACACGTCATCTTCGGAGTGATGTTAAGATTCGTTCACCTCCTCGTCCTCGGAGGAAGAGGAGTCCTCTTTGGATGTGTCGGTGCTGTAATCTGTAGTGTCTTCTTCAGAACTGACATCCTTGTGACTCTCCCTGTAAATTTTCCTGACACGCTCCCTTATCACCTTTTCGGGATCGTCGGCGTCAAACGTACCGTCATAAATGAACATGTAGATTCGTTGCGATACGTGTTTGGTCATGTCACGAACTGTTGTGAAAAGTGACGACGACGGTGTCCTCTTATACTGTGTCGCGAGTCCATAATATAAGGTGAAAATGAATTTAGACTTTCTGAGGGACCTCGTCAGTCTTCATCCCATTAAGACCACCTACGTGTCCAACAATCTTCGTGTTAACCTAAATTTCATATTGGACGATCACGTCAAGGTGAGACGTGCCAATCGCGCGGAGGTCACCCTGTTAGAGAAGTTGCAACGAATATTTAGGATGTTTCTCAACAATGAGTTGGACATGAATCTGATGTTTGATCTATTTGGATGCAGTCTCGAGTTGAACAGAGCACAATTTAACTATCTACACGAACGGTTCAGAAACGACGTGTACGTCAAGGAGCTATTGACGTTAATGTGTAACGTCGTTGAAAGTCACCAGAATAACGTTGGCGACGCCTTAAAGCAAAGTGTCATAGACGCCATAGACGGTGAGAATGGATTTGTGAACTTGTCAGAGTTTTTGTTGAGAGAGTGCAACAACGCCGTCAAAATAAAAGTTGAATAAAACAACCCAATATGTGATTTCATTTATTACAAACAAACCCGTCAACCTAATCACCGCAGGTTAAACACCATTTTCCGATCAACGGCTGCGACACCGCAGCCATCGCACACGGGACAGAGACCCCTTTCCGACGCCTCATCACTCGACGAGTATTTGGGCTTGCGTTTTAGAAGTTTGAATTCGTGTGTGTGGATAAATTTGTGGTCCACAGCATCAACAATTATATCTTTTTTATTCACGTTCAATTCCCTACCGAGTATCTCCCGCTTGCGACTGTCCGACATCTCCTTCAGATTTGGATAGACCACGTTGTAACACTGTTCCCTCTGAAATCGGTCACAGACCTCTTCGAATGCGTGCACGAAAAGTGTGTCATTGCGCAACATTGCCATTAGGCCGTTTAAAAACGTGCCGATCACGTTGAGGTGCTTACTCCAGTTGAGGTTGTCGTGTTCCGTGATCAGCTGAGTGGGTTTGGAGCAATTTCTTACTTTACCGTCTGGTTTGTCAATCAACAAGTAGGGTATACGATCTCCCGACGATGGCACGTACTTTGTGTTGGCGTTGTTGCGCAGTATAACGTACAGTCCATAAGCCACCGAAGGAGGCTTTCCATCGCGACCATTTTTGGTCTCGTTAAGCGTCTGCGAAAACGAGTAGTCCTCACATCTTGATACACAAAACTCATTGCGACGCTGTACAAGTGTGGTCACCAACGTGTTGAGCACGCACTCCAGACTGTGTTTGGTTAATATAAGTCGATAAGTGTCGTCAAAAGCCTCGCGCAAAAACAGCGGAATGTCTTTTTTGACGTTGAGGCCTCGCTTGTACAAAGCTCCGTTTGCTTTGAGACACATGTACATTTTCTTACCCTTTATTAGTGTACCGTCCATAATGTTTTCCAGTTCCATTTTAAAGGCGCCCGACCACAGGCTGTTGAGGGGAGCGAGTATGTCTTCCAATATCAATTTCTCAAACCCACGAACACCACCAATCTTTTCATATTCCTCCGGCAACATGTAGGCGCTCACAAAGTTAGAGTCAGTATCTCCATAAATCACATTGAGGTGAAACACACTCAATCCCCATTTTTCCTTAATAGTCTTGTCCTCACTTAAACCCTGCAAAAATACCTGCGCTTCGGACAATTTTGTGCGACCTTGTGCCGTTATGAAGTTAGCGAGCGGCTTACAACACAGTCCAAAGTATCCGTACTGGGAGTTACAAACCAGTTTTGCGGCGTTTTGCCAGGAATCGTACATTTGGTATTCAAACGAGTCTGCACTAAACTTTTTCATCTCCTTTTTGTACGTGGCGCGCTTGTTGGCCATCTCCTTTAAAAACTTGGTAGTTATGGCGTTTGTGTTTTGTTGCAAGTACAATTTATTGTCGGCTCCATAGAACAGGTTAGATAAACACGTGTTGTAGTGTATCATTATGCTAGTGTAAAGTTGCGAAAAGTCGAGGGTGAAAATCATCTTGTAGTATCCGGGTACGGGCGACAGCACTTTACCACCGGTATACTTGATGCGCGTTTTCAATTCACACAGCGGTGCAGAATCCTCAGGGATTTGGTGAACTGGTACGCGGCCTCTGTTTAAATTAGTAAAGTCAATCAAAACAGATTTGTCCTTCTCAACCACATCGGCATCACCATCTTCATCACTTTCATCTTCGGCCTGGTCGTTTTTTTTTACATGCATTATCTTGCTCAGGTCGTACTTGTTTAGAAAATACTCGTCGGGTCGTCCGTCGTCCGTGACGTTTGTCAGCGCGCGATTAAATAGTGCCAGATTTATTTTGCTCCACACGGTCAAATTGTAGTCGTCGCGCGACATGTACAACAACGCGGCGTCGGCGTACACCTTGTTTGCAATTCTGCACTTGCGATACATTTGTATGGGTAGGATGGAATCTCGAACGTTGTATTTGATTATGCGACCAAATTGATTTTTCTCATACAGCGCCATCATTTCCCGTACAGACAGTTCAACCTTGCCCAGTTTGAGATAATAGGTGGCGACCGTGTTCAATTTTAGATTTTCCAACTTTCCGGCGTCTATGGAACTTTTAATAAACTGGTACACGTCCAGGTGATTAAAGTAGCCCATAAAGTAATTGTCGAACTTGTACTTGAACTTGGTGTTCACTTGCACTTTGTTCATCTGCACGGGCGGTAAATCGTAGCGACACATGAACTTGTCGTCGATGTTGAGTTGACTTGCGCGTTCCATGAGAAATGGTAGGTCAAATTTGTCTCCGTTGTAGTCCAGGACGTCGTCGGGATTGGTGCCACACAGCAACGCAAAGAAAGACACTATCATGTCGCGTTCATTGCGAAATGGCAGTACAATAACATCACCGTCCACGGTGTCGACGTTGACATCATGGGCATCTTCAAGAGAAAACGTTTTGTTTTGAGTGTTTATTAAACAGAATTTCTTGATCTCGGTGTGGGTATGAAGCACGTACGATATGGTGATGATCGGATCGACCTTGGGGTTCGAAAACGACTGTAGATTGGTGTATGTCTCCAAGTCGTAACATCCCACTATAGTGTCAATGGGGCTGGTAAGTCTATTCAGGGACACCTTCACTATGGACGACAACGCGCCCACCGCGCACCCATCTCCACTCACCGTGACACCGTCGGCGAATGTCACGTAATCACCCTCGTACACGTGTAGTTGCATCTGTACCCTGTTTTCATCTGTGCAGAAGTGATCCAAGAGAAATGACTCGTCGGGTTTGCAAACGGCGCGATCGATCTTAAACACGTTTAACCTGTGACACTCCCTAACCTTGAGACCAGTCACGACCATACTTTTGTAGGGTCTGCACCGTTTGGGACATGGAGTATGCATGTGATAACACTGTTTGTACGAATAGATTGTGCACGGGGTGCGAAAGTAGAACTGCACGTTGTTGTGACCGGTCAAAAATAGGTATAAGAATCCCGATATGTAGCGAAGGCGGGTTATGAGGAACACGACGGTTTCGTCGTAGGTGACACCGCAGCCAATTTTTTTCTTTGGAATAACTTCGTTGACGTCAAAGCACAGCTTAAAACCAGGAACCTGAACAGGTTCGTCATCAAACTTTATGAACTTCAACGGCGTTTCATCCGTCAACTCTTCCGCCCTCCTCTTGAGCGACGACATGATTCTGACCAGGTACAGGGGAGTTGACGTGACACCTCACACCTTCAACAACCTGATGAAGACTATTGCGAGTCAACGTTCTATCAGCAACACGAGCCAAAATAAAACTAAGTTCGAAGAACGCATACGCGAGATTATATTGGCATTCAATCCCTCCCTAAAAAATTCCAGTCGCGATATGACCACGGAGTACCTTCTGATCAACTCACTGAAGTTGAACGATAAAAAACAGATTACACACACGTACAACTACAACACATGGGGTAAGGACACACGTGTCGACGATAATAGTGAACGTGACCAAGACGACGACGACGATGACGATGATTTTAAGACCAAAGTAGTTGAAGCGTTCAGTGAGATGGCGCACAGCGAGTGGGATGAAGTGAGGCTGTTTGACCTGGTACGTTCTGTGTCGGGTAAACAGTGCGCAAAAAAGGTCAAACGTGCCTACGAGAGACGGGTCAGGAACGAACGCGCGGATGCTTGTCCAAAAAAGAGTCGGTTGGTGAGCAGTCGCGACGATGCCGACAATGGCACACTGACGAGTACGTTAAAGAACATACTGGGTATCAAGAAGCTGGACGTTGAGGGGTGTTGTTCACTGGTAGGTGCAATGAAGCGATTCATTGATAGGTGGATCGAGGAACAATCGATGGACACCATAGAGAAGTACGTTTACGCACTGAGGCAGGTCGATGAAAAATTGCGAAGTGTCGAGGGTGTCAGAGCTCAGATGGTCGCGACTCACGAACAAGACATGTCAAAATTGGTCAACGAGTTGCGAGAACTTCAGGACGTCGTGATCGCGCACGCCAACTGCGATCGGGAATTGAACCGCGTAGTGACAAACTGCGAGGGTCTGACCAAACGCGTTGAAGCCGTCACAAAGCTCAACGATGACCTCAACACAACCATAACACACAACGTTATTGAGATGGCCAAGCTGTGTGCGGACGTCGGGGAAAAAGAGGTCACCATAGAAGAACTTAGTGAGTGTGTGAATAGGAACTCGCGCGAGATGAGCGATTTGAGGAACAAAGTTGCCGAAATGGATGCGAAATCAACACACGTCATAAGTGAATGTACACAACTAGACGAACAGAACACGTTGTTACTGTCCGAGAATTCTAAATTGGAGTCTCGCGTGGTCGAGTTGGAGGCGGAGCTGCGACGTGTGTTGGACAGCGCTCGCGTCGGTGAAGCTAGATGCTACGAACTACTGAATGGTAGGGATAAAGACGACGAGGAAAGGCAGAGGGTCATAGATTTAACGTCAAAGCTGTGTTCGGATTTGCGGAAAGAGAATGAGGTGTTGTTGCAAGACAAACACGCCATGACGCGACAGTTGGAGGAAGTGAAGGAATTCAACAAAAACCTAAAGCAACGCATGGACGTTGACGCACGACAGAACCAAGATCAACACGACATGTTGGAACAGAAGTTGGTTCACTCGGAGCGAGAGCTGTCAGCGTGTAGGGGTAGATTGGCAGATAGGGAACAGGAGTACAACATAAAGTTGCATGATCACGTGCAGCAGATTACGCGCCTGACTAGCGATGTGGAGGAATTGAAGCAGACGAAACGGCGACTGGAGACGGACAACGCCGTGCTATCTAAGGATAACGAGAACCTAAAATTAATTTACGAGGAGGGGTGTGACGCCATCGAGAGAGAGGCCGATGTGCGCGCGGAAAACAAAAGGCTGAAGGCGCGTGTCGACGATATGCTGAATGAATTTGAAAACGAACGGGCGGACTGGGTGAACAAAGTTAACGATCAGGCGGATAGCAGTGACGCGAGTTTTGACGCTACGGCATGTTCCAGTGTCAGACCCGAAAAGCGTAAACACGACATCATGTCAAAAATAGCGGGTGCGGTCAAGCCGTTAAGAAAACCCGATGAGGTTGTACGAAAACAACGCAAGAGTGTTCACGTACTACCAATCAAGAATTCTTCTTTCGTGACGCCTCACGTCAACAAGCAATAAATCCTACAATGCTATGTTCTCGGATGGTGGTAAAGTAATGTTCAGATCGGGTTTTATTTCTCAGTAAATTTATTCATAATTACAATATTGTGGTGACATTCTTATCGGAATCAATACACAGTATGGACACGACGTTGTAGTAGTGTGTATTTTCGTAGAGTCTATGCATGTACACACACTTGATTACACTACCAAGCTTGATGTCAAAATTAACAGAGTTTACATCGCTGATCACCTCCTGCGCAGTCTCTTCGTTACCAATAAATTTTGTGGCGTACATGATTTCTTCATTTTCGACGGTGAATGTAAATTTGAGACGGGCGTGGGTACCCGAGATGAACTCGCATTTACCCACGCTAAACACTTGACAAACGTAAAAGTAGTTTTTGTGAATGTAAGAGAGGTTGGGCTTTTTCCCGCAAATCAACTCCTCATTTTCGGATGCATCTATTTGCGAGTTGTCTTTAACCGTCATATTGATCGTTTTGTTTGCGTTAATGGAACAAGTCACGCCAAACACCCACCACTTGTTCACCAGTTCATTGTAAATCTTGGTCAACGCACGGTTCGATTTTTGTATGTTGCTTTCGTCTTCGGTAAAATTGAAACAACCGGGTCCGGAAAAGTTTACAAACATGTCACATTGCTTGTATTCGTTTTCCAGTTCTATCAGTCCAAACATGTTGATACCACTACTTTTTTGGTATGCAGCAATGATGTAAAAGTTTACTAAAGTGTCGGTTTTGTTGGTAAAGTCACTCATTTCCAGCTTTTTCATAATTAATTTTTCGTTTTCCAATTGTGTCATATTCAGAAGGTGCCACCGTCTGCCCTTTTTCTCCACAATGAAAGTGTAGGAACAGTTTACAATTATATTATCGAACATTTCCTCCGAATCGACATACACCAGATTCTGTTCATTAGAGTTCACGGTCCTACAGTCTAGCTTGAAAACAACGTTGCTGTCCACCTGGTCGGTCCCTTTTTGAAACTTGCGCTTCATAAGGACGATCTGGTCAGTCGTGACAATCATCTTCTTATCCGTGATGTCGACATCGAGGATGGGTGTCTCAGACGGTCTCTTGGACATATTGCAGAAGTACGACTGGCAGATTGTAGACAATCAATTGCTTGAAATAGTACCACACGAACGTGAAAACGCGTGGAAGGATCTGCTGATTTTGACGTTGAGTCTGACACCTAGGAAGTTTCGCAAGGAACTTAGGTCAGGTCTATTGGCGCACTTTGATTACAAGCAACCAATATTCTATAATTTAAACAGGCACGAACTAGGTCTGGCAAACGATAGTGTGCTGCGGGCACTTAATCCACCAAATGAACCGATATTCGCTTCAAGTTTGATACCACCTGTCCGAGTTGTATCAAGTTTTATATTCATAATGTTATCGTTGCTTTTGGTAGAGGGGATGACTCATTTATAACGTTCACCTTGCGAACAAGGACCGCCAGTCCAAATATGAAACTAAACCTCATTGATCTGGTGCGTAGGAGATACGCCAAAAACAAGAGATATGTCAGCATCGTTCAGACGATGCTACTGGCCAGGTTCCACGCATCACGTGACACCATACTGGACAAATTTGTGTGCGAGTACTACTCCGCTCAGACCATGTACACCAAAACGGTCAAGTTGATTTCAGACGTCTTTGATGTGGTCATCGACGAAAAACGTGTGAATGATGTGTTGTGCGAAAGTTTCTACAAAAATGACACCATAACAAACATTGTGATGATGGTGCAGTTGGATAATCATATGGTGACCGCGAGTCCACAAACTGTGCGTCTGTGTTCGTTTATCGTGGGTGAATGTAAGATTTGCGCCGAGTGTCACCTAATGTTAACTGGTATTAAAACCGCCGCCGACATCGTTAACGAGTGCGAAGTGCTACCCGAACATTCCTACATGTTTTGTTGTAACTACGTCTGTGACTACTGTTTTACGAATAAAATGTACATCAAACTGTGTAACGAAGTTTTATATTCCCAACCAAACCTGTCTACACTTAAATACTTAATGGATTTGTACGAAAATAGGTTGATGAGCCTGGAGCAGTGGTCTGGTCACGAAGACCACGAAGACCTTGCGCTTGTGGGATTTTACTACACGGGGTACAGCGATGTGATCGCTTGTCACTACTGTAAATTCAATTCTTACAATTACACGACCGGTGAGGAAGACACACTTCGCGACCACAAGCGCTACTCACCAGATTGTCCTTTTTACAAACATCATAACGACAATTACGTAAACACGCGGTTCCTTTCGCCGCACGTCTTCACCAGCAGCTTCACACCACCGCTTCCACACCGGGGCGACTATTCCTTATCCGAGCACCGCATAAACAGTTTTATAAATTTTCCAAACGTGTTACGTTCGCTGGTCCCCAAGCTGTGCGACGCTGGCTTTTACTACACGAACGTGGGTGACGTGGTTTGTTGTTACGCGTGTTCCGTCATCGCAAAAGACTTCGATTTGAACAGCAATGTGTGGCAAGTGCACAAACGTCTCAATGATCAATGTTCACTACTGCACCTACACACACATGGTAACGACACCACACGGTGGAAGGACACCACGAGGTCGTCCGACGTCGGTGGCACCTCAATTCCGTCAGCTCCACCATACGAAGACCTTCACTACACCATTCCTAAGTGTATCAAGTGCAAGGAACGAAGCATAAACGCGGTGCTTGTCCCATGTTTTCATTTTTGTGTGTGCCAACAGTGCGCCCTGACGTGCACGGAATGTGCGGCGTGTGACGTGTACACGGGCGGCTTTTTTGTGGTTAACATTCCGACAGACAAATTGAACCTAGTCGAAGATGAACACTCAAATGTCGGTCGCATTCGCCGGGCGTGATCCCGGCACGGTCAACTTGCTAAGGAACGTTGAGCTCCTAACTGATGCCGTGTTCGTTGACATCAACTGTTTTGGTAGATTCGTGCGTTATCTACTCAATTTTCTCAAACAGGGAAAGTGTGGATATTATACTTCCATCATAGGACAACTGCTCGTCACACAACAGGACAACGAAATTGAAGCGGAGCATTCAAAGCTGTTGACTCGTGTGCTGATGGCTCGCGTGACCGTGGTCACCGACATCAAGGAAAGTGTATTTTTGAAGAAGCTGAAGATCAACAAGTTCACCGACACGATCGACTACCTAATACTGCCCAACTTTACGTTGTGGGATCACAACTTCCTAGTATTTCTCAACAAAAAATTTAATACCAAGAAATCGGGGGGTCTGGTTAACGTGTGGGGTGCCATGCAGAAGGTGACCCTCACACAGGGAGTAATTAAAGATCTGATACAAAACAAAAACGGTTACGCTGGTCAGTACCTGTATTCCACCTTTCTGAACACAAGCAGTTTTTACGCGAACGTCAAGTGTTTCAACGGTGTGAATGAAATTGTACCGCCTCCGATGAGCGTCAAGCGCTACTACGGTCGTAAGGTGAGAAACGTGCGCGCGTGGAACACGCGTCACCCCAACATATCTCAGCTGTCGACGCAGTTTTCCAGCGTTACACAGACCGACGACGACTGTAATTGGAGCGTCAACGTTGGCCTTGGTACGTTTGTGGGCGCCAACAGGGACTGTGACGGAGACAAGGAGGTGATCACGTATCTGCCATACCCAAACTCCCTGGTTGAGTTGGAATCGTTATTGTACTGCGACCCCAAGTACTCGTTCATCTGCTTTGACAAAAATCGTCTAAGTTTCGTGTCACAGCAGATAGCGTACTTTTATCGCAGATTGGATGACGTTGAGAGGGAGTTTACGCCGTATCCGGAGGTGCTTAGGCTGTGGCAGCTGCACGCCACGGCCCCCACTCTGGTCGACAGGTTTGATAGATTATTAACTGACGTGACACTCTTGTTGAGCAGTAACATGAGCACGTTACTGTTCAAAAAACTTTGTGCGTTGATAGACGACGACGTGATGGCGTGTAACGAGGATGAGGTTTTCGGATTGTCCGGGTGTTTTGCAGACATCGTTAACAGCGGTGCGAAGGGTAGCACCAACCTTACCGACAGCACTAGACGTTACGGGGTAACTGTGCAGGACGACGTGAACGAGGTGGCCACTAGATCGTTGAAGGGTCTCAACTCACACATAACCAGTCACGGTCGAGTTAAGTTTAGTGGGGGTGACATATACCACAACACTGTAGTTTTTCTGAACCTCTTCATGCATCATGAACAAATTTGTTACAAGCAGAAGAATTTGGTGCTCGGTTCCATTGCTCATCTACCGGAGCAGTTTTTGTTTCCACCCCATCTGTTGGACTTGGTGTTATGTTAAGGGATATGTGTGAGATGCGTGAACGTCGGCAATTTGACAAATGTGTTGAAATTTTTGGTCTGGGCAACTGCAACAACTTCGATCAGTGTCTCGACGTCCTCTGTGTCGCTTTGGGGTTGAGCATTAAAGACGTGCAGGCGTACGAGCGTCGGGGTAACAGATTGCTGGTGAAGTTAATTGACGAGAGGGCTGTAAATGAATGGGAAAGGAAGTCTCGCGAGACGAGGCTGCGTCTGGGTGACCTATTGCAAGACGGTGGTAGTGGTAAAGTCAAGGTGTTCGCCGCCGCTCCAACCCGATTGAAGGTGCTCCTTCACGCGGTCAGGAGTCGGTTGCCGACGTTTAAGTACATATGGATCGGTAAACGCGGCGTCATGGCAAGACACGGATCGCGCACACCCATACACGTTATCAAGAATGAAGATGACCTTGAATATGTTAGTAGTCGTTTTGGTGTGAGTGATGAATAAAAACGCGCGCGAAATGGGTGTCGATATCACACGAACGATGGGACTCGACTTGAAAGCGCATCAATCGAAGTTTTACACTATGATTGAAAATGGTCGTGAGAACGTTAGCATATTTGATTACGTTATGAAAGTTATTACGAAAACCGACCTACTCAAAAATGACACCGCTGATTTTATGTGCGAGGAACCGGTTCTGTTGACGCCGGTCTACGAGCTGTGTCACGAAGAACTATTGATGCTTATGTGGAATACCAAGTACGCTGAATCTGCCTTTTTACCCGAAAAATGGCGTGCGGTGATGGTTAGTCGTTGTAATTTCTGCGACACTTTAGGACTACAACGGAGTGAAGATACGTTTCGTCACAACGAGGTGCAACACTACGACGATCTTAACAAGCTATGGTCACTGGTGTTCGATTGCAGTAACTACTGCGAGGTGTGCCGACACGCGTTGTATGATATTGAGACGTGTGAGTAGTTTAATAAAGAAGACACATTCAATGTGGTATTTTTTTTATTTTCAAGATTGACAATCGGTGTTCACTGTACACGCGGTAGATAGTTTCTAACGTTGTCTTGTACAAAAAATTCGTACAGGGCGTCGTAGGTAAACGTTTTGTTGGAGATGGTTGACAGCAACGCCAGGTCGAATATCGTGTTGGCCTGTCTATAGTCCTTGTCGTCGCGAACCCTGACAAATCTGGGTAGACGTATGGATACGTAATTGTGAGTCAAGTCGCCAAAAACCCACGCCTCACCGCTCCTTATAAAATCACCCTCCATTTCCCACACCGGCATGCTGTACGGGTCCACCGCCACCATGTCGGGTACCTTTTTTAGTGACTTGATGCGATCGTTGACTATCAACCACTTACACTCGTCGGTACTGTACGGCACCATGAGATGTCTGTAATCGTTTTTCGAGTATTTTACCTTGGCCACGGGTAAGAACAAACACATATTACTGACGTGGTCGTAGATAGGCGTTGCAACGAGGTAGATCGTCATGTTCTTGTCACCGCGCCACCCACCCACGACGACCAAGTCCGCGCTGCACACGTTTTCAAAGTACTCACGTCTTATCTTTAACCACTTTTTTCGCTTGGGCTCGTACGTTCCATTGTAGTCTTTTACCATCACACCCTCAACGTCGGGTAGACCGCTTCTCAACATTTCTATGATTCGAGTGTTGACATTGTCACCGTCCAGGTGAGACTCGTAATCTATGACGCACATTCTGGCTTCCTGATTGACCATTAGCTTGTTCAATATTTCTTTGCGCGTTTTTAGTGGTTCGTTGACGAGGCACCTGTCGTGCGCGTACAGCACGTCGAACACAACTATGTAGTAGTTGTCAATGCTATTACCGACCAATTCACAGTCTAAGATCACGTTGTCAACCGTACGAAGCACCCTCTGAATCGCATTTAAAATACAATTACACTTGAGGCTAGGGTTAAGGTTGCGCTTGTAACAGGTCACCACTCCATTACACTTGTGCAGTTGTACGCGTTCACCATCGTACTTGACTTCCAGACACGTTTCTGCAAAGCACGCATTGTCTATAGTTTTGCAAGGTTGAGCCAACATACATTCAATGGGCTGACCGGGCTTGGTCACAACCTGAGCACTCTTTCGGTCCACAACTTGTGAGTCGGTGTTGTCTGTGACCTCGCGTCTACTAAATTCCAGGTAACGCTTTAATAAGAAAGCGTGTTTCTTTTTGACGTTTGACCTCTTAGTTTTGTGCGTTGTCCTGATCAATCTAATCAGACACAACAGCTCTTTCCTACTGCATTTGAAGACGATACACTTGAACAAGTGCATGAGGCTAACACTTTTACAGGGCGCGGTCTGAAGCTTGTGGAGAAAATCGTACACATCAACCATGGTCAACGACGACGGTAAATCGTTGAGTTTCAACACGTCACCACACGTTTCCGCCACCCCGTGCTTTTTGAACGCCGTTCGCAGATTCTGACGATCAATGTGTGGCTCAGTGATTTTGCAAAAAATCGTCAACAAGTGTTTGTCGTTAATCTTGAATCGTCCACCTAACTTGCGGGTGTCGTGCAACCATGTGTAGGCGTCACTTCTTTCTTTGATCGTTTTACAGTAGTTCTCTACAAATGACGCAAAGTCGGTGGTCGAATTGAGATTTACGAACGCTTCGTGTATGTCCGCAAACGTTGAAAAGAGCATGATTACTGCGTGACACTCGTCTGATCACGTTCAATATGTGTGTTGATGTTGCCATGATCATTAGATCGTCTGATGAACCTAAGCCCGTCACGTCGTCTGGCTCGCTAATAAAATGGGTCGATCTACGTTTATTTGGGTCAAACATGGAAGGGAAGGCGCCAACCAAACATCGAGTTGAATCCGTGTTTAGGCTGGGCACAATAATCGACAAGACCATTCATTCGTCTTTAAAGAAAGACTGGGCAAAGACGTCAAACGGAAAAACGTGGTACGTCAGACACAAGACCAAGACGTGGTGATTGGGTCTATTTAAATTCGCGACCTACAAAAAAAATCTGCTATTCGTCATGGGATTCTGCTGCAACAGCTGTTTTGACAAGATTAACATCACCGAACTGGAGGATGGTGAATTGGAGGATGAAGACGGTGACACAAGACGTTGTTGCTGTCACTGCACCTGCTGTAGGTGTCTGTGTCTGCTGTTAACCATCGTCGTGGCGGTGTCCGTGTTCGTGCTGTATCCGACCATTTACGTGGCCGTACGAAAATTTACCAGCCAATAAACTGTGGGTGAAAAAAAAATAAACGCTTACACCGTTTTTGAATCATTTATTTACTAATTACCCTTCCTAACACCACTGTCACAAGCAGTTTGATCAGATTGGTAGACGCAATCGTGCTTGAGCTGGTGTCACACAGCTTTGTACCGTTTCTGCGTGTGTTTCGAGAGTAGGCGCTACAGCGCTGTCGCGCGTCGACGGTCTTTGTTTCGTCAAACCACACGCGGGTCGTGGCCTCCTGTGTCGACAACACGCTACCGTTGAAGGAGAGGTATAAATTATTCTGTACAAATTTTAGGTAGAAAAACGCATTGTTGACACTTCTCTCCATTCGCACAGTGCACTCGGCGCTGTTTTCCCGTCCCATGAACACTCCACACTCAATGGTGTGACACAGATATTTGCATGTGTCCTCGTTTCTTAAAACGTAGACGTTGGGCGAGATGACCGTTTTGGAAAAAACGCCGTCGTACAGGGTCGTGTTGTCGTGGGCAGTTCGCAAAGAGAAAAGTCTGCGATTGTCTTTCTTGACATACAAATCCACGTTCGTGGAGTTAATCATCGAACCGCCGTCTTTATCGACGTCGATCATGCACACGTTTCTAGTTGACACTTTCTGATGTGTCCTTTTGATGGGTACACAACGACCCGCATACCAGGTCGGATCGCCCCTCAACAAGAATGGTGCGTCTACCCTGCTTATGCTCTCGTTGTCCGTCAACGCGCGCGCTCGAAGTACATTCTGTTTGACGTCGAACCACAGCACCCTGTACGTGACAACCACTTCGTTCGTGTTGTAGGCGTAGACGCTGTAGTGATCCGCTCGCCTGTTGACGGCAAACTTGCACTGATGTTTTACCCTCACGCGGCTCACGTACACGACACCGCACGGGTTGGCGCACACAAAATTACAATCACCATCTCGAATGTAATACTTATCACCGTCCTTAAAAAAGTAGTACGTAGAGTTACTCGGTGTGGAGCGCACGTACCGGGACGCGGCATCTGTGTAAAGATTAACGGTTCCGTTCAACACACCAACGTTAAAACCCACACCCTGTGTTTTGTTGCTGATCATGAGGTAGTGGATCGGTGACTTGGAGTCGTGTATCAGCTCATTGTCGTACAATTGCACGGTGTAGTCTTCGGCGACCTTGTACGTGTATGAATTGTGACACAGGGAACCGGTCAGGAGTGTGACTATGATAGTCGCTTGCGTAATTGCCATTGTGCAGTACAAATTGTGACTACTTGTTCATTTATATTCTCACACGTGATCACCCCGACGTGCACCGAACGTCCATTTGCACATCAAAATCCACGGACATCGTCCTACACTCATATTAAGACATGATACGATTCACGAAGGCTAGTTTTGGAAATAGACGGGTCGCGATAGTTCAGGGCGCCGACAAGTGTGTTTACTTTAAACTCATAGAAGTACTTCGCATTTTATTTAAGACATGTGGTCACACGTACATTGACGATCGTCACGTGACGGTGTTCAGCGAATTTCCAAACACAAAATTCGTGTCTATAACAGGACTTATGCTGCTCACAGACCTATCCCCACTTAAAGACGCCAAAAACCTGCAGCTGTGGGCGTTGGAGCAATCGTTTAAAATTCACACGCAACCTCAATAATCCACAGATCTACCAGCAAAGTGCAGTAACACAATGGCTTTTGAGATGGTCAAATTTGAGGGTGTACTGACCGATGAACAACTTGAACTAGGCGGCAAGTATTCACTGGAAAAATACGTCAGGACGCTAACACTACAACATAGAAACAGTGTAGAAGATATTATGTTACTGGAGTCCGCGACACGTGGTCAAAGCAAAAACCCGCTGTGGAAACTGCTTCGCATCAACAGGACGACCGCTTCGGGTGGTGGTAACTTTTGCGGCAAAAACAGTCCAGCCATCCAGTACGGTATTCGACAGGAAAAGTTGCTTAAACGTGACACGATCGTAATGAACGTGTTGAAGGAAGCCGTAGAAAAGAAACTAAAAAAACGCGTCGTGCAGGAAGTTTTAGATTGTGGTCTGTTTATTAGTAGCATAGGTCTGCACAGCGCTTCCCCAGACGCGTACCTAGTACTCGAAACAAAGGAAATAGTGGTTGTGGAGATTAAGTGTCCCTACACGTATCGAAATGAAAACTTGGAGACAATTCGCACACGCATGAACACCAGACAAAAACGTTACCGAGTGCCACACACCGCGTTTTCAATCAACAGGCACGGTCCGCTGCAGGTCACTGTTGAAAAAGCCAATGATCACTACAGACAAATGCAAGCACAGATGTACGTTACCGGAGCTTGCATGGCGGTGTACGTGGTGAAGCTCCGTGATGACATGCCCGAGATCCACTTTGTGGACAGGGACGAAGCGTTGATAGGTAGTATGCACAAGAATGAGTTGTATCAACTCAAAGTGCACGTACACGAGAATCGACGCAACCGCGCAATGGTAATGGAATCTGAGCGTGTGAAAACCTTTGTCGGATCCGGTTACGAGGAACGCGTGTCTCGTTTACTGGCACGTGACGGATTCTATTATTGGTGCGGCAGCGTCAGTTGCTATTTTTGTGGACGACGGTTTGAGATGGCAGATTGTTGTGTGGAGGACGTTATTTACAAGCACATGGAAGAAGCGTGTAATAAAACAGAAAATGTGATTCTTACGCAAGCTCACAGCAAAAGTTTTTTAAACGTGTTCGATAGAATCGACAACTTGCGCAGTGTTGGTGTGTACTCGCCAGCGCAGTGCGAGGACATGGCGCGAAGAGGACTTTATCACGACGGTATTAGATTAGTGCTATATTGTTGTGGAGGAACCAACGGTAATCATGAAAATCTGTGTCAAAAAGAGTTGATTTAAGGTTTTGTATTTGTAATAAAGTAAACATGAAAATAAAAATTGTTTTATTAAAGATTTGTGCTACCACAGAACACCCAAAATCATTATAGGTAAAGTTACTAGCCAAGTGTTTATCGACACTTCAGCGGCGTTGTTTACAAAAACACGCGTCGCTCTGGACCACGCGTCTCGAAGCATTTTACGTAGCCAATTCACCTCGTCGACTTTGACCTTGTCAAATCTCACAACCTCGTCAAACCACGCCACGGTGGCGTTGTACATGGCGGTTCCCGCCTGACACGGCCACTTCACTCCCTTAACGTGACAGATGTACGAGTGCATGTTCTCGGTGGGGTGTGTGAGACAGGGTGCGTACGCCAACGTAAACACCGTCGCAGATACTACAGTCCTGTTTTCCAATCTCAGCTTTAATTTGAGGTACACTTTACTGTTATTTCTGACCGCGTACACCTTAAACTTGTGAGCCGGTGGCGTGATTTTGTCCACACACACGTCACCCGTGTTCACGACGCTGGTCCCGTACAAGTCTACATCACCAGACACGTTTTCTATGTACACGACGCAGTCCGATACTGGTTTTGGTGTCACGGACGCTCTCAACACATTGAACGTCTCACCAAATATACACAAAATGCAATTGTGCTGTTTGTAGTTAAACACGTAACCGTCGTTCACTCTGAACACTTGTAGGGCCACACCGACGTTACTGTTGTTGACCGATGATTCGGGGTACAGCACAATGTCGGTGTAGTCGGGGGACACCTTTAGGTCCGAGTACACCTCCACTGGGGAACGCGTTGCCGACACCAAACACGCCACACCGACAACCGTCAACGCACTTGTCAACATGGTTATGGTAGTCGCGCCAGGTCCGCTAATAACGTATACTGGGCGACGTATCGTCATGTGACGTTGATGTTATTACAATTCAGTAGGCTGCGAAAAACGCTAAACTGACCAGACTCGTGCAATGAGTTCATACCGTTGCGAACGCAGTGCAAGCCCTCAGACAGACAGTTACCCACGAACGACTGATTGATACTCCACTGATCAAGTCGTGTTCCTTCCAGCTTCTCGTGTCCCGTCACGTTCTTGCCTATAAACTCCTTGTAAATGTTATCCGGCGTGTTGTTAAAGAACATGTATGGTATCCGCACCAGTGGGTAGCGCACGTCGTCCACGACACTGATCTTGACCGGCATCCTGTTAAAGTTGGTCTGTCTGGACAGATACGATATCGGTGATAGACATATCTGTGCATGTACGGTTGGGTCGTCTTCCGCCACAAAGCGACTCAGGTCCTCAGACTGATGCAGGACACCCTTCTGACCGTGAATTCCGCATATCTTGAGACCCTCCAGGTCGGTGGCGTGGTACACCAGTTCAAACCTCACGGTTACGTTTCCACCGTTTCCGTCGCAGTCCATCTCACTGGTCACACGATCAAATGTTTGACCTTTGATCTTTCTCACGTACAGGTAGATCTTGTACACGTGACGCTGTCTACTGACGCAGTACTCAATCTTAAATTTTTTACCGTCGTGATTCCAGTTGACTTTACCATCGGAGATCAAGGTACCGATGACAAACAAGTAGTTACTACCCTCCACCATCATGGCGTTGTTTGTACCGGCTTTCCTGTAAACGCACGCGACGTCGACACCCTGCACGCGTCCGCGTAACTTGTGTGATTTGTAGTGGTAAATGTTGATCGGTAAGTGTGTGTGTGGTATGTACGGGTCCTCGGCGGTCTTCAGTTTACTGTCCATCACAAGAGTCCACAGGTAAAACATTCTATCGTTGCAGTATATGGATGGATCGACCACTACGCTGTGACCCACCGGTGGTTTCTTGGGACACGCCCTATACACCACCATACCATTCTTTAGGTTAGTTAAACTGACGATCAGCTTGGCCAGCGGAATTGTGTTGAATATGTGTAGGTTGTCGCTGTAGTAATTTAAAATGATGGTGGACATGAGCGACAGTGTCGTGTTCTCGTTTGGCGTGTCGTGGAATCGCAGCCGGTCGCACATGGTCACAATCGACAACTCGTTGTGAAATTCGTAAGGTGTCTGTAGCGTGTTTACGCGTACTCGATCGTCTATGATCACTACCTTCTTGAGCATGACCATACCCTCGTGATGGTTGATGAAGAGTACGCCGTTACCGGTACGTATTTCCACTGGAGTACGATTGCGCTTGATCACGTAATAGATATCGATGAGTGACCGCGATGAACAGTGGTACTTTGTGGGTCGGTTGTTGAACGACACCAGTAGGGTGTCTTTCGCGGACACTTGCCTAATACCGACTTCGTCGTTCAATTCAAACAACAAGCGCGCATCCAACAGCGTCGCGAATAGTGTGGCAACGCGAGTGTAGTCAACGTCGGGTAAAACGGTGTTGTGACATAGAAAAAACTTTTTACCGGCCACCGTCATTTCACCGTGAAAGAAGCTGTCGACGAATTTAACGTAGTCGGCCGTGTGTTTCAACATGTCCTGCTGCATGTTTTCGTTGACCATTCTAAGCACCTCGTTACCGATCCTAAACCGCAGTGGATACACTTCCAAGTTGTTGTTGTTGGAGTTAAAGTCCTGATCACACTTTTTCTGCTTGCTGAAGGTCTTTGATACGAACTGTATCAATTTACCCATGACTATGGCGTCGTGTATTTTTTTACACTCCGTACCAAACAGCACCATTTTCTTTTTTGCAACGGTTTTGTCCAACGTATCGTTCACCACCACAGCCATCTTTCGAAGCACGGTGGCGTACGCCAGGCTGACAAGGTACGAGTGCTTGTATATTAGTTTGTTGGACAGTGAATCTATGTCGTACGAGACGTCTACGCTCATGATCTTCTTGAGGTCATTGAAGATGCCGTCGTAACGTTCAAAGGAGAAAACAAAATCCATCTGGGGCCACTTACCGCTGCAGCCCAGATATTCCCTAAGCACGTCGTTGATGGTGTCGTCGACGATGTAATCCTTGGCATAGACATCCCTCACGTGTAGCACGTCGTCAACGCCATCGTACACCATCTGTATGGCTCGATTTACAGTGTTGTCGTCGTCGTAATTACCGTACAGGTACATTCTCTTCATGTTTTTATCCCGAGCAAAGTGTTTGTCGTGAAATCTGTGCACCAGCACGTTGTTGTTCATCATGATGTTGGGAAAGGAAAAATTACGACCGTCTATCACGAACGTGCCGTTGAACTTGTCATCGTCGTCCTCACCCCGTATCAGTCTGTCCAACCACGTGCCCACTATCACCACGACGCAGTTATGCAGTACGCACTTGTTCAACTTGACGTGGATGGCGCAACAGAAGTACGTTTTCAATTGGTTGACGTCCACCGGGGAGCCGCATGTAAGTCTAAATGTCAAACCGTTATCGCGAGATAAACTCGTGTAGAGGGTATTAAAGTCTTCAACAACGCCCATAATACACCACAACACTTTGGTGCTTAATTATTTGAGCCTGGACGCGCGTCAGTTTACACGTGTGATCTGAACAAATTAAAATAAAAAATACTTGTGACGCGTGCGACACTAGGTGATTATGCTTTACACCGTAGAGAGACTGCAGAATGTGCACATCAAGGCGGGTAGATGGATTCGCAATTTGACTGTGGACCATTTGATTATGAGCGAGGGTGTCATGACGTGTGTACTAAAAAAGAACGACAACGACAAAACGTTTTTCACTTGGATTGAAGTTAGTGGATTGAGAGGTCGAGGACACACTTTATTATTTAATGGAAAGACGCACGTGGTTAAAGATGGCATCGTTACTGTGTCTAATTTGCAAGAAAACGAACTACGAGCCGAATTACATCAGTACGGAGAGAGGATAGCCGTCATCAACATACGTTTCTTACCTTAGATTTGTAAATAAAAGATTAAAGTAAATAATATGTGTTTTATTGTCAACGTCACTGCCTGATTTTGTAGACCGCAAAAGTTAGCACCATAATTACCTCCGCCAGTTGTAGCAGGCAATTTATCACGTCGATGGCGAACGACGCTTGTTGATAGTCGTTCAAAAGTATAACAGGCGCGGTTGTTACACTTCGTGCGTAGAGTAGTAATAAGTTTGTTATCGACAGAATTATGTTTATCATTACCACAAACGGAGACTGCAAGGTGGTCGCCGAAAAAACGATTCTCGATCAGTTTACCTCAATCGAGTGCGCTATATGTCTTGACGACATCAACGTTAACAACAGGGGTGTCATATACATTACGTCCGGCGGCACCGCCGACCTTGAACGTGTCATGTGTGGCGCGTGCGACAAACGGTTTCAAAACAACGATCCTTACAAACGATCAGTGGAATACCGCTTCGAGTTTCCTTTCCACAGTGACGAGCACGCAAAGCTGTTCCTCGCCAAAAGTGATAGATTCGTGTTGAACGACGGTGATGACGACAGCGTGGAACGTTTCTCCAGTCTGTTAAAGGGAGCCGCCACCGAATTTCGTGATGTTGAAATAGAACTGGGATTCAGATTATAATTTCAAACGGTGTGGTCATGTGTTTTTTGGAGACGGGGGCGGCCAATATTTTTAGCTTGCTAAGTTTCTTGACGTCGGTCACGTCGTCCTGTTCGTAGTACTTGAACGCTTCCGTCAGTGTGCCGACTCGACCGTCGTATATGGTAGTCAGGTGAGCCTGTCGCGCGTAGATGTGATGTCTTACGTTCTGCCAGGCGTCTAGATAGCACTGTGTGGTTGGTGGTGAATCGTTGTTTAGGTCTGAGAACAAACCGGGCGCGTCCATGTGAAGTACGTCAACCATAACAAATCTTACGACCGAGTACACACTCTGGTTGATGATGTTCATCATCTCTTTAGTCGGATCGGCACCATTGAGGTTCACCACCAATCTGTACAAATCAGGTATCGACGTCGCCCAACTTTCGTACATGGTGCGCATGACGGCACACAGTTCCCAAAATTTTTCACGATCGTCGACTACGCCACGCTGTACGAGGTGGTGCGCAAAGTATTGGTACCCCACCGCCCTGTCGCCCTTGACGTGCGTCAGTTTGTACGCGTTGAACTTGCCCCCGAGCCGCGTCAACAGGTAATCGTTTAGTGTGGACTGCATTGGGGCAAGATCCATACCACCCAGATGTGGCACGGACGTGATCAATACACGTGATGACGAGGTGGGTGGTGTGGACGCTGTATAGATCTGGGACGAGTCAGTGAATTTTAACTCCCCACTGGGGGTCAGCGTCGCGCCGCCGTTACCAGCGCTCGATGGACCAACACTGCCGTTGCCGTTTACCATTTCCTTACCAACGCTACCTCGACTGTTTCTCCTCAACATGTTCTTGACGATCTCCAAACTACTGCGTCTCTTTTTCTTAGCGGTACGATACGCGTGGTTACCGGCGTCGGAATCCGACCCCACACCGGAATCGAGGTTCATCGTCGGCGTATCCATGATCAGTGTCGTATGAAAAATTTGTCTTTTGGGTTGTGTATGTCGATCAGTCTGTTTTTAAAGTACGTCAAGTTGCCGTTAATCTTGTTCTTATAAACATAGAGATCACCGTCGCGGTCTACATACGTGTACTGATCACTGTTAGCAACATCCCAATCACCAACCACTTCGAGATTGTTTAAATTAATGGAACAGGATTCGCTCAGTGACATTGTGGACACCGTGCTGCGTAACAACACACGTTTAATAGACAATAAGTACCTTATATTCTACGTTAAAGATTCGGGGACCAATGAGTTCGTTGGAAACTGTTACGGTACGATCGATTGCTGTCTATCAGCCGGTGAAGAGTGCGAAACGACAGTGTCGGTTTCATGCAAATCGAACAACGTGTAATCTGACGCAGTCGAAGGTGCACACCGACAGGACCGCGTTCGTCCACTACACCACCATAGATTCACGATTCTGTTCGACCAATGGGGATCCATACTACGAGTGGTTGCTCACGAACAACGCCGGCAGACGCTTACATCGGTTTAACAACGCGTACAAGACCATCTGTGGGGTGGAGTTCGAACTCGACCAAGGTGAAGTCATGCGCGAACTTGACGAGGCCGGTGAAGTGAGTGTTGATGTCATCAGAATGGTCATGAGGAGGCTATATGCCTTTCTGGAAAACGACAGGGGTGCCATGAATGGTCACGCTGACGACACAGTCGCCGCCGAGGCGAAGGTATACGTGCTTTTCAATGAAATGTACATTGATTGCATGTACTCGTTTCGCCAGTGCATTGTGATGCCGCAAGAGATGTACTGTCTGTATCGCGATGGTGAAGAACCCATCATCAATTCCCATTTCCACTACAACACAGTCCCAGAGTACGAGGATGCGATACTGTCTCAGCACATATACAAGGCCTTCATCATGTACAACACCGTGCTGACAATGATGCTGCGGCAGAGAAACCCATTCAACGACAGCACCAGAGTAATATCAAAGATTGTGGAAAGTGTTGGCACGTGCAACGGGGGAGAGGAAGGTAGCAAGAGGACCAGAATTAAGGTGTGCGACCTGAAGTTTGGTGGAGAGGTGCCCGGTCACGTGATGTGTCCACCAAGGGAAATGGTCAAGTCCATATACAAGTACAGCAAATGGCGGCTCAATCCCAAAAACTACTCCAGGTACTACGGATTGCTGGTGGACGATTCGATACGTGGTCGTGAGAAACTCAGGGAATGGGCGATATTCATTGCCAATTTTAAGACGTACTTTTTTCCGTCGGTCTAAATGTGACGTCGGTGAATCATCGTTGTTGTAAACACACGATGACTAAACTACCGTGCGCACACAGTCAGGAAGTGTACGCCCAGACCACAATTGACGTGTGCACCGGCGATAATTCCAAGAGTATATTAATACACGCCGGTCTTTTTGTGCTCATTATTGCACTCTTCGCGCTTTTGGTGTACATTGGCTACGTGATCAAAGCCCCACTTTGACATCATAAATAGTGCACGTGTCATCGCCTATCACCATCGTGAATATGCGGCGGCTCACGTGCTTTACGTTGTTTGCTGTTGGTGTGGCGGTTGTAGTTTGCGACGGATCCGTGAACCTAACTGTGTTGCCGGAGTTAACGCTGACGGAAAACGGCGTAACCCCAGAATCGTCTACGGTGACATCGACCACTCGGTCCAAATCACCATTAACGAATGCCGTAAACGATTCCGTCACATCCACGTCGACCGCAACGCCGGCGTTGGTGAATGTTACACCACATTCGTTTGAACTGAAGACAAATCTGACCACCTCGCGTCTCGACGCGGATTGGTACAGGTACACACAGAAGACCATTCAACTGTTTAGGTACATCAACAACGAGACCGTGTATCTGGACATTAGCAACCGCGAGGTGGGTCAGTACGTGGTGATGGACCAGAGGCCGCACACGTTCCTCAACATAATACAGTACTCGTTGGAGCGAAACGATGAGTGGGACGATGACGATCAAGTTGTGCTTCGTCACGAAACGTCCCTGTGCTACTTCTGTATGACCAAGTGTGGCGTGCCGTACGTTTCGGTGAACCTAACACTGGATTGCGTCTTCATACTTGAGGTGTTACCTAACCTGGTCGATTACTCGCCCGAAGTCGTACGCCTTAGAAAACGATTTGGACATTCGATCTACAACGTGAACATGGACTACGGGCAGATCAACTTCGATGAGTCGGCCACGCTCATGAGCGTGGAGGTGGATTCACGTGGCGATCCCGTACTTTCACCACTGATCGACGACGCCAACGCCGACCCGTGTGTAACCGATTACATCATTACTCAGCTCAAGGACGCGGAGGCCAAACAAGACGTCGTGGTGGTGGAGGGTGCGGCCACAAGTTGGTTTATTTTGATGATGTGTCTGGGCATTGGTATGTTTACAGTGTTTGTTGGAATTATTATAGTCGTCGTGATGTGCGTGCGAATAAAAAGAAATACACTATAATTACATTGTTTTATTGATCTGTTCGACGAACTACCTATCGTTAAACTCAAACATGTTTCTTGCGTTCTTCAAAACCCGTTCCGTGTGCAGCAACGCCTTTTTTAGGGGTCTCTTGGTGGTGTCACGAATGTACTTCTTAAAATCACGGATCCTTTCAACGTACGACGGATCATCAATCATCGACGATATGACTCGGTCTAGGGGAAACTCTTCCAACCTTAGGACGTCCAACGCTGTGCCTATTCCCAGTTGTGAGATCCTGCGTGTGCTGTAAAATTGATCCCCCACCATCGCAAGTCCTATCATGGGTACCTCTCCGTCGACGGCCTCGTCGACGCTCTGTACACCACCCTGCGTCAAAAACAGTTTAACCTTTGGATGGTTGAGGAGGTCTCGCTGCGGAAACCAATTCTGCGTAAAGACGTTGGAAGAGACGTTGTAGGAACTGTGAACTGATTCGTCAATTCGCCACAACACTCCGCACGAGACGGAGGCGAACGACCTGATCATCTCCGTCAGTAACGAGGCGTCCATGGTAATTGCGTCCAGACTGGATCCAAAGCTGACGTAGATCAAAACCTTGTGCTTTTTCATAAACGACGTCAACCGATCATCCGTTATCGGACGCGGCCTTTTTAGGTGCAGACCACCCAAGTATTGCACTCGGTTATTGACCGGTCTCTCGCCGTCGTACAGGGAAGGCACGTTTACGAACAGCATCGCCACTCGAGCCTTCATCGCAGCCATCGACGGAACGGAATTGCCAAACAGCGACCTTGCTTTGGACTCTTGTATCTTTTCGAGTGTGGACCATTCTATGGACAAGCGTTTTTCCGACAATCTACCATCGCCGTTAAAGTTGGACCTCCACATGTTGGGATACTTTTTGTGGTCGTATAACACGTGTCTGTTGATGGTCTTGAAGTTTTCATTTGTCGCAAATCCAGATGACATTAGAATTACAGGAGCATTGAAGAGGTGACCGAACACCAGGTTGACGCTAAGATAGGCCTCGCAGACGACCAGGTCAAACTGGTTACTTGTGTTTTCAACAAGAGCAGTGACATTTTCGCTTGCAAATTGTTCCACCACCATGTCCACCAGTGGGGTGTAGTTGTTGGCGGTGACCGTTTCTTCGTCCGCAACGGCGCCCCTTTTCTTGATTAGGGTCGAGCTCCGCACCAAGTTTGCAAAGTAGCTGGCGGACAGGTTACACTCCACCTCAGTCAAGTGTCGCACTCGACGTGGCATGGGTGTGATGACGGTAACGTTGTGTCCGGCGTATGCCAACCTGTCCACGTAGGCGGCGAATACTGATTGGTGACTGTAGGCCGGTGTCGGAAACACGCAGAGTATGTTGGCGCTCCAAACTAAATTTGGTTGGAGCACCGCCAGGAACAGTGCGATCACTGGTGTCATGATTACGGCTGAATGGGGTCCGAGCGCGATGAACGATTATATATACCGCATTGCGGCAAACGTTGACCCAACAGACCCGTGCGTCATTTATGGGTGCGTCGACCTCGATCTGTACATAGTGTTAGACATGACGAGCGCGACGAACGATGTACGTGCAAAATTCATAACCAGGGAAACGCAGGAGGTGTTCAACCACATGGTTGGGATGGCACAGCAATTGATTACGGGTATGGACCGGACTCAGTGTTACAAGTGCAAAGGCTCTTTCAGACAAAACGACAGAAGAAAAGTTTGGAGAAATGTCACAACTTACATTTTTATTGTCGTGTCTGACTATCTCAACCTGAGCGACGAGACTTTTAAACTATGCTGTCTACGTTGCTGCAGAAATAACGCTGAAGTGATGGACGTAATCGAACTGTACCCTACGTTGACACTACACAGCGTGAAAAAACTTATGTACTTCAACGTCGTCAAGAAATTTTTCTTCAATTTTGTCGACACCGACGTGGTTTTGTACAAAAAGTATGTGGTCGTGGACAGTCTCAGGTCGATCATTGATCAAATCATCAACGAGAAGATGGACAATGATGAAATACAACGGGTACGGGTGATCCGCAACGATGTTGAACTGGTTGCGGAGGATTGCGTGTTTCAGTTGCGTGTCGACTACGGCTCACACTACAACTTTGATGGACTCCCCGCCATAAATACCAAACTTATGGTCACAGTCGACTCACGGTGCAAGATGGACAGGTATCACGTCGAGGTGTACTACAAGAGGTACGAGGAGTACGCCCCATTCTCAGTCTACTATAACCACGACGACTCTAAAGAATGCGCCTACTGTGCAAACAAGGTGTGTCCCGACACGGGTCACGTGGTGCTCTACTGCGGGGTCTGTGGACCTACCGATGTAAACTACTTTGTCAAGCGGCGCAAAATGATGTTTCCCTTCTGGAAGCACAAGTACAATTACAACAAGGTGTACTGGAAAACCAATAAACTCAAGAAATTGACGCAGTGTAGTGTCATGTTATACGGGGTGGACACACGCAGATCCTGATTATGTTTTCTATAAGGATATTTAGTTTTAACGAAAAAC